CGGCGGCAGGGGCCCCCTGACACTGACCAGCACATTCGAGGGCTTCCGAGACCCGGTTCTCGGCACAGACATCATGCTGGCCATCACCAACAACGACCCGTCGATCTCGACCGCTGCATAAAGCGCGCCGCGATAGCCCCCAGCACGGCCGCGTGAAACGCCCCGCTCGTCGCGGGGTGTTTTCACATGCGCACGAAGTCGTCTATGCTGATAGCCGATGCCGCCAACATGCAGACAACTCACTCCGAGGTCGCACAGCACGAAGATATACCTGTGCGAAGAGGCCGCCTACGGGGTGTACCAGGAAGGCCAGACGCCCGTTTATGTGCCGGTCTCGAGCGAGTCGATCCGCCCATCACACAAACAGGGCGGGACGCGACACTCGATCGAATCAGGCTCGTCTCCACAAGAGACTGGCAGCACGGGCAGGATGGACCTGCGCGGCGACATCCTCACAGAGTTCGCGACAAACGGGTGGGGCCCGCTTCTGCTCAAGCACGCCACGAGCTCGAGCGTGAGCTCCACGACCGGCGAGGGTGGCTTCGACAACCACGCCTCCTGTGTCGGGCCCGGGTCGCTCCTGCCGGTCGGCATGTCGATCGACAAGGTGTTTCAATACCCAGACGGGACGATTTACAACATCCGCAATCTGGGCTGCCGCATCGACAACCTAACCCTGAGATTTGGGCTCAACCTCCCGGTATCGATGCGAGCACAATGGATCGGCAAAGACTACCAGAGGCTCACCGCCGGCCCGGCGTCCAGCCGTAGCTACCCATCGGACCCGGTCATGAAGGGCAATGACTTCACGGTGGCGCTCGATATCAATAACGACGGGACCGCCGAGGCGATGCTCGGTGTTGTGCGGGGCGAATTCACAATCGCCAACGGGCTCGGGGGCGGGTCGTACGGCATTGAGGCCGCGGGCGTGAAAGACCGGGTGCCGCAAGGCAAGAGAACGGTGTTTGGTAGGCTTGAGACGACGTTTCTAAAGGCCCACGAAACGATCATGGACCGCTGGATCAACAACGACCCGATCGGAATGATGCTCAGCGGTGTCGTGGCGGGGGACTCGAACCAGTTCGCGCACTTCGGCTTCTCAGCGGTTAGGCTTCGGGGGACGCCGGTCCCACAGGTATCGGGCCGCGGGCCGGCGAAGATGGATTTCTCGTTCATCGCAGAGGTTGGGGACGACGACTGCCAATTTGAGTGGGAAGTTCAGAACCTAGAGAGTGGCGTTCACACCGGGGCAATCACAAGGAACGAATCAGAAACATAGGAGATTTCCATGAGCATCAGTCTGGCGGATTTTATCGAGCGGCCCACCAAGCAGAACTTCTGCTACGTCGAGGACGAGATCATGGGTCTCGTTGTTCGCGACGATGAGACGGACAAGCGCAAGGTCGTCATGGAGCTCGAGATCGAGTACCGAACACCGAAAGAGGTGCAGGAGATCCTCGGAAGAGGCGTGAACTACACCCGGAAGGCGATCAAGAAGGGCGGGGTCAAGGGCCTGGTCGCCGACAGCGACAAATCCAAGGTCGCCATGTGCTCAGAGGTCCTGGTCGGCTGGAGAATGACAGGCAAGGCGCTGCGGCTTCTGGAGTTCCCCGGCCGTGTGCCGGACCCGGCGGCCGAAATCGATTTCACTCCCGAGAATGTCCAGATCATGGCCGAAAAGACCCTGCTTAGCGGCGTGGTCAACGAGGCGGTAACGACGTACTCGTACTGGTTCCCTGATGGGGTGGAAGAAGAGGCGGAAAACGAAGTCGCCGCCGACGACCGCATGGAGGACTCGGAAAAAAACTCCGAATCTGGCTCGAGTGGGAGTTCGAGTCAGTAACCTGCCGCGACTGCATTCACAACAGCATGACTGAGTATCAGATGCACAACAGTGTGAACATCACGCTGGAGGGCGAGGATCTGACCGAGAATGTTCACACGATCCACAACCAAGAAACCGGTGAGACCCTTGTAGGGAGGGTTCCGGAGGACGCGCTGCCGGACTGCGACACGTGCCCGAGGCCAGAGCTCGGGCCGGTCAACGCCATGGCATTCTTGCTCTTTACCAGGATCCAGAACGAGATGTTGGTCTCAGAGATGAGTGGCCACGTGCGAGGGCTGCCGTTTAGGGCCAAGACACATGTGGTTGAGTGGTATGCAAAGGAAGGCCGGATCGATGACCCAGAGGTAATGCTCGAGCGAATCGACATTATTGACAAGGCATATTGCAAGGTGGCCAACGCCAGGGCCGATGCGAAAAACAACACCACCGGGGGCAAGACATAGCCGCAAAGCCGGCATTGCGTCTAATCAAGCATGAGTCGTATCGAGAGCCTGCTATCGATCTTGATCAACGTCGAGGACAAGGGTCTCGGTACGATCAACAAGACCCAGGCGGCCTACAAAGCACTTCTCAGCGAAGAGGCGAAGGTCCAGCGCCAGCGGAAGCAGTTTGGCGACGAGACAAAAACCCTGATCGCGCTCCAGGAGCAGTTCATCAGTACCATCGAGGATGCTGGCCGCAAGCAACTCGAGACGCTTCGAAACGAGCGTGCGCTGGAAAAATCAAGGCAGGACCAGCGGAAGTCTGTTCGCGACTACCAAATAGCCCTTGCGCAGCTTGCCCGGGAGACGGGCGACCTTGATGCCGCTGAGAAACACCTCGGCCAGGCGATGCACGTTACGAACGAGAATACCGAGGAGGCGATCAGGATCCAGCGGGAGTACGCCCGGGTGCTCGACGCCAGGAAGCGCAAGGCAGCAGAGACCGCGGCCGATCTTGGGAAGCAGGCACTCGCCGAGGCGGCCGTCGCCCGCGCGGCGGGCAACACCGCGCTCGAGATCAAACTGCTCAACCAGGTGCTCAAGCGGACCGACATCGATTCGAAGTCGCTCGCGACCGCGCAGCTCCAGCTTGAGCGGGCGATGCGTAGGCAGGCCACAGAGGCCGCCAGGGGCCGCCGAGAGCTCGAGCGGCTTCGGAGAGAGGCCAACCTCGCTCGCCGCGCCGTGAACAGCATCACCACGGCTTACAACATCTTCACGAGGGCGTTGGCTTCTGGCGTGCTGATTGGGTTCACGATCAGGACAATCGGGCGGACGCTCGAGCGATTTATCTTGGACCCGATCGTCGAGATCACCAAGGGGACGCTGGGCGTCACAGACCGATTCCGCCGTCTCGACGCCACTCTTCTCGGTGTGGTCGGATCGATGCGGGCCGTGCGCAGCCTTACCCGAGACATCAACACGGCCGCTGGCGGCCTGCCGGTGACCTCGCAAGAGGCCATCAGCGGCGTGCGAGGTCTCGCGTTCACGCCCGGAACAGCCGGCATTCTCCAGAATGAATCGCCCGACCGCGAGGAGAAGATCAACAACATCCTCCAGATCCTGACCGGCCTGGCCACGATCGACCCTGATCAGGGTGTTGAGGGCGCAAGGTTCGCTGTTCGTGAGGCGTTGGCCGGCGAGTTCCGATCGCTGCGTTTCCGGTTCGAGGTCTCGCCCGAGGTGGTCGCGGCCACCGTTGGCGCAAACCTGGAGGACCTCAAGGCCGACCCCGAGCTCACGATCCAGGCTCTGCGAAACTTCACAGACACCTTCATTGGCCCAGAGGCGATCGAGCAGTTCACCGAGCTGCTTTCGGTACGCGGCAACATCCTGCGCGGCGGGCTCGAGGAATACTTCAACCTGATCGGCGGAGAGGGTATCTACGACAGGGTCGGCAACATCGTGGGCAATCTCGGCCAAAGGCTCACAGCCGGCGTTCGCGAGGGTGACACCGGAGTTGCCCGATCGGCACAGCTGATCAATGTCTCGCTCGAGAACCTTCTGGACAACCTCGTCACAATCCTTGAGGACGTGGTGCTCAGGCTGACGGGCGTGTCTGTCGATCTCAGTGATGACTTCAACAACCTGGACATCGAGCAGGTGTCGATTGTCGTGGCGTCGCTCGTCGACGGTCTGACGAGCTTGCTTCTCGTGATACTCGATATCACCCCGGCGATCGCGTCGGCCGTTTCGACGGTTATCGATCTGATTCCCGGCGTCGACTCGAAGCCTTTTGATCAGGCCGGTCTCGAGAAGTCGATCGCTGAGGAATCCGAGAAGCGAAGGGCACTCAACAAAACACTAGAGGATTACCGGCGCACAGTCGTGGGCCTCAGCGCGTTCGCCGAGCTCGGCGGCAACGTGGACGGCGAGGCGGGCGAGGGGACGATCGACGCCAGAAGAGACCTGGAGAAGTTCTTCGCCGACAAGCTCGACAAAGACGGCTTTACGCTTGGCAATAGGCGTTTCGAGGATCTGTTCTCTGACGAAGCAATCCGAGATCTGGCCGAGAAGAGAATCGGGGCGTACACCAGGGGGATACAGGAGTATGAGGACAAGATCGAGGAGGTCAACCGGAGCATAGAATCAGATCTCAAGCGACTCAAGATCTTGGACAAGCTCTCTATCCTCGGCGACTCGCTGGTTGATGCCGGGATCCAGTCTGCCGAGCCGTTTGACATGTTCATCAAGAGGCTGCGCGGCGGCTCACAAGAGATTGTTAAGTCACTCGGCAACACGTCACTCCTGTTCGACCAGACGGCGAGGGATCTGCCGGACATTCAGAAGTCCACCTTCTTCTCGGCTAGCGTCGATCGCCTGGGTAGCGCGATCGATGATCTGTACAACCCGGACAACACGGGCTCGCTCGCGTTTGTGGTGAACCGGTCCGAACAGAAGCTTGCAGAATTGCGGGTCAAGGCGCAGGCCGCGTTTGCCGAGCTGAGCAGTAGTGCCCAGACCCAGGCGTCTCTGGCGCTGTCGGGGCAGAGCCCGATCGAATCGGTTCGGTCGCTCGTGCCCGAGACAGCGTCGCTTGTGGCCATCCTCCGAGAGATCCAGCGGATCCAGGACGCCCAGAGGGCGACCCAGGACGGCATTGCAGAGAGCGCGAAGAACAAGCTCCTCGGAGTCGTCCAGTCGTCCGAGGGTTTCACGCGACAACTGCCGCCCGTCGCGCAGATCCGCCAGACTTCCGATGTGCTCGGGTTCTCCGGCGCGACGCTGCCGCAGAGCGTGATCGACATCCTCTCTGGGCAGGACGCCAGGCGCCTTGGCCAGAACGAGCCCTCGCAGTTTTTGGGCCAGCTCGAGTCGGCTTCGAACCAGATCGGGCTTAGCGGCCTTGACCGGCTCGACCCGAACCTGATCGACACGTACACGCGATCGATCGACAACCTCGGCGACTCAGTCGAGGATTATGCGGGCGACGCCGACCTCGGCCGTCAGGTCACAGAGGACCTGGCCGATCAGTTCATTGAGCTCTTCCAAGCCCTAGGCGAGACAGCCGCCGGCGAGGAGATGCGTGACCAGATCAATATTGCCATCGAGAAGCTGGAAGAGCTCAAGAAGAGGGGCGAAGAAACCGCAACCGATCTGGAGAAGAACTTCGCCCAGGTCGCGCAGGCTATCAGCGAGTCGTTTGGCGGCGGCCTCACCGACGGCATTGTCGGCGCGTTTGAAGAGGGCGCAAGCGGCGCCAGGGCGGCCATGGATGAGATGTTCCGGTCGATCCAGAAGATCATCCTGCGGCTCATTATCGAGTTCACAGTCCTCCGCGGCGTGGTAAACCCGATCTTGAACAACAGCTTTGGGCTGACAGGCCAGAACGCACTGCCAACGCTTGGCGCGACCGGCATGGTCCTCGGCGGCAACGGCATCCGTCCGTACGCGCAGGGCGGCATCATCGATCGTCCGTTCTCGTTCCCCACGGGCGGCGGCGGGACCGGACTGGTCGGCGAGGAGACGCCCGAGGCCGTCCTTCCGCTACGCGCCGACGCAAGCGGCAATATCGGCGTGATCAACGCCGGCGGTGGCCGCGGCGGAAACACAATCATTTTCAAGGTGTACACTCAGGATGCCGACAGTTTCCGCAGGTCGAAAGCGCAGACCATCCGACACCTGAAATCGATTGGAATATAAGGGGGGCGGCTCGGTGTTTGACGAGATTCAATTCCCAAAGGGCATCGTCGACTACGGGACGCAGGGCGGGCCTGGCGCCAAGACCACGATCACCGAGGTCGACAGTGGCCAGGAAGAACGTGTCGGCCGGTGGGGATCTCCAAGGCACCGCTATCAGGTCAACCTGATCGATCGATCCAATGCTGACATCGCGGCCCTGAGAACCTTCGCGATTGCCCGGCAGGGATCTCTCCGTGGGTTCCGATTCAAGGACCACAACGACTTCACAACGGCAGCCGATGGGGTGAGTGCTGCGGCCAACAACGATGTGCAGATCGGTGTCGGTGATGGCACCACAACCCGGTTCTCAATGGTCAAGAAGTACACCAGTGGCCTTTCAACCATCAGCCGCCGGATATGGAAACCGGTCGACGGCACGACGCTTGTGGCTGTTGACGGTACGCCACTGACGGCTGGCGCCCAGTTCACGGTCGACACCACTTACGGCGACATCATTCTTGGTAGTGCTCCCAGCGAGGGTGATGCGGTCACCTATGGGACAGAGTTCGACGTGCCGGTTCGATTCGGCATCGAGACCGACGAATGGCTCGCCACGGTACGCGGCGACGTCGACGAGAACTCGGTCACCACGCTCGGAATGGTCGAGCTCTTGAATCCGTCACCGGTCAATATCGACCGGCCTTTCTTCGGGTCCGCTACCAAGGTGATGTCTGGTCACATTGTGGTCTCGCTGCTCGAGGCCTCGCTGTATGTCGTGTCGCCACAGAGCAGTGGGCTCAACATCTATCTGCCAAACTCGGCAAACCTCCCCACGGGCGGGCCCCTCTGGACAATCATCAATGATGGTGACAACCCGGTGGACATTGTGGATCACGAAGACACCACGGTAGCAACTGTCGCCGCCGGCCGCGGGGTCGATGTGTATCTCAGCACAGACGGCGACAGTGGGCTTGTGTGGTACGTGTTCTGATGTATACCAAGGAACAATGGTACGGCGGCTCGCGCAACCTCACCGCGAACACAACGCTGTCGATGGGTGGACCACGGTTCAACCGGGACGACACCGACTCGGGCGCCGTGCACACACTGCCCGACCTCACGAACCACATACTCAACCCCAGAGATTACGGCCGGTGCCGGTTTGTGTTTGTGAGGACGAACCCGGGCAACTCAGTCATCCAGGACGCGTCCGCCACCGAGATAATCGGCCTGTATCAAGATCGCGGCGTTATCATTTCGCTTTACGACAACAACGGGACGCCAGCGTGGAAGGCCATCGCGAGACTTCTGACCTAAACCGGCTTCCATTGAGATGATGGCGGGAGATCGTCATGCTTGACATCAGAGATATGAACACGTCAGCGGCGGCCGGGGTTCGGTTCGATTACGCGTCAATGCCGTTCAACGGCTCGGACCCCGCGACATTCATGCTGCTGACCAGGCTGCGCTCGGGCGGTCTCGATCGGGACACAATGCCGGTCGGGCACCGCCACAAGCTGTTCCGCCTCGACGGCTCCACGTCGTACTTCGCCCAGATTGATCTGTACAACGGCGGCTCCGGGATCAAGCTGCGCACCTTCCTCCAGTACCGCAACTTCGGCGCTGTGAGCATCGAGGCGGACCCGGCAGACCTCGGGCTCAGCGAGTGGAAGGATCTCGATGACAAGTGGCTCGTCATCGCGCTCCAGTACCTCGGCGGCTCGACGGCGCACAAGCAGTTCACCGGGATCTACTACCCCGGCGTGGGCTGGGACACCTACGAGGACACGGCGGGATCGACGCTCAACACGCTGACGCTCTCGACCCCCACCGGCTTCGACTTCGGGTGGAAGACGGGTGGCAACGCGAACGAGCGCCAGCCCTACTCGGACTTCAGCCGCTACTACCAGTTCCACGACGAGGAGTGGGATCTCGACACGTTCGACGCGGTGTGCGAGTCGCTGATCTCGGGCGACGTGCAGGGCTCGCTGACCGATCCGGTCGACCTGGTCGCCGAGCAGCGTGCTGGGTCCGCCAACTGCGCGTTCTACGGACCGACGCGCCGCAACCGAAAGGTTGCACACGACGACGTGATCTATGTGGGCGACACCGTCATCACCGACATGATCCTCGGGGCTTACGACGCGAGTGCCGGCGACATCGTCGACATCACCGCGACGCTCTATGGCACCGGCAACCCCGTGATGACCGATCCCAACGACTACGGGTGGGACGAGCCCGACGATCTGGTCGGCGTGGCCGAGATGCGGCTCCCGACTCAGACCTCGGGCAGCCCAACAGCGTACGACTTCGACATAGCCGGCCACTCGGGTATCTCGGTCACGGGCATCACCATGGTTAGCGACACAACCTGGGGACGTGGCATCAGCCTCTCGGACACGCCTTTGTACCCGGCCAGCCTCTCCTCAACGATTGAGGCCACCGTTACTCCCCATGAGCACCACGGCAATCAAAGCGTGGACTACGAGGGGGTGGGGTACAAAGAGATCGACATCCAGTTCACCGAGAACGCGGTAGCCAAAAACCTCCGCATGATCGTGGGCGTTGCGCAGGCCCCCGCATCACACTCGTTCACGATCCCGACACTGGCGGAGTTCAAGGCCAACTGGATCGCCGAGTGGTGGAACATGGCCGGCACCCAGACCACAGAGAACCCGAGCGGCCTGAGCTGGGGCGCTCAGGAGGGCCACCTCAACTTCGCCACCACGCGGCTGGTCCCCTCGATCGAGTCCGGGGTGCCAAACCAACTCATTTGGATGCCCTTCGGGCGCGTCCCGGACTCGGGCGGCAACCTGAACGTCGACGACTATGTGCTCATGCAGGAACAGCACTCAGACAAGTCGCACCTCTATGACGAGTGGGACGACGCGATGCAAGCCTGTATCGACGCCGATCCGGACTGTATCGTCTACTGCTACATCGGCTCGCTCGACGTGAACGACGTGTGGACGGACTTTATCACCAATGTCGACCCGCAGGGGTTTGTCGAACGGCTGCTCGCGTCTCTCGAGCCATATCTCAAGTGGGAGCACGTCCGGATCTGTTTCGATGATCCATACGGCTCAACGATCGATGAGGGCGAGGCCCGGTACGAGGCCTATGTGATGGTGCGCAACATTCTGCTGGAGAAGGGCCACAAGGTCTGGCTCGAACCGCGCCACCCCGCGGCCTACACGCAATGGAACGCGTCGAACGGTTGGGAGCGGGTCGTCGTCGACCCGCTCTGGTACCGTACCAACCCCGCGTTCTTCTCGGATGCCTCGTCTAGCGCCACGGACGCGAATCTGGGCGACCTCATCCTGATGCACCCGTCACCAGGATCCCCCAGCTACGCCAACGCGGCGTGGCTGGTACCCTACGCAGTCGCCGACAATATCTGGCACGGCGCCATGAGCGTGATATCGATTAGGGACTGGATCGAGGCCGGCGGAACGGTCGAGACGTTGTACAACGAGGTAGTATCCCTGCTCGAAGCTGTGGCGGGAGTCTGATATGTCAACCACCTACTACTTCATACGAGGCGAAACCCCGGGTGGCACCGGAACGTCCGAAGACCCAATCCGTATTGCGGAGGGGACCGAGGGCGACGACATGAGGGCCGTCTACGAGGCCGGCATCGAGGCTATCCACGACGCAATGGGGTCGCCATCAGAACCGGTCTTTGTGCTCCTTGGCGAAGAGCCAGACCCGCCCGACGCCAGAGTGTTCGGCAGCAGCAATCACGACCCGATCGTCGGCGATGAAGTAGCGGTAACTTACGACCCAGACGAGCTCTTTTGTTTCGTAGGCACCGACTGCGAATTTGCCGGCGCGGACCCGCTCGATGGCGAGGACGATCGCCCTCTTGTTGTTGTGCCGATGTTCCTGAACCCCTGCGAGCTCGCAAGGAACGAGAACAGAGAGGCCATCCGGGCCGCCGATGTCATCATGCCGTCAGCGATGACGATCAGGTTCAAGAGGGATGATTTTGTCGTAGACGAGAACCACCCGCTCACCGAGGCGCTGCCCGACTCGTTCTTTGAGGCGTTGTACAACGGCGGCAACCCGATCCTTCTTGAGTACGCCGAGGGCGACAAGTTGACGGGGGCAACCTCGCGCAACCCCTACCACGCGCGGTACTCGCGTACGTCCGACCAGTGGGTGTTCAACGCCACCTCCTGTGTCAAGCACTTCTGGAAGGCGCAGCTTACATACGACAACGGCGGAGCCGAGCAGACCGTGGATGTTGTTCTCCAGGCAGAGCACACGGCTTCTGACGAGCCCCAGCTGACCGGACACTCACAGCCGGCCCAGAGCCAGATCAACACCATCAGTTCACATGCATCGTCTCCCGCATTCGTTGGCACGTTCCTGATTATCATCGACGGCGAAGAGTCGGACCCGATCCCTTACAACTGCGACGCGGGCCAGCTACAGGCCGCACTCAATGCGATGGACAACGTGTTGACTGGTGGTGTGACTGTCACCCACTCAGGAGGCTCTAATCCCAGGCTCAGTGATCCAGGTGTTGTCATGACACTCACCTGGGGCGGGCCGATGGTGAACCGGCTGATCGAGGTGGAGATCGACACATCAGAGCTTGTGCTCAACCCGCACACACTCGCGACCACGCAACAAGGGGGGCTGCCGGAGGCTGGTGGAAAGACCGCGGTGGACCGTGGCCTGAACGGCACATTATTTGCGCTCTATGTCTTTAGCGACCAGATATCGCCAGAATTCGAGGACGATGACACATATACGCCCGCCGGCGGATCAAGCGCCGTGGCTTTCTCGAGGCACGATCCGTTGGTGTGGGGCAACGCCCCCGGGGTATCCGGCGGCAACAACGATGACATATTTGCGCACCCCCAACTCATGGCGGCCGCAGTTCTTGCAACGACATTCCACAGTCCGTGCGGCGGCGAGTTTGTTCCGATTGAGGAGCGAGAGCGACTTCCTGACGGTGAGAGGGGACTCAATCTTGAGGCCGCCTACGTCAGACCGAATTGCACGCCATGGATCACTGACCCGGAACGAGATTATGTCACGCTTTGCAACGGCTGCTCTGGTGGGTCAGGGATTCGTAACAACGTCGTCTTCACACCAGACAACTCGGGTTCTGGAGAGCCGTGGGGCGGCATGACTCTCGGTGGCGGACTGCCCACCTCAAGGCCTACCGAGCGGTTGTGTTGGGAGAACGGGCTCGGCACCGGTCGGACATTCCTGAAACCGCTCACGCCGGGCTGGGACCAGGAGGTCGGAGAACTCTCGGAAGTCGATGAGAGCTCGGCAACGCTGTCGATGTGTGTCGATTGGGATGGCTCGTGGGACGAGTACGAGTTCGAGACCTGCGATGGCCACCCGGCCCAGCTGTTCAACGGCGTGGGCGGCACTCACTATTGCTTCAAGACCAACAGGAGCCACCTTCCCACACAGTGCTGCATCACGCTCACCGACGCATCGGCTACGTGGACAGACAAGTGCGTGCGTGACGAGACGGTGTTCGGCGCCCGCGTAGGAAGCTTGTGCAACGTCGTCGATTACAGGTGCTTCATCGAGACGACCTATGTGACCACCGCGGCGATGTGGTTATACGACTACTCGTTCGCGCCGGACACGAATCCTGTCGATCTTCGGCAGGTGCAGTGGAAGTATTTCCAGCAGGACCCCGAGTTTAATCTGTACAGCTACACCTACGACTCTGGCGACGTCGGCGACATGTCTCAGCTGGTTGGGGCATGGACTCTCGGCGCGACGATCACCACAACGCCAGCCGGCACAGAAACCCTGACCAGCATCCTGCAATACGACCCGACCAGGACGGGCTCGGGTTCTTGGGAAGACGCTACGTGCAGCGCCTTGTTCATGAATGCAACCAATATCACGCACGGAATCGGCATGCGCATGGAAGACGATGCCGGCAATGACGCGTTTGGGTATGGCGCCTACATTGAGCCGACGGGCGAAGGCGTGGGTAACGCTGTTGTGGCCAAGTACGACAACGGCGTCGAAACGATCCTGGCCAGCCAAGAAATCGTGCTCGACAACGACGAGGTGGATGTGGTGCTCCGTGTGTGGGGGCACTCGATTCTGTTTGAGTACGAGGTGAGCGGCCAGGACGTCGGCAGCATCAGCGTGAGCGATTGCGAAATAACGTCGACGGGCGGACCGACATTGTTCACAAAGGGCACCGGCGCAGTGGCTGAGTTCTCTGATTGGGTGATCCAAGACCAGAAACGATCGTTCCTCAACCACACCGGATCGATCGGCAGCGACAACATCGGCATCACCACCGAGCCCAAGCTTCTCGATTCGTACGGCAAGTGTAACGAGAGCTCCACTGGCTGTTGTGGCGGCTGCTGCACACCCGAGTGCTGCAACTGCACAAGCTGGTACCAGACACTCTGGGGGCGTTCGAGTTCGTCGTGGTCCGGGCCGGGTGACCTACAGAACGGCGACGACGGGGGCAGCATCACAAACCCGACGTCTTGCGGCGGGCCGTTCTATAACAGGTCCTGTGCACAGAGCGGGTGGTGTGGGGCCGATGAATTGTCGAGTTTCTGTGGCTCGTGCCCAGAACCCTGGGCTTGCGTGGACTTCTGCCTGCCGTCGAGGTGTTACGACAGTCGTGACGGCTCGGTGACGTTCCACTATGATCCAGAAGACGAGCCCAATATTTGCAGCGGACTCACTCAGTGGTGTTCAGGACCGGTGTACTGCGCATGACACAAGAAGACCAAATCCGAGAATACGCGATTCAGAAGGGCTGGCTCAAATCTGGCGAGGATGTCAGCGGGCTCAAGCCGAGCCAGTATCGCAAGGCGGCTGTCGCCATCCGGCCTGGCCGGCAGGCAGCCAAAGACATTGTGACGGCGGTCGAGTCGAGAGTTTCAACCACACTCAAGCTTCGTGTTGTGCCCCAGGAAATCATCGATCGCAACGTGAAGATATGCAGGTCGTGCCCGAGTGGTAAATACACAGAGATCCGCGGCGGGAAGCCGGTTTGCAAAACGTGCAGCTGCAACGGCAAGTGGCTCGAGTCGAAGTGGAAGGACCCAAGGCAGAAGTGTCCCGAGGGCCACTGGAGCAATGAGGGGCACGGCAAATGAAGAACACAAACCAGCTCGCGCCAGCGCTGTACGCCACAACTATCAACGGCGCAATGCGGTTTGCGAAGCTCTGGAGAATAGTCCGCACCGACGGCCAGGAGCTGTGTTTTACCGACAACACCACGTCGATCGACTACGACGATGGCGATGGCGAGAAGACATACACACCCGTCGGCGGGTTCCTCTCGAGCGCAGAGGAGGGCGAGGACGGCCTATCGCCCTCGAACCGCGAGCTTGTCGGCATCATCAGGGATGACAGAATCACAGAGGAAGACCTACAGGCCGGCAGATACCGGCTTTCTGTGATCCATGAGTACACCGTCGACCCCACGACGCCGTGGAGGGGTGCGTACCGGATTAACACGTACACACTGAGGTCGACCAAGCACAACGCGGATCAATGGGAGGGGCAGACCGAGGGGCCGCTGACAAAGCTGCGGGTCACCGTCGGGAGCTCGTGGGAGCCCACGTGCCGGTGGAAAGACCGGTTTGGTGGCGATGATTGTGGTTTCGACCTGGACACTGTGCGTGTCGAGGGCGCTGCGGTCGCCGCTGTGGTCAATGCCCAGAAAGAGTTCGAGACCGACGTCCCGACAGGCAAAGGCAACGACTACTACAACGACGGCAAGGTGACATGGTTGACGGGAAACAACGCCGGCCTGATATCCGACATCAAGGACTACACAGAAGAGGATGGCGTGTTGCGTCTATTTACAGGTACGCCTTATGACATCGAGGTGGGAGACACCTTTGATCTCATTCCGGGCTGCGATGGAAGGTTTGTCACATGCAGTCAATACGGGAACAAAGACAACTTCGGCGGAGCACACTTGATGCCGGGTGCGGACGACGTTCTCTTGACGCCGGATGCCCCAGCGGAGTAGACCGCAGGGCGTTTGTTCTCGCGGCCCGGTCGTATGTTGGTACACCGTTTCATCACGCCGGTCGGAAGAAGGGCCCAGATGGTGGCGTGGATTGCATCGGCCTGATCTGCGGCGCATGGACCGAGATCGGCTTTCAGTTCAAGGACTTCACGGCCTACTCGATGAGGCCCAGCAGCTACGTCCTGATCGAGAAGTGTGAGTTGTATGCAGACCGGATCAAGCCATCAGAAATCGAGCCAGGGGACCTTGGCCTCTTCTGGCTCGACAGCCAGAAGAGGTACCCGCAACACATCTGTGTATTCTCAGACTACGCAGGCGGCCTCGGCATGATCCATTCGCATTCGGGTGCCGGCCGTCCCGGAGTCGCCCGCGGTCGTGGCCGCGTGTCTAAAGCCAAAGACCTTGGATCTGTGGTAGAACACGCCTACATGAACCCATGGAAGAACCGTCTCGTGACGGCGCTCAGGTTGAAGGGAGCCCAGCCATGGCAACCCTAGCACTATTCGCGGTCGGGTCGGCAATCGGCGCCTCAACCCTGGGTACTGGTGTTGTCGCGTTTGGCTTGACCGGCGCCGCGATCGGCGGATTTGTGGGCGGGAGCATCGGGTCGTTTATTGACTCGACATATCTGTTCCCCGCCATCTTTGGGAGAGACAACCTGAGCGGACCGCGGCTCACCGATCAGCCGGTGATGACCAATCAGCGCGGGGCGCCGATGCATTGGATCCTCGGCCCAAGAAGCCGGGTTGGCGGCACGGTTATTTGGAAGTCGCCCCTCATCGAACAGAAGTCGACTGTAGATGCCGGCAAGGGCGGCATCTCAGGACCGTCGGCCAGCACGTACAGCTACTCGGTTGACATGGCCATCGGCGTCTGCGACACGAAGGGCCTGCCCGACAACAGGATCGGCCGCGTCGTCAAGATCTACGCAGACGCCAAAGTGATCTACGACGGGAGCTCTCCAGACACGACCAAATACGATGGCATCACGATCTACGACGGGTCGCAGACAACCTCGGACCCAACGATTGTCTCATACGAGGGCGAAGAGAATACATACCCATTCAAGAAGACCTGCTACATCGTTATCAACAGACTTAAGCTTGCAGACTACGGCAACAGAATCCCGAACATATCGGTCGTCGTCGAGCAGGAGAACCCGTTCACGCTACAGGACGCCATCAGCCTGATCATGCAGCGTGCCGGCTATGACACGAGCGAGTTCAGCGTGAATCGGCTCGACCAGTGCCTGAACGGATATATCGTCTCGGGCCCGCAAGAAATGGGACGGGCCCTGGCTCCGCTTATGCTCGCCTTCAATGTTAATGTCCAGGAGCGAGACGGGGTAATCAACTTCATCCCGAAGGGGGACGAGGACCGGTTGGTCGTCGACATGAATGACCTGGCCGCATCATCGCCAGAGAGCCGAGACGCGCCGCGACTCTTGGATGTTACAGACGTCGACAACTATGATTTGCCCAGCGAGGTTGCGGTCCGCTATTACGACCACACGCTCAATCTTGAGCAGGGCTCTCAGCGCAAGGCTCGGAACGACCACGTCCAGCAGAACCGGGTCACGCTCGACTTGCCCATCACGCTCGACGGCAAAGAGGCGCTGAACATCGCGACAAGATACCTCTGGGCCGCCGAGGCAGAGCGCCAACGGGTCGAGCTTGTTCTGCCTCCTAAATATCTCGGCCTCCGAGAAGGCATGACCCTCGTCCTACCAGATTACATGGGCCGCGAACGAGAAGTATGGGTGCGCAAGGTGGCTGTCGGCCACGATTACAGGGTGATGGTCGAAGGCATGTTCTACGACCCCGACGTGTACGACGTCGACTCTGTCGTTGATGAGACCGACACCGACGACGCTTTCTATCAGCCGGGCGAGACCGTTGGTGTGGTAGTCGACATGCCTGCCCTTACGCCTTCGCAAGAAGATCGTGTTGGTCTCTACTACGTCGTGTGCAACAAGGACAGGTCTGGTGCGTGGCGAGGCGCCCAGCTTTGGGACAGCACAAACAACATCGACTTCGACAAAGAGGTAGATATCGGTGTGGAGGCCACTATCGGCCTGACGACCGGTGGATACATGAACCCGCTGTCGAGGCCACACCGCTGGGACCGCTCGAGCCATTTGGACATCCTGACCTATGACGGCGGCTTGTCGAGCGCGTCGGAAAGCGAGGTGTTGTCGGGAGCGAACCGGCTCGCACTACAGAGCGCGACAGGCGAATACGAGATTGTGGCCTTTGCAAACTCGGAGCTCCTTGAGACCGGCAAATACCGAATCAGCACGCTCCTGCGCGGCTTGCGCGGGACGGACCACCTCATCCCGCACCAAACGGGCTTTGGCAGAATCGCAGTCCTTGGCGAAGCGAGCAGCCTCCGGTTTATCGAGAGGCCCTATGGCGACAACTCCTACTGGAAATTCCCGGCTGTAGGGGGTTTGGTCTCCGACTACGAATCACAGAGGGCGCTTGTGTCCGCCAGGACTCTCCGGCCGTTTTCTCCGTGCAATCTCCGCGGGGAGTACAACGAAGACGAAGACCTTGTGATCTCGTGGACCAGGCGGATGAAGTACGCCCGGGGCATATTCTCAGAAAAAGTGCTGCCAGCAGACGAGACGCCGGAAACGTATGAGGTCGACATCCTGAGTGGGTCGATACTTGAGGGATCAACTGTCGTACGAACGATCGAGGTTACAGAGGCAACAACCGTCACGTATGATGCAGGAACGATCGCGAGTGATGGCTTTATCCCCGGGTATCCGATCGGCGTTGCGGTCTATCAGGTGAGCCAGGTCGCCGGCCGCGGCCCCGGAGCGTTCCGAGTGATGTACAGCAATCTGTGGGGTTAAATTACCATGAGCGATGACCGTACGACCAGATTCAAGCTTCCGTACCTCTCAGAGAGCCAGGACAACGCCGAGGTGTCCCACAACGAGGCGATCGACCGGCTCGACCTTCTCAACGGCATGCTGGTCAAGACTCGCAGCCTGAGTTCGCCGCCCGGCATCACCGATGGCGAGGTGTTCATCATTGGCGACAGCGCCACCGGGGCCTGGTCTGGATTCGATGGCGAGCTCGGAATGGCGATCAACTCGTCATGGACAATTCTGGACCCAGCAAACGGCTTACCGTTCTACGTCGAGGACGAGGACGCGCCGGGCATATGGATCAACGGCCCGGTGTTCCGCCAGATGAGCCCGCGCATCGCCCTGGGCAAGACGGCCAACCAGACACTCTCTGGCGGCACCGAGACGAACGTCACGTGGAATTCGCAGATTGCCATCGATCGGTACTACACACACAGCACATCAAGCCTGACCGAGCGCATAAACGTCCCAGATGTGGGGCTTTATGAGATCGAGTGCCAACTCACGATCGAGAGGACGTCGGGCTCGGGCGAGCACGAGCTCGCGCTCCGTGTTTACGGGGCCACCACGCAGTTGACCCGGGCTGAGTCGCGGATCTCGTTCGACGGCACGTACCACACGGTGACGATCAAGGTGATCGCCTCGGTCTCCGCGGCCTACATCAAGGTGACTGCGCAGAGGACCGCCGGCGCCGGTGACTTGCGGGTCAACGCCGCGGGCAGTTTCCTCAAGATCAGTCGGGCATAGTCATACGGGTATTGGACACCCGGACGATACCAGTGTATCCTGCCCCAGGAGGTAGGACGCAATGGAACCCTTGACGCCGCGCCAGCGTGACGCACTAGAAGCCATCCGAACAATCATCTCGGAAACGGGGTGCTCGCCGTCCATTCAGGAAATCGCCAACAGGCTCGGGAACAGCAAGAGTGCTACGTCCGAGCTTGTCGACATCCTGATCAGAAAGAAGCATGTCGAGCGAGTCGGCGACCAGCGCCGCGGTCTCGTTATCTGCGGCCAGGACCTGATACCCAGAAAAGACGCGATCAGGGTGGTTGATTCGGCACTCGGTAAGAAGTCGCCGAGCGATACGGTGGGCAATGCGCACGAAAAGATCGTCGCCAAACTCAAGAGCATAAAGGGCCGCACATGAGCCGAGATCAAAAGAAGGGTCTTGCCCTCAAAGACACGATGCCATTCAAGATCAGCGATATGACCCTCAAAAACGCCGAGCTGTTGTGCAAAGAACAGCCGGAAGTGGCGGCAAAGGTGTTGATGGCGATCGCGTCACAGAACACCGCCGAATTGCCGGACACGACGTTCGTTCGTCGTGAAGACGGCGCGTACCTCAAGAAGGTGCGGTCGACAGTAATGCTGACCGAAAGTTCTGGCGAGATTATCCGGCTCCCCACCGGCAATAAGTACACGCTCTCGATCGAGGGTTACCGCCGGCTCAATGCTCTCAACTCTGTGATGATTGTCCGGCCAGAGCATGTTATCGTCGACGGCCAGAAGCAGATGAACCCTCTCATCCAGGTGAATCAAAAAACAAGGATGCCGGAGGTTGTGTACGCGCGGTGTTTTGCGGTTGGCTACTCGCCTACCGGGTCGCTCGTGGCCACCGACGTGATGATTCGCCTGGATATCAACATCTATTTGCTCGAGAACATCCAGGCGAAAATCAAGCGCGCCGGAACGCCGGAGGCCGCGGACCTGATCGGCATGTATGGCGCCTCAGACGACGAGGATGTCCCCAAGGGATACAAGTTCTTCCCGATCCATTCAACGGGCGGCATCGGCCTGTGGGTCAACACGAAGTCCAAGGTCATCCACGAGGTGATGCGGGACCACACCACCAGACTCAAATTCATCGAGAGGCTGGCGCAGAGCTTCGCCGAGCGAAACGCACTCAAGGCCCACCCGTCGATCCCGAGCACCATACAGGCCGAAAATGGCAGGGCCATGGTGACAGTCACGGGCTGGGTCAACGACTTTGATCGTGACGACATCCGCAAGCTCCAAGACTTGGCCCAGAACGACAGGCTCGAGGACTTCCGTGACGGCGTGATCGACGTGACCGCGACCGCCGTCGTGACGTCGATCGACGAGGAAGATGTCGAGGTGATCAACCAGGTTGCGGACGATGACCGCGCCGAACAGAATCGGCAAGAGGGCGATGACGACGAAGAGCAGGGGCAGGCGGAGCAGGAGGAGGCCGAGGTTAAGGCCGACATGCTCCCCGTGGCCGCCAAGGCGTACGCGGATCTCCGCGATCTCGTTGGCATCGCAAAGGCGAACGCGGTCAAGGCGGGATGTGGAATCGAGAATCTCGAAGAGGCCACTGCTGAAGAGTTGAAGGACTTTATCACGAAGGCCAACCAGACAGAAGGTTAGGAGAAATCATGAAGATCACCGGTGTTCGAGCCAATGGTGTGCGCGGTCAGTCTGTAGACATCAAGATTGACTCATCCCTCACGGCCGTTGTCGGCAAAATGGGCTCTGGAAAGTCGACCGTTCTTGATTCCATCGCGTTGTGTCTGCTGGTCCCGACAAAGTACGGTAGCCAGGGGCTCGACAGGCTCTCGCCTACCGGAGCGTGGGCTGTCGACATGTCGTTTGATGACCCGGAGGTCCGCACTCTCAGGAGGTCGGTCGGCAGGACCGGCAGCGCACACGCCGTCAATGGTCGAAAGGTCAGTGCCAAAGAATATGCCGAGGCCGTCAAGAAGCTGCTGGACGTCGAGCCGTACCACTGCAACCTGGGCGAGTTTCTGGGCATGTCCGGTCAGAAACGATCGGAGATGTTCGGAAAGGCGCTTGAGGCCGGCACACACAAGACGGTCGCGGAGGTGCTTGAAGCGGTCGGCGCCATGGGCGTCGATGAGTTGTTTCGGGCCGAGCTTGGCGACGAGACTGTCGCCGAGGGTGGCGTTGCGGAGATTATTGATCGGCTGACCTCGATCTCTGGCACACCGACCGCGCTGGTCGATGGCGTTCGCCAGGTCGCCGCTGAGGCGAACCAAGACGACAACAAGGCCACAACCTCCTACGAGAGGCTTGTCGAACAGTCCGGCGGGATTAGCCACGGCATGGACGCGCCTGAGCTCGAGGCCAGGATACAAGAGGCAGACAAAGAGATTGGCGGCATCGAAGCGAGCATTCGAGATATTGAGCGTGACCGCGAGAGATATGACGAGGCCGCCAAACTCGTGGAGAGCAAGAAGAGGGACGTCGAGCGACTACACGAGGAGGTCGCGAGGCTCGAAGTGTCGGCGGCTGAGTATGGCGATCCGAGCGCGATCAATGAGTCCTACGAGGCCGCCATGGCCGCCGTGGAGTCTCAAAAAGAGGTGGTAGCCGCACACAGAAAGGATTGCGAGCAATGCAACGAGAACTGGTTGGTCGAGAGAGAGGCGCTGTCGGTCGCGAAGTCGAAGTTGGACAGCGCCAAGAAGTTGTCGTCGGTAGACCGCTCCGGGATCGACCGCAAGTGGGTGCTCTCTCAATACTGTGAGCTTGCGGGCATACCCGACTGCATTGCGCACGAGGAGAACGAGGCGACGGGCAGCCTGTTCAACGGCGTGGTCGACTTCGCGATCCGGGTCGTTCAGGGTATCCACGGCGGCACAGAGGAGGATCTAGCCGCGGAGTACGCCAGGCGTGATTCTGCCGCCGCCGCCGCACAGCAGGCATACGCGGCTTCAAAAGACAATCTCGAGGACGCCGAGCGTGTCCTTCTCGATAAACAGGATGTTGCACAGGACGCCGCCAAACGCCTCGAGGCCGCTCGCAAGGTCGCCATCGACCTCCCAGAGGCCAGGGCGAAGGCGCAGGCGGCAGCAGAAGATTTGGCGCCTCTCAACCAGGCACTCTCCAGAACAGCTGTTCCAGAGGACGAGGCCGTGCTCACCGATCAGGTGGCGGCACTAGAAGAAGTCCGTTCTTCTCTCCGAAAGCAGCTCCAGGAGCTCCAGGACAACAACGCGATCGTGGGCCAGATCGAAGAGGCACGTCTCAGGAAAGCGGTTGCGTCCGCGGCAGCAAAGGTCGTCAAAGAGGTTCTGGGAATGGTCCAGAATTGGCGGGACGCCGAAGTCGGCAGGGCGATCGAGGGCGTGATGGCCCCGTTCTCGGATCGGTTCAAGGCCATGTTCGGAGACGGCACCGAGGTCTTCCAACAAACCATCGGCACAGGCCGAACAACAGAGTTCAACTTCTCCATCTCCCGGGGTGGCACACACGTACCGCTCGACCTTCTTTCGGATGGCGAGGCTGTGTTGGCCTCGGCGGCGTTCCTGACGGCGCTCCAGTCGCTCAAGCCAGGTCCGGGCTCGCTCTTGTTGATCCACGACACCGGGCTCGACGACGAGGGGTGTGAACGGTTCATGTCGGCCGCCTTAAGTCTCGGTGTAGACCACATCTTCATCGCAACCTCAAGGGTCGCCGCAGAATCGGTGGGCGCCGGTTGGCAGGTCGTTCAGAGATAGGGGACCCATCTGTGCTAGAAAAACTGCAACAAATCATATCAGAATCTCAACTTGTCCAGGGTGGCTTGGTCATTATGGCGATGACGTGGATTGGGTACCAACTCAGGTCCATTCCGACCAAGGTAATGAGGCTGCTCAGGACGCAGTTCACTCGAACCATTCAGATCCGAGACAAGTCGGCCCTGTACGACGAGTGGTTACAGTACGTGACCGAGAACGCGGTACGAAGGGATGGACCGAGGTCGATCGAGTTCAGGGCGAGGTTTCCACATGGCCCAAGCGATAGCCCGAGGACACCAAAGCAGATCGCGTTCGCGGCTGGCGACGGTTCGTTTGTGGCCAAGCTCGCTGGGAAATACTGTCTTGTCACCGTCGGCACAGACACAAGGGCCGGCACCCCAACAACAGAGGTGAATCACGCCCCGAAGATACTCACGATCGAGGCGTTGTTTGGCAAAAAGAGTAGCATGAACAGGATGAGGTCTTGTGTCGAGACAATGGCCAACATCCACCACAACCGCCTTGTGGTGGATGTTGCCGGCAGGCACGGTATGTTGAACCGAATCCATCTGCCCAAGCGGGACCCGAAGACACTATGCCTACCTGCGGGCATGTATGAAAGCCTCGAAACAAAGCTCTCTGCGTTCCTGAAAAGCAAAGAACTCTACAACAGACTTGGTGTGCCGTGGAGGTACGGGGTTCTGCTCCAGGGAGACCCGGGTACCGGGAAGACGTCGATCGCCCAGGCGTTGGCGTCCGAGTTGTCGGCTCGCCTGAAAATGATCCCGCTCTCTGAAATGGACTCAGACAGCGCCTTGTCACAACAGTTCATGGGTGAAGACCATCGCGTGGTGTACTTGATCGAAGATGTCGATTGCGCCTTCATAGAGCGCAAGCAGGCCAACATGACTTATGGTGTCACGATGGCTGGGTTGTTGAACGCAATCGATGGCGTTGCGTCTCCACAGAACGGTCGGATTCTGATCATGACGACCAACCACCCTGAAAAGCTGGACCCCGCGCTTGTGCGATCGCGAAGGGTCGACGCCACTATCACTGTGCCGCACATCTCGCCTGCCGATGCGGCCGCATACGCGAGCAGGATGTTCCCGGGTGACCCTGAAATGCAACGCTTTATTCGTGACATGGTGGCCACAAGAGAGAAGGTGTCTGGCGCCGACCTTGCTACGGCGGTTATGGACAGGGTTTCTGGCTGTTCTACACAAGCCGTGGACCTCGCTATCGCATAGGGGAAGACCAAAAGGAGTCTCGCAATGAGTATCGAATTCGCCTACGGCCTCGATCTTCCTGATGATGCTGTCACGCAGACAATCGCTTTCATCGGCCGCAAAGGTTCGGGCAAGACCCACTCGGCGGGCAAGCTCGTTGAGGGCATGGCCGGCATCGGTGCGCAGGTTGTTGTCGTTGACCCCATCGGTGTCCACTGGGGCTACCGGCTATCGGCCAGCGGCAAGGGCAAGGGTATCGACATCCCGATCTTTGGTGGCGGGCACGGGGACCTCCCGCTCTCGGACACGTCTGGGTCGATCATCGCCGACTTCGCGGTCAACGAGCGGCGGTCGATGGTGCTGGATATCAGCCAGTTCCGCAAAGCCCCCCGGTGCCGTTTCGTGACCGCGTTCGCTGAGCAGTTGTTCCACATCAAGAAAACCAGCCGAACCCCTATTCACATTGTGCTCGAAGAGGCGCACATGTTCATTCCGCAGAACAAGATGCGGGGCGAAGAGGGCATGGTCGGCGCGTGGGAGGACATCATCAGGCTGGGCAGAAACTACGGGATCGGTGTCACGATGATCTCCCAGCGCCCGCAATCGATCAACAAGGAGGTGTTGAACCAGACCGAATGCCTGGTGCTCCACCAGCTGGTTGGGAGTCACGAGCGTAAGGCGATCAAAGAGTGGGTGGTCAGCAAGGGTGAGGACACATCAAAGATCGCCGACGATCTCCCGTCTCTGGAAACCGGAGAAGCGTTCCTGTGGAGCCCTGGGTGGCTGCGGGAGTTCAAGAAGATCAGGGTCAAGAAGAAGAAGACCTACGACTCGTCGAGCACGCCGACGGCGGACGGTGACTACTCAGCAGAGACCAGGCCGCTAGCCGCGATCGAGATCAAGAACCTGACGTCCGCCATGGAGTCTGTCGCAGCCGAGGCTGTAGAGAACGACCCCAAGAGGCTCAAGGCTGAGAACGCCCGGCTCAAGAAAACGATCGAGGAGTTGAAGAACGCAAAGCCTGTTGTTGACGAGACGCAAATCAAAGAGGCTGTGGCGAAGGTCCTGGACGCCGCGAGGCATGAGCTTGAGCGGTCGTCTCTGGCGTTGTTCGATCGGATCAGAACCGAGCTCGATAGCTGCGAAAAAAGCATGGTCAAGACGCTCGGCGGCCAAGAGTTTGGCAAGAAGCTCGTTGCGGGCATCCCGATTGCAAACATTCCAATCCAGCGAGTTCCCGTGGCGGCGAGAAGTGTGCAGCCCAAGGGGTCCAGCCCGTCATATCTCGATAACAAGCCCTCGAAGAAGGCCGCGGAGTTCGCCGGATCGCCGCTTCCCAAGGGCCAGGCCAAGATTCTGGCCGCGACGATACAGAACGGCACGGTCAGCCGAGAGCAACTGACTGTACTCACCGGCTACAAGAAGTCGAGCCGGGACGCGTACATACTCAGGCTTAAGAACAGGGGCATGCTTGAAGACTCTGGCAGCGAGCTTGTTGCAACACAAGAGGGAATAGATGCGATGCCGAATGTCGAGCCGCTGCCGACCGGCGCCGAGCTTCGAGAGCACTGGCTCGGGACACTCCCTGTCGGTGAGGCCGCCGTCCTGTCCCTGGTTATTGAGGCGTACCCAGAGGCTGTGGACCGAGACGAGATCACCGAGAAAACCGGCTACAAGAAGTCGAGTCGGGACGCTTACATTCTGAGGCTCAAGGCGAAGAAGCTGTTGGTGGCTTCTGGTAGCGATGTTGTCGCGTCCGATCATCTGTTCTGAGAAAAAGGGGCACAGCGTGGAACACGGTAAAGCTGAAGTGACCATTGAGGCCAACGACACGAAGGCCGCCGAGTCGGTGAATCGCGTGACTAGATCGGCCGAAGAGGCTGCGGTCGGCGTCGCAGCATCCGCGGCGCGTAAGTACCTGGACACGTTCGCCGAGTATAAGAGGCTCCTCGAGAAGGCCAATATTCTGCGGCAGTCGGTTTCCGAGGACCCGAAAGAGGAGAAGCCCTTCACGATAATGAAAGACAACGAACTCATGGGCCTGCTCCTGAACAAGGGTGGCGGGATGCAGATCTCAAATCGCGCTGTTCTCCTGCTTGCTGAGCATTACGAACAGTTGGCCGAAGAGCTCCGCCAGCAGCTGGTACAGGAGGCCCGCGAATGAAGGTGAATCTTGACGTCATCAAACCACGTGGATGCGGCAGGACAGACATCGAGTGGGCGGACTACACCGCGAACCCGATCCGGGCGGTCGATCGCAAGACCGGCGAGGTTGGCTGGGGATGCCGGAAGTGCTCGCCCGGCTGCGCGAACTGCTACGCGGCCGATATCAACAACCGATTTGGCACGCGCCATCCGTTCACCGCGGCCGGCCTGGCCCATATCGATCAGGTCCTCGACGAGGGCGTTCTTCAGCGGCTGATGACATTCAGGCCGCGAGGGCCGTTCAAGAACGGCCGCGGGCGTCCGATCGTGTTCCTGGGCGACATGATGGACCTATTCTACGGGGACGACGCGGACCGGGCGGCGCACGAGGCGGTGCGGGAGCGCGCAATCGAGGCGGCGATGAACGGCCCGGCGGCGATGAACCGGGATCAGGCCACGGCTTACGTTGCCTTCCCGGACTTCGCCCCGGTCCCGTTCGAGATGATCGATCAGATCCTCGCAGTGGCGGTGCTGAGACCGGATATCGACTTCCTGATTCTGACAAAGCGGCCCGGCCGGGCGGTGGAGTATTTCAATGATAGTCGTGGGCCTAGTGATGGGTTTGGCTGGCACTTTTCGCCCACTCATCGGAGAGTGGAGATAGCGAGCAACAATATCGCCGAATCGCGCCGTCGAGACGGGATCGACGAGAGCAACTGGAACAATGCCTGGCCCCTACCCAACGTCTGGCTCGGGGCGAGCTGTGAGGATCAGGCGGCGGCGGATGAGCGGATCCCGCATCTTCTGCGGTGTCCGGCGGCGGTGCGGTTCCTGTCATGCGAGCCGCTGATCGGGGCGGTGGATCTATCGCGGCCGCTGCGCATTGAGCACAGTGATGTCGCAGGCTGGATCCACTCGCCGCACTGGTACACCGATGGGCCTCGCATTGATTGGGTGATTGTCGGCGGGGAGAGCGGGAAGGGGGCGCGGCTTAGCGACGTCTCATGGCATCGGTCGCTACGGGATCAGTGCCGAGCGGCCGGCGTCCCGTTCTACGAGAAGCAGCTGGGCGAGCGGGCTGGGATAACCGTCGATGAAACCGTGTCTGGAAAGGCGCTCAAAAACTCATACGTCCGAGGGTGTGGTTTCTGGCCGGTAGGCAACCCCTACGCAGACGAGAACGACTGGATACTCAAGATAAAGGACCGTAAGGGCGGCGACCCGAGCGAGTGGCCCGAGGATCTGCGTGTGCGGGAGATGCCGGGAGGACACGGATGCCGCTGACCGAAAGCCAGGAGAGGGCGGCCCAACACGCCGGCCCCGCCGTGTTCGTGATCGCCGGCCCCGGTTCGGGCAAGACCCACACCATGGTCTCGTCGATTGCTGGGCGGGTGGGCAGGGGTGTCGACCCTTCACGGATCATGGTGGTGACGTTCACCCGGCTCGCCGCTAGGCAGATGCGAGAGCGGCTGCACAAGGCGGGTGTTCGTGGCGTGACGATCGGGACGTTCCACTCGATCTGCTACCAAATTGTCCGCACCAGGTGGAGAGAGCTCGGATTCGCCAGCGAGGCGATCCAGGTTATTGATCAGGTGGCGCAAGAGGCGGTGATCAAAGAGGCGATTGCGATGTCGTCCAAGAAGCCGTCGAAGGCCGCGGTGATGCGAGAGCTCGACCGACTCTCTCGTGGGGAAGCCGATGGTGAGCGTGACGCTGCGGTGGCTTCGGTCGTTTCCTCATACATGCGCACGCTCCGGCTCAGCAACGCGATGGACTACTTCACCGTGCCCTACACGGCCATCAAAACGGCTTCTGAAACCCCGCTGCCCTACACGCATATCTACGTCGACGAGGCCCAGGACCTCGACAGGGCGCAGTGGTCGCTCTTTCGTTGCAGCAAGGTCGAAATGCTGTTCGCCGTCGGCGACCCTGACCAGCTTCTCTACAGCTGGCGAGGGGCGGACCCGAGGCTGTTGCAAGAACAGATCGACGTCTGGGACGCGGACACTGTTGTGCTCGAGGAGAACTTCCGTAGCGGCCGGCTGATCGGCGAGGCCGCAGACAAGGTGATTGCCCAGAACAAGATGCGCGTCGACAAGAAGATCGTCCCAGCCCTTGATTTCGACGGCGGGGTCGAGTTTGTCAGCGAGGACGGCGTTGCAGAAGCAGTACAGAAGTCAGTGTCTGAGGGCCATTCGGTTGCAGTAATCGGCCGGACACACATGGCCCTGTCGGGCGTGAACGGCGCCCTGATGAACGCCGGCATCCACACGAGGCTTGTATCGGCGGGACAGAAGCTGATGCAGAGAGAAGACATCAGAACGCTGCTGGCGATGGTGGGGCTCCCGGACATGCCAAACGCGGAGCTTGCCAGTCGCGCGGTTTGGGCGAAACACGGCATGAACAAGATCGATATCGAGCGAGGGATCGCCAGGTGCAAGAGGGCCAGGGAGACATTCCTGAGCTTCACCCTCGAGCGTCTGCCGGGCCTTGCTCGTGTGTATGAGGACACTAAGGACTCGGGCCTGATTGAGAAGGTGATGGCGTGCGCCGAGTACATGCGCGGCCTTACCGGCAGCATCAGCAAAGAGGACGAGAGTGGCTTCATCCGTCTTGTTTCCAGGTTTGTGAGACAGCACCCCTGGAAGGAACGAACTGGCGACCGGCTCGTCGCCTGGATGAACATCCAGGACGAGTCTGAGGAGGCCATGGCTGACGACGGAATCCCCGTGATGACCATTCATGCGAGCAAGGGTCTCGAGTTCGATTGTGTGGTCCTCTGTGGGCTCGACGACCGGACGATGCCGATCAAATCGGCTCACAACGACGAGGAGAGGATGGAAGAAGAGCGCCGCCTTATGTTCGTGGCGATGACCAGGGCGCGGTCGAGACTTGTGCTCGTGACTCCCGCCGAGAACCCCAGCAGGTTCCTCGCCGATATCCAGTGAGCAAGAAGCAGTTCAAGCCGTGGAACGTGAGGCTGGAGCGGGCCACCGAGCTCAACACCCTTGTCGTGCGCGTGCAGAGGCGGATGCGGCGAGAGGGCGTCTATGTCCACCGCGTTCTTGTTCGATACATCGTGTACCTCACGCTCAACACGGTGACCCAGAAGCCTCCCAGGGAGCGACAGAAGTTCATCGACCGATGGGCACGCGGCGAGTACCAGTACAACGCAGGACGCCTTGAGCGTCTGTATAAGACGATCCGGAAGCGGTACAGCAGGGAGTGGTTTGAGACCCCGCGAGTGAGGGTGCTTTGGAGGGCGAGGATGACGTCGAACAAGGGCACCAGGCAGCCGAAGCTGCGATACAAATGGTTGAACGACCGGGACACCGTTATTCTCGAAGAGATTCGCGACGATGCCGCGCTGCGGGGCGACGGCGAGTGTGTCCAGGTTGTGGATAAGTTGTTGAAGAACTTGAGGGCATAATTCGCACGATCGCGGCCGTCGTGTCTCTTCGCGATCGGCACACGATATGTGGTGCGACCATCGGACGAACACAAAACCGTTTTCATTTGGGCTTCATCTCCGCTTGACGCGGACCGCCAGATCGACGAAAAAACACCGCGACACTTGCGTGCCGCGGTGTACCGAGCTTCATCCCAAGGACAGAGATTAGCCAGGAGTCTCGCTCATGAGGTTACCATGGATTCCCATGGATGTCTACCGACGTCTGTCGCCCAAATCTGTTAAAATTCTCTGCCTTGTGGCGGGGTCGTCGTCCCGGGGCCGGCTCAGGATAGGGCTCTGGGACCTGGCCTCGAGAGCCGCAATGAGCGAGTCTACCGCCCGACGGGCCATTCGAGAGCTGGCTGAACACGGCCTGCTCGAGTTCCAGTCAAGCACCGCGGGCTATCGGTTTCTGATCCCGTACACCAAGAGGTTCACGCACGTGCCCTCTGCGCGGCTCTCCCTGCTCATGGCGCTCTCCCCGACGGCGATCAAGGTACTCGTATCGGTCTGCCGCGCCCTCCAGCCGTCGAGGTCGGTCCGCATGAAGGTCCAAACGATATCCGATCGCATCGGCCGGTCCGTGAGGATGGTGCATCTCGCGCTCACCGAGATCCGACGCTCAGGCGTGGGCTGGACGATTCGGACCGGACGATCCAGCATCATCGTTGTTGAGCCCGATCAGCCGAATCTCTTTCGGTCACAGATTGCGCAACGGTCCCAGCACCTGTTGCGCATCCTATCTTCTATCCCAAGAAATGAGCTAATCAGCACGATAAGCAAGCTTGGCTGTAAGGACACGACCAACTCAGTAAGAGACCGCCACCCGGAAACCAGATCAAGCGAGCGGTGGGTATTTGAAGCCCTTCGCAATCTCAAGATCAGCCGGGACCGGGCAAACGTCTTGATGAGCATGCATGACACGAACGAGCTTGTGCACGCGATCGATCTTCTGGCCGGTAGAAGATGCAAGGACGCATACTTATTCATAACCCGGTCTATATCTTGTGGGTGGTGCCGCTGGTCGGCCTAGACCATAGACTGCACGCAGGAGGCCACCATGAACAGCGAACGAGAAGACCGAGAGAAGAGGAAGACGGCCTACGACGAGGTCCAGGCCATGAAGTTGGCGGCGGAGAGCGCCTGCTGCGAGCATGGTCGGGGACGAGCGACGAAGGTCGAGCGGGCCGTGAACAAGGCCCGCTTCAAGCAGCGGCGCAGGCGGTCTCGGTGATCAACCGTTGTCGGCGTGATCAGCGTATTGATTGAGCGCGAGCAAGACCTCGAGCTTGCTGCACTTGATATCGATTGGCTCAGCACAGATGGAGAATGTCCAAGGGTCGTCCGGGTCGTCGGTCATGTCGTTGGATCTCGCCTCGGCAAAGGCCGCTCGCGCTTTCCTAACCGACGTAAACCACTCAAAGCCGTTGCTTCCATCCGAGCAGGTGTAATACGAGTTGCGATAGAATCTCATGGTGGGCCTCCTTCATCTGCTAGTACCCACGACAGATGTCAGCTGATAACCCGGGGCGGGCAGAAATCGAGAGAAATTTAGTTGACGGGCACACGGCGTGGCGGTACCTTGGCAGCACGGGCCCCCCTGACTAGGCCTCTGTGAATCGGCCCCGGGCGGACCGGAACTCCCGCCCGGGGTTTTTCTGTGCGCAACACGCGCCGCGTCCGTGCGTCTAATACACCATGGCAAAGGTCAGATGGTGTCAGGGTCGGCAGGGAATGAGGGGGCTCGCCTTTGAGTGCCCGGGCTGTGGTCATAGGCACACGGTCGATGTGCGAGACCGGTCGGGCAAACGCCCCTCTTGGGAGTTCAACGGCGACATGGACAAGCCGACACTTCTCCCGTCGGTGAATTACAGCCCGAACCACCCAGAAACCCGATGCCACTTCTATGTTCAGGGCGGCAAAATACGCTACCTTGGCGACTCGCATCATGAGCTCGCGGGCAAGACGGTCGACATGATCGACCTCCCCGCAGACGGAGAGGACGATGGCAAAGGTCAAGGCGTGTAAGAACGGGCAGGGCCGCGACAGCGTTGCGTTCGAATGCCCCGGCTGCGGATCGATCCATTTCTGCCCTATCGACAACGACGGCTGGAAGCTCACGGGCACAGACGAAAAGCCCACACTCAGGCCGTCGGTGCGCACGATGATGGGCAACGACCACCGGTGCCATCTGTACATCACCGATGGCGAGATCCAATATCTCGGCGACTGCGACCACGACATGGCGGGCAAGACGGTTCCGATGCGAGACGTGGTGCTCCCGGGCGATGAGTAGCGAAGACCTGGGCGATATCTTCTTCGAAGCCAGAGACCGCGGCGTGACACTGGCGTTCGATTACGTGGACGCCGATGGCGTCCCGACCAGTCGCGTGGTCGACCCGATCAGGCTCGAGCCCGACCACTTCTTTGGCTGGTGCTGCCACCGCGAAGATGTGAGGCGATTCGTTCGAGATCGGATGGAGCGTCCAAGGCTCGGGCCGTCGCCAAACGAGGTGCACCTGCCCCTGGGCGACCCGGAGACCGATTGTGACTAAAAAGATGAAATCGGTGATCGCCGGCAGCAGAGGTATGGCCCTGGGCGCTGCGTTCGAGGACTCTCTCGATCAGCACGCGCACGAGGCGTACCGTCACCACGGCATCGCCGACATCTGCAAACTGCCCGTGCCCACGAGATCGATCGGCATCAACCGGCGGGTGCTGACCAGCAGGCAGCGATATGACTTCGAGGGGCGGCTCGGTCCGATGGCGGGTCCGACGCAGGCGCCGTCGGCGTATCACGGCTCTGCGATCGTGATGGAGTCCAAGGCGACGGGATCGAGCAAGACCAGCCTTGCGATCACGAAATCCACGAAGAACACGGGCATCAGCGGGCACCAGCTCGAGGCTTTGGCTATCGCGACCTGCATGTGGGGCGCTGTGGGCGTGGTAGTATGGAAGAACGGCGACAAGCGACTCGTGCTCACCCCGGACCGGGTGATTAAAGCTAACGCGATCTATCAGCAGGGCGGGCGTAAATCGATACCGGCCGACGAGTTTGTGGCGTACGACCGAGCAGAGTATCCTGGTTACGGAAAGATCGAAGACTGGTTGTATCCAGTCCGTTGCTGGATCGAGAACAACGGCCTGCCGTCGGCGACGATGGCGGCGGTATGGAGCGGCATGCCAATGCAGTATAAAATCGAAGACGGTAAGCTGTATATCAGGGAAACGGCTGGCGAAGACAGGCCGTGGGAGTGTTTGGGGAGCCCGGCGGTAGTGCACCACCGATCAATCCTCGACCAGATCGCAACGGAGAGCAAGGATGCCGAGGCGTTTCGAAAAGCTGTCGGTCAATTCAAGCACGCCAGCGACTGAGCAAGATGACGGGAAGCCGATATCGCTGAACAGTGGCGAGCCATGCCCACCGACACACGCCGAGATGTTCAGTTACACAATCGAGAAGGGGACACGGGCGGTTATCGCCCGCAGACGAGACGGCCAAAGGATCATCTCCCAGACCCAGCCCATCGACAGAAACAACCCAGAGGCCGGCTACAACTCCCCGCATTGCATGAGTGATCTAGAGATTCTTGATACATTCGTGCTGTCCAAAAACGCGTACCACTTCATCTGGAAAATCAACCAAAGGATCATGTTATGAGTGATGAGAATCTGTTCGATATCTCGAATGCCACCGAAGACCAACAGCGAGTCTACAAAGAAATTGAGGCCGCAATCATCCAAGTCGCGCCTCGAACGATCCGGTTCACATACACAAGCGGCAAGGGAGAAGAATCGAAGCGCCACGTGGAGCCATACAAGATCGTCGGAGGCAAGGATGGCCTCAACCCGCAGCTGATGGCGTGGGACGTCGACAAAGACGCGATGCGTCGGTTCTCGCTCGACGGCATGGAGGGCATCAGCCAGGGCGATACGTTCACAGCCAGGGCGCCGATCGAAATCATGTGCTAAGCGCGGGGGGCGGCGCCTGTGGGGAAGCAGCAAAAGAAATCCAAGAAGAAGGTGCCCCAGGCCTCGAAACAGGCCAAGAAGCAGAAGCGGGCGTGGCGGCGCAAAGCAATCAAAGAGAACGCAGGACAGGGGTGCCCCGCCTGCAAGAAGAAATTCGACAACGGCCAGCACATGGCGACCGTCGACCACATCATACCCAGGTCTATGGGAGGGGCCGACGCGCCGCACAACTACCAGCTCCTCTGCTTTCAATGCAACCTGGACAAGGGCAACAAAATGCCGTGGGACATGAATTTCCCGAATGCGAAGAAGGGATGGGGCCTGTGAGAAAGATCAACGCACTGGCAAAGATCGGTCCGATCGCGATCGGGTATACCCAGGACTGGATCGGCTACGAAGACTGTCCGTACATGAATCGATGGATCCTGTGGTTCGGGCTTGGAACGCTCAGAGTCCACAGGTTCATGCGAGACGACGAGGATCGTGACCTGCACGACCACCCGTGGGCCTTTGTGACCATCCCCCTGCAAACCTACCACGAGGCGGTAACGGTCTCAGGCGAAGCCTCAGACTCTCTCAGGACGCTCAGGACGGTCAGGCGGTTCAGGCCCCATTTCAGACGGGCGAAGCACAGGCACTCGGTGAAGCTCATCACGAGACCGACGTGGACGATTGTCATCACGGGGCCCAAGACGCGCAGTTGGGGATTCTGGAGGCACGGAGAGTTTGTACACTGGAGGACATGGGTGGGCCAGAACCCGACCGCCCCATGCCAAGACCCGGAGTAGGCCACACACACGAAAAGGAGACGGACTATGACCCGCAAAAACAACATCTGCCTTATCCTGGCGCTGCTCGCGATGATTCCGGTCGCCATCATCGGCGGCGTCACCATCAGCGAGGATGCGCAATCTCAGCAGCTCAACGCGGCGGCACGCGCCCAGCCAGAACCCCCGGCCGAGCCGTGGTCAGAGACATCCCTGGACTACAAGCAGTCGTTCGGCGATCAGATCCAGTTCAGAATCGGCGTCGAGCTCGGCGGCAACCTTTCGTTCGGCTCGTGGGTCACGCTTGAGGAGGGTACGGCTCTCCAGACGCGACTGTTGATTCAAACGCGCGCGATCGCCTCCCCCGAACCACCCGGGCCGCCCGAACCGCCAGAGCCGCCCCAGACCGGAAACCCGGCGTGGTGGCCGCCTCAGTCGGCGATCGACGCGAGGGCAGCCGACGCGCGAGAGGTCAACGCAGCGATTCAGGCTGTCGACGGCGTGGGCGGCTTCATCACGCTGACAACCGAAGAAGCCGTTGATGCATTCGTTGACAAAATGGTCTACGGCGGAGCTGTCGAGGGCGCGCCAGACCGCCGCGTTGTGATCCGCCTAGCCGACGGCCTTCGGATCAGCCAGCCGATGAAGAACGTGAAGAGCGAGTGGAAGCACCTGTGTTTCGACGGCGTGCTTTTTCAGCCCGACACACACACGAACAAGATCGCGATCTCGCTGCACGGCGACCACGACTACAACACATTCCTCAACTGCACCTTCCGCGATTGGGAGCAGGTGGCGGAGGGACAGGACGACGCGGTGGGCAACGAACCCGACCACATCGTGTTCCAGGGCGGACTCTGGGAGGACATCTACAACTCTAACTCGCCGGTGGTCAACTACGACAACCAGAACGACGAGGACCATCGATCGCAAGGTGTGTGGTGGCAAGGCAGCGGCTGGCAGTTCAAGGGAGTGACGGCAAGGGGCGTTGGGTGGAACCGCGCCGGCGACCCGAACCGCATGCGCACCGACAAGTTCAGTCAGATCCTCTATGGCTCACAGAAGGCCAGGAACACGACCGTGGAAGACTGTGTCTTCGAGGGCACGAGCAACAACGCGATCGTGATGAAAGGTTGGGGGCTGACAGTCCGCGGGTGCACGTTCGACCAGGTTGTCAACGCGGTGAGCTTCGGGACCAACCAGAACCAGCAGCAGCCGTGCGACGCGCTGATTGAGAACTGCGAGATTAAGAGGCTCATCCCCCTCAACTGGAAGGATGACGGCTCGCTCCCGCGAGACGAGCAGGTCGCGGCCGACTCTGGGGTGGCGTTCAGCTTTCTCAACTTCAACGGGGTCACCATCCGAAATGTGAGGGTGACCGGCGAGAATACCGGCCGAAGAAACAGCTTCTTGTACTTCAACAACGGCAAGTCGAGCAATGTCGAAGCACTCGGCGCCTTGGTTGAATCGTGCGACGCCGGCCCTATGCGCCTAGCGGAGGTCCGCAATTTCAGGCTTCCGACCGGCGGGCTCGAGCTCACGGTGCGCAACACACAGAGCGGCGGGCAACCCGTGCTTGTCCGCAACACAATTCCGGCGGACGATCCCGCGGAGATTCTGAGCAAGGTTACGATCGACGGTGATGCCCCCGCTTGGGAGTGATCCGTTCAACAGCAACCAGGAACACAAACGGGGCGCCGATCGTGGCGCCCCGTTTTCTTGACAGACCAGAAGCCTTGTCATAACCTGTACGCATGAGCAAGCAAGAACCGCCCGACAATGCACCGCAGAGCATCAGAAATCCACTGCAAACAAAGCAGGCACGCAGGATACGGATATCAGACGACAAATGGAGCCGCATCGGGGAGCTCGCCGCGAAGCACGGCATCGGGCAGTCTGAGTACATCCGAAGACTGATCGATCGGGAGCTTCTGTCCGACTCAAGGGAGGACCGCACCAACCAGCGCATTGCATCCCTAGAGACCAGGATGGCGGCAATGGAGGCGTCGCTGGCCGCGGCGATCGTTCCCCATGGCGAGGGCTAATTTCGACTTCATGAAAGAGCAGTGCGACCTGGCGGCGAATATTGTCGAGGTCGTATCCACCCGGTGTGACTTGCGGCCTAAAGGGCGCGAGTATGTCGGGCTCTGCCCATTCCACGACGATAAAAAGCCATCGATGACCGTGGTGCCGAAAAAGAACATCTTTCAATGCTTTTCTTGTGGCGCCGGCGGAGACCAATACGAATTCATCAAGCTGTATGAATCAGTCAAGTTCCCCGACGCGCTGAGGATTGTCTGCGAGATACTTGGTGTGCAGACGGACGGCAAGGCTGTTCAGTCGGGCGGCGAACGGGTCATGCGAGAGACGAAGAAGCACGAAGCGGTGCTTATGAGCCCGAGGCAGATTCTCGACGAGTGGAACTGGTACCGCGAGCGCTCGATGGATCCGGCGCCGTGGGAGCAGAGACTCGGCATCGAGCCCGGCGCGATCGAGATCGCCCAAATGACGGTTGCTCCCTATCGGCACAACCAGGCCCGCAAAGTGCTCGTCAGCCCGATGCGGACCGCGGACGGCACGCTGTGCTCGCTTAGATTCAGAGATTTCGAGACGAAGAGCAGGTGGAGTCTCGACCAGAAGGAGCGGATCGACGGCGAGTTGCAGGTCGTGGCAAACACCGCGTCAGGCCTGATGACGTGGGAAGAGTTCTACGACAACGACGTTTGTATCGATGATTGCCGCGATATCGTCATTGAGGGCGAGACAGACCTGCTCGGCGGCATATCGATCATGATGCGCACCTACGGCAGCAATACCACCGAGTGGCCCGCAAGAATCGTTGCCCTTCCGGGCGTGATGGCGTGCCACGACATCCTGCTCGAGGCCAGGCTGTCCAGGCTGGTCGTGACGTTCTTCGACCTCGATGGCGCAGGCATGCGGGCCGCGTTCGATCACCGGAGGATGAAGAGGCACACAAAGCCGGACGGAACGCACGAGTTCCGGACAAACCTCGACGAGCCGCCCGTGCCAGGGCTTCTTCGGAAGCTGGCCACAACCGGTAGGCGTGCTCGGGCCTGCTTCCCGCCAACATCCAGCGACGGGAAGAAGTATGATCTGCGGGATATGGCAAAGAACGGGTGGGATTGGGACATGTGGCGATCCCACATGCTCCAACACGGGACCGCAGATCCAACAGGCGGCAGCCACGGCAGGAGGCTTCGGAATGGCAAACGTGATATTTCAGCTTCGCCCGGTTGAGGGGACACCGTGGACGATCGGCGTGTTCGCGGATGGGGAGCAGATCGGCGGCGTACAGAACGGGGCCGCGGGCGATGGCATGGTGTGGAGCGCCGTTGACAGTGAAGAGGCGGCGGTGTCCGAAGGGGCAACTATTGCAGAGGCCGCCAATGCGGTGATTGCGGATTACATGGCGCCATAAAGGATCGAGAATGGGCAAGGACAAAGAGCCGGAGTCTCAAGCGTTCGACACAAGGCACATGGAGATGTCGCTTCTCGGCTGGGCAATGACCTGGCCCGAGAGGTTTTATGAGATCCAAACGCTCTCTGACGAAGTCTTCTCGATGCCGGCGTGCGCCAGGCTATTCAAGACCATGAAGAAGCTCTACGAAGACGGGGGGCAGGGCGCGATCGATACGCCGGCGATGATTGCTCGCGGTCTGACCGCCGCCGGCACAAAGGAAGACGACGCATTTGCACTTCTCACGGACATCCAAGACTACGCGCCGAGCAGCCCAGAAGGGTTTGCATACATCAGGGACCAAGTTGTCCGGCAGGCGGTTATGCGCAACGTCGACGCCGCGGGCTCTGAGATATCCACACTGGCCAAGTCGGGCATTGAGGACCCAGAAGAGTTGACGGCCCTGGCCATGGCGTCCCTCCAGTCGGCGATCGCCGTTGGATCTAAGACGACCATCAAATCGATGGGCGAACAGATGCAGGCCGAGATCGAGAAGATGGAGCGTGCAGATCAGGGGCACGAGTACGCACAGCGTGGACTCAGCACCGGTATCACGGCTGTCGACGACATCATCAATGGTATTGTCAACAAGAAGGTCTACGTCATCGCCGCACGCCCGAGCGTTGGCAAGACCGCATTTGTCTCGGCGATGATCGGCGCGTTCCTAAACCAAGGCGCGTCCGGCCTCTTTGTGTCCCAGGAGATGGACGCCGAAGAATGCGCGGTTCGCATGATCTGTCACACCGCGGGGCTAAACATCGCCAACGTAACCAAGGGCCTGCTAAAGCCGACAGAGCGCAGGGCGTATGCCGAACACGCCCAGGAGTGGATGAGGACTCCGTGGTTTATCCACGACGCCGGCGGCATGCCCATAACAAAGCTCTGCTCCTCAGCAAGGCGGCTCACGCTCGAGCACGACATCAAGTGGCTGGCGGTCGATTATCTCCAGCTGATGGACCACCAGAAGCAAAGGGGCGAGAGCACCAACGACGCGATCGCGAGGACGTCACAGGCCGTCAAGGCCTTGGCCATGTCCCTCGACATACCGATCATCATGCTCTCACAGCTCAACCGCGGCTCAGAAGGCCGCGACAACAAGAGGCCGAGGCTCGCAGACCTCCGAGACTCGGGCGCCATCGAACAAGACGCAGACGTGGTGATGTTCCTGTATCGCGACGCGATGTACTGGTCGCCCGAGGAACGAGAAGAGCACCGGGACAAGCCGTGCGAGATGGCCGAGGTGATTGTCGCCAAACAGAGGAACGGGCCGATCGATACGGCGAAAGTGGCCTTCTACCCGTCTTGTGCTAGATATGCTAACCTACCAGAGGATTACGGATACACGACATACTCATAGCCAGGGCACGCATGGACGCCACAATCACTGAGCTATATGACGCACACGAGAGGGGCGAGCTTACAGAGCACGACGCCCGATGGAAGACGGTGTGCAAACACCTCGGCCGGATTGCAGCGGCGACCGTGGCGGGGAGCTCAAAGGGGCTCTATGGGGAGCCGTTCAACACAGCGGTCATGGCGGTGGAGACCGAGCTGCTTCGGAAGTTCATCAAGAAGAAGTTCGGAGGCCGGAGCCAGGACACGATTGACAGCCTCTTGGGCACAACCGCGCGCAACGACCTGTACGCACACTTCCGCAGGAGCAAGTCGCCCACACCGGTCTACTTCGACGGCGCCGAGGAGACGTGGGAGAGCCCGAAGTCGACGCCAGAACACGAACACGACATATTCGGCGAAGTCAGGAAGATGATGCGGCCCGTCCGGTTTGTCGAATACCCGCACGCAAAGGAGATCGTCCTCGCCGCGTTTCTAGCCACAGGAAAGATGCCAGACTCGCGTGTACTTGAACTCGCCGGTGTCAAAAAAACAGAGAGGCAGGCTGTCCTGAACAGCATCATCTTTAGCATAAACAACGCCATGATGGGGCTGTGTAGTGCTGCATAAACTGCTACAAACACCCGAGAGGCGGGGGACGATTGCACCCGAGATCATCGAGTTCTTCGCGACTCATGATGAGGGCGGCGATATGCTCGAGAAGTTCATCCTGGCATTCGCGGGTACGTCATTCACAATGCCGGACCACAGCTTCTTCGCGAGACTAAACAGAGACAAAGAACTCATTCGGGCAGTCAAAAGAGACGGTCGGCCCAAGGCGGTTATCGCCGCAATTACAAGCGCCGGAGTCAGCTATGCCTATCTCCAGAATCTGTGGATCGCCGTTGAGGGACGCATGCTCCAAGGGCCTGAGATCCACGGCGGCCGGGCCGTGGCGATCGAAGCCGCCAAAGACCTGTTGCTCGAGCACCCAACGGCCACCAACGACATAGTCTCGATATACACACTCAACGCAAGAGAGAGGGCTGAGTGCATGCTCAAGGTGTCCGCGGCAAGGGCTGGAAACACAAACACGCCGAAGTCAAAGCCTGTCACCACGCCGAGAAGCGGGAACACGAGGGCGGCAAGGGGCGACACGGGTGTGGAGGCCGCGATGCGGAAACGCATCACGGGCACCCAGAAAACGATCCTTGCCGCCCTCCGGGGCGCGAAGAAGCGTCTCGGCGGCGAAGAAATCAGGGACGCGATCGGCGGGTCGAGCGTGCCAACACGCTCGCTCAACAGCCTGCTCGACCTTGGGCTCATCAGCGAGTCCAAAGCGGGCAAGTTCAAATGCACAAACCTCGGAGCGGAGGTCTCGAAATGAAGGTCGAGGGAACGCCGTCGCCATGGTTTGGTGGGAAGTGGGAGATGCCGTGGCTTCTCGACCTATTCCCTGACCCAGAACAAATCCACACGTATGTCGAGCCCTACGGGGGCATGTGCGGCCTCATGCTCAGGAAGATGCCTTCCCCGGTCGAGGTTTACAACGACGTCAACAGCGCGTTGGTCACCTTCTGGAAGGCTGTCAGGCTCTACCCTGACGAGCTTGCTCGCGCGGTCGAGCTCACACCGATCAGCTACGAGGAGTGGAGCAGCGCCAAGGCAGCGCTGCGAGAGCTCAAGGACACAGACGGACTCGACAAGGATCAGATCGTTGAGGTCGCCAGGCAGTTCATCGTCATGTCCAGACAATCGATGGCCGGCGCTCCCGGCAGATCGTGGCAGGCCTCGGTCACCCATAGCCGGCGAGGAATGGCATCGACGTGCTCGGCGTGGCTTAACCTCCCCGAAACCGTGGTGCAGTGTGGGCAGCGGTTCAAGTCGGTGCAGATTGAGCACAGGCCGGCTGTGCATGTGATTAAGAAGTACGACACACCAAAGACACTGTTCTACCTCGACCCCCCCTACATGCCCGAAACATGTAAGACGGGGGTGTACTCGGCCTCCGGCGGCGCCGAGATGAGCCCGGCCGACCACGCCGTAATGCTTCGTGCAATCAGGGATATCGAGGGATCGGCGGTATTGTCGGGATATGACAGCGACCTGTACAACAAATGGCTCGACAGATGGGGGTGGCAAACCAAGGAAATCGAGGTCCCGTGCAGATCCGCGGTCACTACATCGGGGTCAGTCGCCGAGAGGACAACCCGGATCGAGAAGGTTTGGTATAAATACAACGACGGAATGAAGCCGGAAGCGGCAAAAACCCTGTTCTGTGACAACGGATAGTTTAACACAAGGAGCTTCATTGTGAACATCAGACTGAATGTTGGCGAAACGGCGCGTATCAGCCTCGAGACCAAGGGCGGCACACTCGAGGGCAACTACGAATGGGAATCATTGCCTCCCGGCTCGGTGATCAATCTGGATCCGCAAGAATCGGAGGGCACGCGCGTCGCCGAAGTCACCGCCAACGGGGTGGGCACAGCGACCTTCCGCGCCCGCGGCATGATCGCACCGGCCAGCGGCGGCCCTGCCGTGTCCGACTACATCGACATCACTGTGCAAGTGGTCAAGGGACCGCACACGCGCGGCGCAGTCGAGTATTCCGAGCCGGCCAGGCAGTTCGACGGCACGCATGAGTCCGGGCACGCCGGGCCGGATGAGCCGACGGGCGGCGAAGACGGTGCCGAAGCCGGCAGCGGAGACGGCGCCGAGAGCGGAACCGATTGACCCATGACCGCGGCCGCGAAAGCAGCCGCGGTCATTTATGGTAACAAAGATCAGGCTGTCGAGGTCGTTCAAGACCCGTGTTGAACCGACGCCACTGGTGGTCCAGTGCGCCGGCATGTTCGGCATAGGCGTGGACGAGGACATCGACATCACGCTGTACTCCGGCCTCCAGGTCACGCTTGGCGAGGGCCGGGTGATCTACATCACCGGAGACAGCGGGGCTGGCAAGTCGTGCCTGCTCAGAGATATTGTGTCCCACAAGGAAACAAACGCGAAGTTCCGGGTAGTCTCCGACCGCGACATCGAAGACATGCCGGACAAGCCGCTAGTCGATCAATTCGGCGACATGCCGCTAATCAAGATCGGTGAGCTTCTGGCGTTTGTCGGCATATCAGAGGCGTTTGTCTATCTACGAAAGCCCAAAGAACTATCAGACGGTCAACGCTATCGGTTCAAGCTGGCGATGATGATCTATGAATCGATCAAGGAGACCGAGGACAAAAGAACGCCGCTGATCACCGTCGACGAATACTTGGCGTTCCTCGACCGGGAGACAGCGAAGAATGTGGCCTATCAAACCAGGAGGGCGTCGAGCAAATACGGATTCTGTGTTGTGGTGGCGACCACACACGCGGACATAGCCGAAGACCTACAAGCGAACCTCACAATCAAGTTACAAATGAACATGCCGGCGGAGATCAAGAACACCGCCCTGGCCGGGGACTAAGGATTGAACCACGACATCCTCATCACGACCATACCAGGCCGCGCCGAAGAGGTGTTGCGCATTCAACTCGATCTCAGGAACGCCCTACTTGGATGCCGCGGCAAACACAGGGTCACAGTGATCTGTGACGGTGCGCTAACCGAAAAAATGTACGACAACCTGATAACAACCGGGATCCACCGGCTCGTTGTGCATAAAGACCCACAAGGCCTGGCGTTCTCGATCAGCGAGTGGGCGATGTATCTCAGGCTGACCGAGCACTACTACGGCGGCGCTAGCGAGAGAACCAGTCAGGAGATGAGCTTCACACCAGAAGTTTGCACGATGCTGCAAGACGATGTGGAACTCAACCACGACATGTTCCCGTGGCTCGAGAAGAACCACGAAGAAGTGTTCCGTGCGGCCAACTGGTTTAGCGGCTATGACGCCAAAGAACACAAGAGGCAGGGCACAATCAACGTCGGCGGCGTACCGCTGGTCGCAAGAGACATGGGGTGTGCGGTCAATCTCACAGCCATGTACCGGACGTGGATGAGGCTCACCCCAATCCCCAAAACATTCGGCCCCCAGCGCGTAAGCAAGGGCGGGAACGACTACGGGCCGGATGTAGAAAGAGGGAACCCGTCCCGCACACCAAGGCTCGGGTCGAGAGTGGAGCACTGGCTCCAGGGCGATAGCCCCAATTCTGGGCCGCTCAGGACTGTAATATACCCTGGCGGCGTCACACACAAAGGGGAGTCGACTTGGAACCGATAGTCATCGTAATGACCAGCGCCAGGCGCGGCCCAGACACTGTCGGCCACAGGGGCCAGAAGCCGCCCGAGCGGGATGTGGACTACACATCAGGATGCGTCGAGGAGCTTCGAAAGGCGAGCTCGAGGCCGCTCGAAATCCACCTGTTCCCGACCGCGCCAGACGCGCCCAGGGACGTGGGCGAGGATGTGACGCACTACAACCACAAAACGATGGGTCTTGTTGAGAACAGCGACCGCATGATGCGATATGTTGCCTCACTCGACAAGCCCGCAATCCAGTGCCAAGACGACATCGTCTTGTGTCGCAACGCGATCGATCGCGTAGTTCAGGTGGTTAGCGAGGGGCGTCCGCCGAACGCGGGGCTGATCTCGTTCTACACACCAATCGCGGCCGGCCAACCGAGGGGGCTGTACCACTACCCAGCGGAGGCGCTTTATGCCACCATGCTCAACGTCTGGTACCCCAGCGCAGCCAGCGAGTTTGTGTTCGAGTGGTGGCACCCGAAGCGACTCTGTTACGGTGACCAAAAAACAGGCCCTCGCGGCGTCAAGGGCTGGGACCTTATGGTTCAATATTGGCTGAAATGGTCAAAGAAGTACCGGGCATACAGGCACATCCCGTGTCTTGCCCAGCACCGAGGCGTTGTATCGGCGAGCGCCAAGGCCGTAGGGCAAAGGACGTCGATGAACTTCAAGGGCGTCCAATACGACGCCACGAAAGGCTGACCAATGGAAAATGAAACAGTGATCTATGGCCCGTATGTCGGCGAATTTGGTTGGGAGGTCCACGCGTGGGCACCGCACGTCTGCACCGACATTTCTCTGCACGCGGAAGAGGGGCACACAGAGAGGCGGATCATCGTCTGCCCGGTCGGCTCGGAGGCCCTGTACTCAAGGGCCGTAGAACACGGCGCGGAGTTGTTCACCATCAACAGGCCCGAGGGCGTGTCGGCCGAGTGGATGAGCTTGTCGCCGAACAGCCCAACGGACGCCATCGTCGCGATCAAGAGCGAGATCGAGGCGAGGTTTGGGGCTGTCAGATACCACGAGCCGCAGCCGGGATCGAAGTACGCGCAGGACATCACCGACAACCGGGTCGATAGCCCCAGGCACGACTACTCTGTCAGTGGCCCGCACGGTCCCGACGAGAGCAAGTACCTCGGCCCCGGCAAGAAGAGCCAGAAGATTGTGATCGGCGTCGTAGCCCGCGGGCGCAAGGACCTCGGGCAGGAACGAAACTTCGCCGGCTGGGACGAGCTTGTCTTGAGCCTCAGAAATAGGATGCCCGGGTGTGAGGTCCGCAGTCTTGGCACAGAGGCGGGCAACAGGCACTTCGGCGAGATCGATCTTCGAACCTACCCCGACGCCGGCCTCTTCATCACCAACGCGCGGCGTTGCCACCTGCTTGTCGGCGAATCCAGCGGAACGATGCACTTGGCGGTGGCGGCCGGCGTCCCGTCTGTGGTCTTCGGCCCAGACCGCGGCCGCGAGCGGTATCGTCGAGACAACGTCTGTGGTGTGCCGATGATGTTCATCCCAAGCACCGAGCCCAATCCTGTTATAGTGGCAAGGCAGGTGCACCGCCTCATTCAGACCCTCCGGGGCAGCAACGAATACATCAACCAACTGGAGCCGCGCGGAAATGTCGACTAAATACGACCCAAAGACGTACTTCACCAAACGGTGCGAGAGGCAGGGAAGCCAATATGTCACGAGGCACGGCGCCACGCCCGAGTTCTTCCAGCAACAGATGAAGGACTTCGCCTCACACCTGCCAAACCTGCCGGCGGACGTGAGAGTGCTCGACTACGGGTGCGGCGTTGGCAGGCTTCTCGACCAGCTTGCGGGCTTCGACGAGTATGCGGGCGTCGACATCGTGGAGAAGGCGATCGAAATCGCCCACACCGCTCACGACATGGAGCACTACGGCGGCAGGGCCCGGTTCTACGCCCTTGGAGACGACGGCAGGATCCCGTTCGACGACAACCACTTCAACCTGTCGTGTGCGATCACCGTGTTCCAACACATCCCAGAGGACCTGGTGCTCGACGTGCTCGACGAATTCAAGAGGGTGTCCCTTGGCCGCGTGATGATCATCGACACGAACGAGGACAGCACTGCGGCCCACATGTTCAAAAGGCCGCCTGCGTTCTACACAGACCTGCTCGGGCTCAGTAGGCCTGAGCACAAGATCATCGACGTGGATCATCCCGGCTCACACTACGTGCTGCATGGTGAGATCAAATGAGCTTCATTGTCACAGGACTCGGCAGATCGGGAACGACATGGTTGGCCGCGCAGCTGGCCAAGGGCGACCACATTGTGGGCCACGAGGGGAAGAAAGACGCCTCTCGCGGCCCACACGACCTGGTAAGGGCCTACAACGAGAGGCGAAGGGGAAGACACGCCTACGGCGAGGTCAACAGCTATCTGAGACACTGTTTACACCTTGTCGACACCGACGTGGCCGCGTTGCTCATCAGGCACCCGGACAGTCTCTGGGCTTCCGCTTACCGGTGGAGAAAAAAGAGGGGCGATGTTGACCTAAAGAAGCTCAACAAAGACGTCCAGGACGGCCTCTGGATCATCGCAAGGTTCCACGGGTACGGCGTGCCCGTGTTCCGAATCGAAGACCTGTCGGCCGACAAGGACGAGGTCTGCCGAATGGCTGACTACCTTGGGGTCTGTGTCAACAAGGACCAGATCAAACTCGATGCGATGAACACATCAACACACTGCGAAGTCCCGCCCGTCGGCGACCAGTTCGAGTGGTTCGCAAACAAGTTCTATTCGGCCACCTCGCCGCGGGCCGCGTCGGGCTCGTAAGCACCAGAGGGAGGGCTCGGGAACGGGCTGGGCCGTAATATGCAAATCACAATCACAGCAGAGACGCGGGAGGTTGAGCCTGTCAAGAAGCCGTGCTCACTGCTTGGCGAGTGCATTATCGAAGACGGCGAATCGGCGGACTACAAGAAGCTCGCCGGTTACCACTATCGCGACACCGGCTTCCCCCCGGGCGTGCACCACATTTACCGCGCCAGACACGCCGCGTCCGGCAAAACCGTTGGTGTTATCGTTTACGCAGTGCCGGCGCTGAACCTTGCTGTGCGAAACAAGATATTCGGTGATCGGTATAAGATCGGCGGCAGTGTGGCGACAAATGTGCCGAGGTCTCAGCGACTCAACGCCGAAATGGAGCTCATCATCCGCGTGGTGGTGCACCCGACGTTCCGCGGCACAGGACTCGGCCGAAGGATCGTCGCCGAAACCCTACCGCTGAGGCCCTACAGATACATCGAGGCCTCAGCGGCAATGGGCAACATCAACCCGTTCTTCGAGAGAGCGGGCATGACGCCGGTCCAGGTCTCCAAGACCGAGCTGACCGTCAGGGTGCTCGGCGCACTCAGGTCGTTTGGGATGACTGACGAGGAGATTGCCAACTGGCGTGCGATTGTTGACAAGCTCGAGTCACTTCAAGAAGAGAAGCGTGCGTGGCTGTGGAAAGAGCTCGAGAGATACGCGACAAGGTGGCTCAAGAGCAGGACCGGGCGCAAAATACACATCACGCCGGAGCTCGCCGCCAGACGCGTGGCAGCGAATGCCCTGATCCAGACGACGTACTTCATCTACGAGAACAAACACCTCGCGCCAAAGGCTAATTAGGCGGCGAAATGTCCAGCCGCACACAGTCGATGGGAGCAAGAAACTCGTGGGTGGGAAACAAGCCAGACAGCGGCGACTTGTCCATGTCTTTGGTGTTAAACGGCCGACGCAACACCACACCCCTGTCGCCCACGTCCGGCGTTTTACAGACCACGAATCCGCCTATGTGGCGGCCCATCTGGGCGTCATGGACCTCGACCCGATCGCCCTCACTGAGCGGCCTTTTCATATGCAGGCACATAACAGCCTCTTCAATAACGGACGGCCGCCAATACAACGCAGTATCTGTGTCGGAATCTCTGCCCACAACCCGCGGCCTGGTGATCTTTGTGATGTATCCATAGACGGCGTGAGACACAGAGTACCGGTGGCTGTCTTCGCGGGCCTCAACAAGGTTGACCTTAAACGCGCCGGCGGTGTACGAAACATCCTTCTCAGGCATGACAAGCTTCTCCGATGGTTTCAAAGTGAGACAGGAGCTCGGGCGATAACGCAGAGCGACCAACATAGAACACCCGTTGCCTGCCAGGCAAAGGGACGGGCTTGCACGCCATGGGATTGCGCAAGAGCCAGCAAACGGGCCCGAACGACCAGGGGCAGTTCTGCCGAGATGGCGATGGCATGAGTGTGTGCCCATACACCTCAACACTGCCAAGGATGGCCCCGGCCGGGTGTGCCTCGAGTATTTCTGGCCACAGGCGGCGAAGATCATCGAGCGTGTTGGCATCGATCTTCGCCTTCTTCTTCGATGCGTGCACCAGCATGCGGAAAGAGCCGTTGACCATAAGACTCTTGGGTGGCGGCCACGACCTGTTCTCGACAGGCTTCTTGCCGGACAGAATGGCAGAGGCCCACGGCTGGTGTACAGAGAGCGTGGGGAATAAATCCATGATGGATCTCCGTTGCTAAAACTCGCAATTTGTCCTGGTGAGCATGACCGCGTCGGCCATTCTGTCCAGCACATCTTGGCCCAGCCCGCACGGCGCCCCGTCTCGGTGGGCGATGTTCTCGGCGGCGAAGAACGCGTAAACCTGCTCGGGCGACTGGAACGCGTGGACCCTGCTGACCCCAAGGCGGGCAGCGCCGTCCAAGAGCTCTGAGACCTCTGGTGTCCGCTCGACCTCCTCAAACTCGATAGAGATAGAAACGGGCCTCACGTGCGATTCAAGGCGGCCTACGCGGGCCCGGTTGATTTCGATGAGCATGTCGCAGGCGGCGTCGGCCGCAGAGAACACGGACGCGGTGTGGGGCAAGCTAACCGTTATATTCCTGTTCAACGAGATCTCCTTCCAAAGCCGCCTCTTTCGCGGCAATCTTGAGTTCCAGCCCTGAGATCGATTCTGAGAGGTCACCAACGACCTTCTCGTACAGGGCACGCTGCTCGGTGAGAGAAGGGTGGATGCCGCGGAGTAGCCGGCGGTGCGTCTCTCTCATCGATTTCTCGACGCGCAGGAACTTGTAAAGCTCCAAGAGGTCTGCGGGCAAGATCCGCTCTCTGCCGAACGAATTATCCACAAATATCAATTCGTCCTTCGCCGGGCGGATGTATACCGATTGCGCGTCACACTGAACGATCCAGGTGTGATCGTCGATATCCTGCTCATCCGGGGACAAGACTCGGCACGAACCGCTGTCGCAAGAGACGTGGATCCGGCCCACACACACCGGGACGCTCTCTTCGTTGTAGTCATCGACAAACTGCAACATGACAATGGCCATCATGTTCTCGTCACCAGAGATTTGCACGAGATGTGCACGGCAGTCCACGCACACGCCCGTTACTGCGCGAACCTGCTGCACATTCATCAATCTTACGCTCTTGGTCGACACGGCCGTCCTCCAATCTCAAGTTGGTCACAATAATCAGTCTGGATTCAGAGCCATACCGCCGCCCGGCCCAAAACGCGGCCTCTATATACTGCTCTGTTTCTCTTGGCGCCCGGTCCTGTTCTTTTTCCGGGCCACTATCGGCGCCATCTGTCACATCCTCGCCCACCACCGCCCGACCGGGCCCGGCCTCAGTTCCTGCCACGGCCTCGGCCTGCTCCTCAGTCTCAGGCTTGGGCTGCGGCGGCGAGGGCGGCTTGACTGGTCGATATCCCGGATGGGGCGCAGATGTTGGTGATGACGGCGGCTTTGCTTCCTTGCCACGCCCCGTCTCCTCCGCCCTCCTTATCTCTTGGCAGAGCATGAACCCGTAACAAAACGCGCTGTGAACCCTCGAGTCCCAGCCGGGGCCACGCCCGAGCACGCGTATCGCAATCTGGCTCACGGCGTCTCGCCAAACAAGGTATTGCTCAAGGGCGGAGTAAACACGGTCTCCCGGCCCGGTCAACTCAATACACCCGCTGCGATGATTAAGCTCGGCTACACAGCCGTGGTGGTCGGCCGACAGAAACGCGACGGACTCCTTCCACTTCGACACATATCGATCGGCAACAACAACGATCTTGGGCTCGTCAAGATCCTCTGGCGTGAACCTGAATTTGGCGATCAACCGATCGAGCATCGCCCTGGCCGATCTCGTGTGACCGTTCTGTTCGCGATCGTTGGCCAGCGCCAGCATCTTGCGAGCCAACCTGAGAGCGGTTTCCCTTGTCATTCAAACACTCCAGTGGCGACACGAAGAACGCTCGCCCTCCATGTATGCAGACACCCGCATAAAGCTGACGGCGTACGAAATCCCGGCGTGCTCAACCGGTATGAACCCAGAGTTCGGTCCGACATCGTCGACCGGCTCAACAAACGCGACTGCCCCATCTGGGTGGTGCTTATAGAACACAGCGAAGTTCCTCCCCCTCACGGTCCGCCTTGCCTTGGTCACCAGGAAGTACCACCTGAGCCCAATTCTCAACCACTCGCCATCCTCCTCGTCGGGTCCGTCGATCCCAAGCGCGAGCATGAACGCCTCTTTACGGAGGGCCCGACGCTCTGCGATCGTTCCTTCGACAGACGCCTTCTTCATCGGAGGCTCGTACGGAGACGGATCCGCGACCACCTCCTTTTTGTCGGCGAAAGCAACGGCGGGGGCCGCCGGAGCCCTCGCAACAACCGTGGGATCTTCGCGATCGGGCGCCGACATGTTGGGGGGTGGCTCCGCCGCGGCCGCAGGCTCCAGGCTCACACCCAGGTCTGGCAGGAGCGAATCAAACTGCTTGCGGTAAGCACCAAACGAAGCCTTTGAATCAAGGCCGGTGAGCTCGCCAGCGATGAACTTAGCCAGTTTCGAGGCAACATCCTCGCCACCAGACATTGCCGCAAGGCCCTCGCTCGTGAAATCACCCTCGAGTGCCAGGCTCGCGGCCATCTTGTCGGCCATCAAGGCCAGGGCGGCATCTTGAACAGAACGAGACGCTGTGCCGGCCGATACCACATAATCGACCTCGCAGCCAAACTGCTGCCCGAGGCGCCAGGCTCGCCGCGAAGCCTGGCGGAGTCGATAGGTGTTGTCGCCGGGGAACGCAAATATCAGGCTCGGAAAGTCGAACAGGTCAAGGCCGGTCTGAACCAATTGCGGGTGGCTGATGATCACGTCGCAATCTGGTGCGTGCTTCTCGATCCAGGCTTCGCGGTCGATCGGCTTAGGTCCGCCGTCAGCCGTCGATCGCATCACACCAACACGGATGCCGTACTCTGACAAATACTCCTTGTAGTAGGTCATCCAATCCCACGCGGGATCACTGCTCTTGCCGGTCAGCTCGGTAAACACCCATGTCTTTCGACCACGCAGCATATTCCGGTGGATCAGCCTGCGCACACGACGCGCCTTTGGCGTTTCTCTGGGTGGCAGGCTGTTGACGCCGAACACGTGGACCGGCATCTGTGTCTCATGATCGATGTGGTAGACGTCGTAGGGGTCGACCCACGGCTTGTCTGGGTAACGGAGGAATGTAGACCGCGCCTTTGCCCACGCCGTCGAACGACGTGTGGAATCAAGGTGCTCATCGAACGCGTCTTGCATCCGCTTGAGCTCTTGGTCGACATCGGCGTCGATGCCAACACGATGCACCTTCTCGTCGAACCTGGGCAGGTGGTCGTGCATATCGGCCAGGCGAATAAAAACCGCCTGATCGAGCAGGAAGTTTGTGTAGAGCACTGGCGAGATGCCGGGCAGCGACCTGGTGTAGACAGAAGACTGCTTGCCCCGCCCCATAACAAGGTCGTTCGAAGACTGAAAATCGGATTCGGCGATGAACCGCCGCCGCTCTTGGAGAACCCCATACTCCTTGACGAAGTCTTCGTCGCCGCCATAGCTGAAAACCTGCCCGTCGTCCACCATCCTGTTCGGGCAAGTGCGCCAGAGAAGCTGGGTCAGGTTCTCCGCATAGCCGCCGACAAGCGTGCCGGTGAGGGGCACGACCTTCTTGCTCATTGAACAGAGGTCGGCGTACAGCCGCCCCTGGAGCGTCCCCCGCCCCTTGAGCTCGTGCACCTCGTCGGGCAGGTATAGATCGAACTGAGCGCCAATCTTCCGCAGGTACTGACACGGGGCCATGCGCCTGGGTGACACGCCCGGCACCGGAAGCGCGTCGGCGCCGCGAGACTGACCATTGAACGCTTGCCACAACGGCGTGCCGCACACCCACTTCGACTCTTCCGGATCCCAAACCTTGTTCTTGGCGGTTTCGGGGACCTCGGCATCGCAGCACCTCTTGCTGCCCAGCTTGCCCTTCTTGTTACACATGAGGCTGAGCAGGTCGGAGCGGCTCTCTGCGATAATGCCGCCGCAGCCAGGGCATTTGTACGTCTCCACCCTCGCCTTCGGCTGACCGATGATGGTCGGCTCCAGGCGGGAGGAAACATCAACAGCAGCACGCCACGAGTAGCCCAACTTCCCCTTGTCTCTAGGCAGGATGTAGATCTCAGTTGTGCTCGGCGGGGCCCAGCGGCGGTTCTTCTGAGTCGTGATACTCCCGTCGGCGTGGCAGACCTCCTTTTCGCTTACGACAGAAGACTCACGCAGAGTGGACAGATCACTGATCGAGTTGACGATTACGGCGCGGCAGCCGGGAATGATCTTTCTAAAGTGGGATTGCCACTTCTTTACCAGGTGGTTCGGCGCCGTTACCACAACGCGTAGCTTGTGGCCGATGTCGCGTTCGTGCGCAGCGACAAGCCACGCACCCATGCACGTCTTGCCCGTTCCCATCTCGCCGACAATCCAGGCCGAGTTGTTCTGCCTCAGCAGCCGGACACACGACTCGATAACCGCCGCCTGTGCCGGGTATGGGGACATCGCAGCGCCAGAACACTGCCGCACATTCTCACTCAGCCGCTCGGTTTTGGGGTCGAACAACGGCGGCAGGCCGTCCTGTGCTTTGGACGCCATATCATCCACAAACACAGACATGTAAGACTCGATCGAGTCAAAGCATTCGGGGTTGCTAAGTGCCTTCATGTTTGTAGCCCTTCACTCTTTTTGCCGTCCACGTCTCGGGGTCATGCCCCATCGCCGTAAGTTGATCAAACAGGACGCTCTTGATCAGCTGCCGCATGTTCCGCGTGACAGACAGTTTGAGAACACGCCTGGCCGGCCTGGAGAACTCTTCGCCATCCCTGTTCTTGCCCACATACCCGCACGAGACGCGGGTGTAGAGCGTTCCAAGGAACGGGATCTTTACAGCGTTGCCATTGGCTAGGTGCTCGACCCACCTGTCCATCATCGCGTACGCCAACGCCCTGGCGGCGTACGGATCCATGCCTATGTCCTCGCCAGCTCGAGAGGCGAGTTTTTCGAAATCGTTCCGGAACTCCGAGAGACGGCCGTTTGGCGGGGTGACCATCCGGGGAACGGCAAGGAACCATTTTGGGTCAGCTTTTTCACCATAGCGTCCAAGGTCTCTTGCGAAATCTTTAGCACACCCGCCCGGGTCCATTTCTCGTACAACTGCTCTGGGTGGGGGAGGGCGTTTACGAACAGGGCGGGATCCGCCATGATCTGGCTTGTTATCACTCTTCTCCATGTCTCTGCGGCCTCCCGTTCATCATCGCTCTGGCCAGGCGCGCCGATCGGCAAAAGCGGCGTCGAATAGCTCGCGATCAGCCTGTTGTACAGCGCCTCAGCAATAGCAGCGTCTGAGTCGCCGCATTCTGCAAACACACAGTAAGTCGGGTGTTTGATGTACTCATCCGGCTCTTCGTCCGAGTGCAGCGACACCAAATGCAAATGCGTCCCGGCCACCTGCCGGGCCGACGGCCGCCACCGGCCTTGCCACACGCCCGTATACTCAGCGTCCTTGCCACGAAAGAGTATCCGGTGCCTGGAGTGCTCATGCTCTGCCGAACACCCGGCGGCAAACGCCCTCACAGCCTGCTCTGGTCCGAGGATGCTCATGGCGTAGACGGACCGGGGCATTGCTGAACGGCGGGTGCCTGCGAAATCGTAGTACGGAGCCGAAAGAACACCATCACACCACGCGCGGACCTTTGCGCGACCCGACGCCGCGCCATATGAGTAGTGGGTCTGCGGCGGAAGCAAGAACACCTCAATCAGTTGTCGCACGACAATCTCCCATAGCAACAAGGGCGAACCCACAGTGAGAACACAGGCCGTCCCGATAAGCCGAAATCTCCGCTTTCGTGCGAACCTCGTTCACACACCGACACCTGAAACACAAGGGGCTGTACGGGCCACTGCGGATCAGACGGCGTCTTCGATAACCAAAGACGGCGTGGTACATCACGGCGCCTAGAAAATAGACGGTCGCGATAGGCGTCGCGAACAAGAAACACGAGATGAGAATAATCTCAATCATCGCCGTCCTCTACGCCGTCTTCGGTGACCGACCCCTGTCCTGCCGTGGAGACAAGTGTGATGAGCGAGCCGTCTGGCCTCAGGGCACGGATTGCCACCGAGAAGAAGTCGGTCGAGACTTTGATCGCCGCCGCCTTGCCACCCTGGGTGGTGTCTGGCTTCCACTCGGTCTTGGTACGCCTGATGACCATACCCTTGGCTACGTGCAGCGATTCGCCACTGCCCATGAGACCGTCTGCGTGACCGCTCGCCAACACCAGCGAGACGTGCCCCTTCTTGAGAGGGAGCGGCGGCCGGCCGCGAGACCTCATGCGCTTGGCGGCGACGGGGAATCGCCTGAGTGGGCTTGTCTCAAACAGCCGGACGACATCTTCTTTGGTCAACATGCCAGACGCAAAGATCCCCGGGTCTTGCCCGACAGGGACGGGGATGTGGGGCGACATGCCGGCGGGCATAGGGCCTAGCGACCCGATACTGAGCTTGGTCCGCATGAACACGCCGACGTCGGTGTCGTTCACGATGTTGGGCCTTGGAAGCTTCCTGGCCACCAGACACGTCTGTTTGAACGCCAGATCCGGCCCGTCGTAGAACGGCGCCGGAAATCTCCAGTGGGCCAGCGGCTCGAAGTCACGCAGCAGCCGCCTGACGACTTCTGAGTACATGGATTCCTTGATAATCAGGACGAGCACGCCGCCGGCCTCAAGCAGCCGGGAGCACCGGTCCAGAAAAACACGCTCGAGCCGCCCATGAGAACTCGCGTCGTATGGCGGATTGAGCAGAATGAGACCGAACTGCGGCGATTCCATCCTGATATCTTGGAACGCGCAATTCACCACGCGGTCAAGCGACTCGTGCGCGTCGTCGGCTCGCTGCAATTCGAGCTCGACGCCGTAGTTCACCCCAGACGGGTTCAGGGCAGCGAGGGCAGCGCCATCGCCGCAGCACGGGTCTAGCGCGTGCACCCCCTCGGGCAGCATGAGGCATGACCTCAAGCGGTCCACAACCTCAAGCGGCGTCGGGACGTACATAAGATCAACAACAGATTGTGGCCTTGCCATCGTTTACACCACCCCACTAGCAACTCGAAGCATAATCACAAAGCAGCCTCGCCGCCTCGTTCGACAGCGACTCGGGAACATCCGAAGCCATGACCGAGAAGCAAAGATCGAGAAAGCCGTCGGCCAGCGTGCGGCGGAACGACTGGCCATCAGAGACCTGGCCAACCAACCACTCAACGGACTCATCGAGTGTATCAAAGCTTTCGTCCAAACAAACAGAAACAGATTTGGCGACATAGCCGCCGTTGCGGTGACCTATGAGCCCAAGAAAACCGCCGGTGCCGCCGGCTATATACCTTTTTTGGCGGTCGGCGCCGACCACGGTAAGGGCAACTACGTCTACGCCGCCCACCGAAAATTTGAGAATCTCGTACATGAGAACACTCCTTGCCACACCGTGCGCGGGTGGTCATATCCCATCTGCCCCCTATAGAGCAGAGAGCGCGTCCGTTTCAGAGGGAGTCAGAAGATCGTGTGACTCACGGAGCGAACGCCCAGCGTCCGACGTTGAGAGCTTGAGAATCCTGCGCACGACGCCCCGGTCCCATTTGCCACCAGACCTTGGTCGGAACCCCCTTGTGTCCAGCATCCTGGCGATCTCAGCGTAGCTGACGTTATCCTCGTGCCACGCAAGCATTAGGAGCAGCACCACCGACTCAGCGACGTCGGGTACAAGCACCTTGCCGTCTCGAGTGAAGCCGTACGGCAGGGTGCCCACCACCTCGCCCCGGCTCTTCTTGTGTTCGATCGACGACCTGGTGCGCTCGATCAGTTGATCGCGCTCGAATTCGGCGAGCACGGCCATGAGGCGGAAGATCATCTTGCCAGACGCCGTCGTAGTGTCGAACGACTCGGAGACCGATACAAAATCGCCGCCGCATCCGTTGATCCGGTCGACGATCTCGATGATGTCCCTGGTGTTCCGGCCCAAGCGAGAGATCGAGTAGACCACGAGCAGGCCCGAGTTTTCGCACACGTGTGCCATCGCGCTTTCCAGGCCGGGCCGGTTATCAACAGACTTGCCGCTTATCCCCTCGTCGACAAACACATCGGTGAGCTCGAAGCCCCGCATCGTCAAATAGGCCTGTATCCGGCCCCTCTGCGCGTCGAGCGAAACCCCCTCAACCTGCCCATCGGTCGATACCCGGCAATACCCGTAGCACTTCATTGCTGTTCTCCAGACGGCCTCGCGGCCAACGTCTCGTACACACTGTCTACTCGGTGACAATTCATCACGTCGCGTCCGTGCGACTTCCAGACGCCGCAATGACATGTCGACCGGGGCACGGCCCCGGCACACAACTCGTTCATCTCAAAGGGCATCTTCCACCGGTATCGCCAGGCGAACGCGGTCATCCTGTTGATGTAGCCGACGCGCACACCCCCTGAAACACTCAGTTTGTCGCGCCACTTTTCGCATTCCTCGTAGCTGAGAATCGGCGTGTCGACGATCAGGTGGTCGATGGTTTCTTCGCACTCCAGATACCAACGCAGCGAGAAGTCTTCGCACACCACCCCGATCGTCATGCCCGGGTTGGCCCGGCGGATCTTCCAGATCACCACCGCCAGGCGGCTGGAGAGCCTGCGAAGGCGGCGCCAGTTTGTAAACAGCTCGTGCCCATAGCCAAACTCATATCGGTACAGCTTGGTGTAGATCACGGTGGGTGCAAACAGCGCGTAGGCAACCCTGCCGCGGCGGGCGTACGACAACTTTTGGATCTCGGCCTCGACGTTCTTTGTCAGGTCTTCGTCGACGCGAATGGAGCCACACCACCTAGACATCGTGCATATGCCAGGCGCCCAGATCCATATGCAGTTTGCCTGTTGGCCAACGAGGTAGAGCCACCTCGAGTCGACGGACCTAGACACACGCGTCATGCGGAAGTTAGCTAGTGGCACGACACCTCCGAACGAACAGAGTTGATACCAGAGGACGCATCGATGATCTGGTCTTTGCCGCCGCAACGGAGCCACCGGTCAATCGCATACTTCTGCGACGACGACCGGCAAACGATGACGACAGACCGGCCAGAGACGCGCACTTTGGAGATCCCATCACGGACGAAAGGGGGTGCTCGGGACGCCAGCAAATCAGTAACCTGGTCATCGAGCCGCGACTCCTTCTTGATCTTCTGCGCCACGGCCGCGGCCGCGGCGGAGCCATCGGCCGCAGCCGCGCGAGAACGCCGCGCTCGCCGCTGGGAGACGAGACGGTTGAGCATGTCCCACTTGTTCATAAAACCAGGGCGAGCCGCTAAGCCCGCCCTAGCCAAGATATTACTCAGGCACAGGGTAGACGACCTTGTGCCGCGACAGAATGCCGGCGCGCCCGCCGCCGGGCAGGCTCGGGTTCACAACCTCCAAGACCTCGACCTCCACCCCCGACGCGAGCCGCTCAACCGGAACCTGTTTGCGCACAGCAACCTTCGCCCTGATGAAGTCGCGGCACGCAATCTCAGCCCTGGGGGCGCTGATCTGGAGCGCGTTCTTGTCCTCGAAGATTGACTCCGGCATTCCGTCGGTCACAAATCTCGCTACCCATTCGGCGTTCATGATTGTTTGCTCCGTTTCCAAGATTCCCTGAGCGTGGTTCCCGCCAGCCTCGCTAGCGCAGCTTCTGTAAAGTGCATCTTAGGGTCTCGCAGCCTGGCTATGTGGCCGGACATGGCCTTGCCGCCACAGACGTAGCCGCAGATGCACTCCTGTTCGCCAAAGCCCAATTCCCGAATAATCCATGGCGAACCGGGATCGGCGGACGCCCCGCGAGTCCTTGAGCGGGGATCGCGAGGCGGCATGTGGTGCGTACACAGGTGGCCATGCAGGTATTTGATGCCCTTCACGTCCACGCCGCACAGTGGACACTTGTACTCGGATGGTGGGAGTCTAGTCTTGCGGCTCATCGCAACCCCCGTGTTCGGCGCCAGCAAGATCGACTACAGCCAACATGGCGCACGCATCAAGGAACTCCCGCGAGAGCAGCCAGCGGATCACGTCAGACCTGTTCGGGACAACCACACACCCGCGATCTAGAGTGAACAACAGAAACCTATTGCCGGACAACGGTTTCACAACGCGGCGGTGGCTATTCATGGCGTGGTGCAGCAGGCCGACGCCAGACGTAAACTGTGTGTTGCACACCTGGCACCACGCTGGCGCGACCATGATGTTGGTGTTGGTTCTGTCCATTATTCGATGCGACCTCATCAGGGGTGCCCGGGGAATATACCAAGCACCTACGGCACACATAGACACAGCAGCCGATTGTACAGAGTAGGATGCTCAGAGAGCGGGCCGCCAGAATGGGCACGAAACCTCGTCGATCTCGTCTTTGATCTCCCGGGCCTCCTCGATCAGGCCCCGGACCGTATCGGCGCACTCATCGGGCCCCATCCCGCCCGGGTGCTCACCGCGAGACGCGCGGGCCTCAGAGATCCGCCGAAACAGCTTCTCAAGATCGAGCTTGAGGTCCGCCAGTTTCTCCGACTGGTGGTATTTGACATCCTCTGCAACCGATTCTTCTGCCACCCTCTCCGCCCACCGATCGGCGGCATACACGGCGTCGCGAAAGCTCTCATATACATACGACAAATCAAAGCAGCAACAGTCATAAGAGTAGTCAATGCCGATGATGTACCTTGTGTTGCCACCACAACCCGCCAGCTGGGCCACCACGCCGTGACACGTCTCTTCGCAATATGCATCGGTGAACCAGCCGCGGTGATCGACCCTGTAGTCGTGCTGGTCGTGGCAAGCGACGATGTTGCGGAAAGTGTCGCACATGTCGTCGGCCGAGTAGCAGCCGACCATCCGCTTCCCGCTGTCGTCCTTGTACAACCAATACTTGGACTCGATGCGGCCCAGGCTACTGCTCGCCATCCGCGACAGAAGCCCGACGGCATAATCAGAATTGCCCGCCAACTCCTTGAGCTTCGCCTTCATACGCCAAGCATGGTTCACCATAAAGGAGCCGACTTCACCCGAAAAGGTGTTGGTCGTGTACGACGGCATCGTGAGTGTTTCGCCATCTGCATAGATCGACATGGGCTGCCTCCTAAAAACAACAAGCCGCCCTTTCGGGCGGCCGGTTGCGGTCTGTGTGTGTACGCGGTCCTATGGGGTGGCGCTGTCGGGCTCGGTGTTGGCCTCGGTCAGCACAGAGACCCCGCGGGTCATCCACTTCTTGTGCTGGAGATTGGAGAGCCAGTCATCAACAGAGGGGATGCGGCCGAGGTCTTCGATCACGTGCTGCTCGCCGATCAGCCGGACAGGCACCTTGCGTCCGGTCGAGATCGTGATCGTCGTCCCGAACACCTTCTCGGCCAGGAAGATTCCGAAAGAGTTGTGCAGCAGGGCCCGGTGTTGCCAGCTGCACATAGTGCTCTTGCTGCTGTCGAAGAAATCATGGATCTCCTGATAGTCCTCCGGCACTCCGCCGAACTTCTTGGCAGACGACCTCGCATGCATGTAGGGGTGTGCCATCAGCGGCCCTCCATCCATGGGATCCGGCACAAGAGGCCGAGTTTCACGCCGAGTTCGAGAAAGTCGAACTCATCCACCATCGGATCGAAGTCGTAGTGTGTGGAAAAAGAACAACCGGTCTCGGCGTCGCAATTACAAAAGCCATCGTCGTCGGCATTGTCACATGCACACTCTCCATATGTGATCTCACACCTGCCGACCCACAACGCGAAGTCCAGAAAATAAATTCCTGTCGACCCCTCATTTTCGACGAGAAAGTTCTTATCCCAGCCGGGCACGCAGTCGCCATCCAGCTCGAACGAATAGGAATCAAGGCCGAGTTCATACACGAGAGTACCAGGCACAATATCGTCGAACTCGGCGACACCAGAGTCGCCGTATCCATTAAGATTGATTCTTAAATAACCCGAATATCCAGACAATGCCAACATGGCGGCCGCATGATCGGCGTGCTCCATTCTATCAACACCATGTGCAATGCAGGTCATGTGTATCTCTGCCAGGCTCAGGGAGGTGGCATTTTGCGTGTTTGTGTCATCCATAAAATCACCCATCAATCTTGATCGTTGTGCCAAAGGGGGCAACCACATCGGACGTCATGCACCAGACCGTTGGCAGCCCGGGGTCTTGTTCGGGGAACCGCGTGTAGCCGTCAGTCATGCAGATCACGCATGAGGGTGCCGGGATGTTGTCGACGATGTGCCTAAACACCGGCACGTGCGAGGTGCCCCCGCCACCCTTGGGCTCGACCACGATATCGCCGTCGCTCGATCGCCACTCCTGCACGTGCGCCACGTCATGGTCGTGGTAAACGATGATTACGGTGCATGAGTATGACATAAGGATCTCTTGTATCTCGCCGGCGTACTGGTTGATCTCGTCTTGACCGATCGACCCGGACGTGTCAAAGGCGACAACCACGGTCCCGAGGCTGTCGCTGCGCATGCCGGGCAGATACATCCCGGCGTGGATGAAGCGGCGGTTGGGGTGGGCCCAAGAGAAGTCATCGCGTGAGGTCGATGAGACGAATCGGCGAAGAAGCTCTTTCCACGACGCCTTGGGCCGCAGCACGTCGCCGACGATACGAGAGATGTCGCCCGGCAGATCGCCGCGGCTGGACGCGTGATGCGCCGCCTCTGCGACATTGACTTGCCACTGAGCCTCTTGATTGTCGGTATCGCCGTCCGCCGGCCGGCGCACCTGGCCAAAGCCCCCCTCGCCACTACCGCCGCCACCGCCGCCACCACCGCCACCACCGCCATCCTCATTATCCGGAATCCTGGCGTAGTACCACTCGGCGCTGTTGCCGCTCTCTAGGTCGGCATACTTGCCTTCGCCCGGGAACAGCCCGCCCGAGGGCAGCGATATACCGGCATCTCTGAGGATTGAGTTGATCGCCAGATCGCCCGCGACGTTCCAGTTGTGGTGCTCGCGGGGCCCCATCCGGGTGTGATGGCCGAGCGTGCAATGCATGAGCTCGTGCATAATCAGCCCAACGGTCTCGTTCCGAGACAGGCCGACGATGAACGATGGGTTGTACCGCATGGTCTTGCCGTCGATATCGGCCGTCTCGATATCCCAGGAGGGCACCATGTTGATCTTCATGGCCAGGATGCAAAAGAACGAGCACCGCGGGTCGCGGCGGAGCGCGAGGTATGTCTTGGCCTCGGTTATCCGCGCATCACTGATATCCTCGTCGGCTTGCCGACGAGACATCTCATCGACCACATCAAAAGCGTCCATAACAACTCCTTTCTAGAGAGCCAATGGCGTTCATCGCCGTCAAGCGGTGAACGCCGGTGTGTCAAAACGTCTGGGTCGTCGAGAGCGCGGTCCGCATGACGACGGCCTCAGAGATGGACTCCTTGGTGATGTCCAGAACCTTCCGCATATCGCCCAGCGTTTCGCCCAGGATGCCCTCATACTCGAGCAGCCGCTTGCGAAGGCTGTCAGCCCGGGCCTCGCGGGCTTCGAGCGCGGCCTCGTGCAGGTCGCCGGTCTCGATGTCCTTCATGATCTGATCGACGTCACTCTGGATGTCGGCGAGGATCCCCTCCTTGATCGCGCGGAGAGATGATGCGTCGGCGGCGGTCTGCATCACATGCACCATCGTTCCGGTACCGGCTTTCTCGACGATCCTGGCGTAGGTAGCCCAATCATCAAGCTTGTCCCTGGGGATCCAATACACGCCACCGCTCTCGCGGAGAGGGATGCCGCTAAGCCTGCTCACGGCGGTGGTGAGTAGATTGGTGATTGCCTTTGCGGGCACAACACCTGCCGACTTCTTGTACTGGTCCCTGACCCGGCATACCTCGGCCCAAGGCGCCGAGGGCGAACTCACGTTGCCGTCGTCGTCGACCTCGAAGGTATACCGAGAGTCGTACCGGTTCTCGTCCTGGCCGCGGTCCTCGGACACCACAGTGAAGCCATTCTTCTTGCTCAGGGGCCTGATAAGAGTGGTTTTGTTGGCGTAGAGGGCGACCAGCGCGGCGTTCAACACAGCCTTGGGCGTCTGCTGCTTTGGCATCAACCCGGACAGGCCGTTGTCGTCGAGTCCGCGTTCGAGGATGCTGCGGTCACTGTCGCTGCCGCGCCAGAAGGTCACGGCGCCATTGAGAGAGATCTGGCCAGACTTCATGCGAAACTCCTTTCAAGGGAAACATGGAACAAAAGCGGCCTCGCCCCCTCTCGGGAGCGGACCGCTAGAAAGGAGCGGCGTTATGAGTCGGCTCTCGAGGCCATGATGACATCTGAGTTCTTGCCAACCCATTCCTTGATTCGTGGGTTCTTTTGGCTTCCCGGGCACACACGGATGAAGTCGAGAACGAGGTTGGTGGCAAACTCGTTCGGCAATCTCTGTCCATATGTCATCGCTGCATCGAGATTGTTGTTATCCTCTCGGACGGCGTTCACCAGCGCCCCGCAGATGGCATAACGGACCGACGGCTCACCGGGGACGCCCTCGGTCTCTGGGTTGGCCAGGACGCGACGAATGTCCGGCAGGCTTTCGCAGATATTGACGTAGTTGACAAACTCTGCGGCGGGCCCGGAACCGACGCACCCGGCGACGGCCTGCAACAACAGGCTGCCGGGTGCGTGCTGGATAACCTCTGACGCACGCACCCACGACCGAGGTGTGGGGAATGCGTTCTCGGCTCCGGACGGGTCGAAATCAAACAGCGCCGCCGGCTTGAATTTGATGAAGCTGGTCACCCGGTGATCAACGCCGGCGGCGACCGCCCAATTGTGCCAGTCGTCTGCGTTGTAGCACATCTCGAAGTGTGTCAGCCGATTGAGCATCGGCGTGATCATCTTGTGCGCACCAGCGCGATCGGTCGCACGGTTCGACGCCGCGACGATGGCGCAGTTGTCGGGGAGCTTGTAGTCGCCGATTCGGCGGTCGAGCAAGAGCTCCAGGCACGCGCTCTGCACAAGCGGCGGGGCCTGTGCAAACTCGTCGAGGAAGAACACCTCGGTTGAGTCCGGGTCCTGCGGCAGGAAGTCCGGCGGGCACCACTTCGTCAGCCCCTTGTCGCTGATGGAGGGGATGCCGCGGAGGTCAACGGGGTCGAGCAGGACCGCCCGCACGTCGCGAACGGCGCGGCCGAGCTTTGCGGCGGCCTGCTTGACGATGTCTGACTTGCCGATGCCTGGGGGCCCCCACAAGATCACGGGGTGCTTGTTGTTGATAAAGCCGGGCAGCAGACTCTCGATCTGCTTGGGTTGAAGCGGTGCCATGGTTTCTCCTTTCATGGACGTATGCAGAAACACAAAAACCGCGAGCGTGATTTCTCACCCCCGCGGTCGCGGCTTTCAGCCAACAGGTGCGCCGGTCGGTCCTATCCGGGTGTGCCCCTATATTGGGGCAGCGATGACATGACGCGGCTAATCCCTCTCTTCGAGGACCTGCCCGGGTAGTGCGGCAACCACTTCTTCAAACGCTCAGCCAGCAGGCTCATAGCGGGGCCATCCGGGGGCGACTCGCCGCAATCTAGGATTTCAACGAACACATCAAACACGGCCTCAACGAGCTCACTCGCCGCCTGGGACGGGCTGTGGACGGCGCCAACGTGGTCACCAAGCAGGCCCGGCAAAGACTCGCACTGCGTCATGCCCAATATCGCCGTCTCCATCGAGTTCGCCTCGAAGTTGTAGCCGCCATCCAACAGAAGCTGAACAACGGATTTGCCACAATTCCACAGCGTGGACCCCAAAAGGGTTGGGGCCGCACAACAACAGGTGTGGCCCTGGGCGATCAGCATGGCCTGTTCGTGTGTCGGCGCAATATCGTGCGGCGGCACGCTACTGAGCACGCCGCCGGACCAATCAAGGAACGCGTCCATGGCGTTGTAAATCGTCTTTCTCTTATCGCGATCCATAATTATGCCCCCCTCTCAAACGGCCCAATGGCCTGCTCATACCTGTCGAGATAATGCCCGAAATCCTCATCGGGCGCGTCGCCAGCGGCCATGTTGTCAGCGGCACACCGCATCTCGTTGATGCAGGCCCGAAACTCGGACACCAACCGCTCGTGGTCGCCGAAGTTTGTTCCTCGCACGGTGTTCCACGCGTAAGACATCCACCTTGCGTTGCCGAGGTCGCCGTCTTCGCGGAGAGTGGTGAACCAGTCACCGTTGCCGTCGTCATTCTCTTCTGGCGGTATGGTCGCGATAATGCCCACGCCCTTGCCTTGGAGCGCGATCGTTGCGCCGTGGTTCCATTGCAAAGGGCCGTGGAACATCTCGCATTGTGTTGGCCGGTCAAACGCTTCTCGCACATAAAAATCACGAAAGAGCATGTACGTGTACGACGGCTCTGCACACTGCCGTTGTTTGAATAACCAGAGACCGTATGGCTTCTCGCCTCGATGCCGGTATTCTATCTGGCCGCAGTAAACAATCTCGCCAAGAACCGGCCTGACCTCGTCTCCAGGCACTAAGTAGGAGCCGATAAGCTCGGCGTCTTCTTGACATAACACAACTGTGCCGCCGGAAGACCGCAGCGCGTCTTCAAGCGATACAAGGCAAGACTGGCGGTACGTTGATACTAAGTTATTGGTGGCACACTCCCACCTGGTCAGCGTGCATCGATCGCCCGGGCGGGCCGCCTTCTTTTGGGCCCTGTCAAGAAGCTCGTGTGGCTTATACATAGCGATAACTCCAGTCGGTGTAAACAAAACGATCGTGTGGCATCAAAGAAACAAGACCGCTCGGCAGGACCGTCGAAAGCGAGTAGGCCAGCTGATCACTGACACGTCCCGGGCGAGGCCGGTGCACCTTGGTGATCGCCAGCTTTGTCCCAGCAATCGGCACGAAAGCGGCGCCGGAGTGCCGGGCAATGTCTTCAAGGCGCATTGTGAACTCGACGGGCCTGCTCATCAGCCCACGGCGAAAGAGCCTGCACAACGAATGATTGATGACTGCGGAATCGCCGACGGAAGCGACGCCGCGGTCCATTGCAGACACCAACACCTCGTCTGGCCTAGTCAGCATTCGACACCTCCTCTGTGTAGCCAACGATGGGCCACGAGAGCCACACAGGAACAAAGCTGCCGGGAGGCAGGGGGGTCAGAACGCCATCAACATACGGAACACCGCGCAGTGGCCAGACCCCAACCCGTCTCCCTTGGCTCTCGTGTTCTTCGGCCCAGCTTGAAATCTCTTCAAATGACTTTGACGGCTCGCTAAAGACTGCCGGGCCGACGCCGACGGCGACGCCCGCATAGCCGTGTATAGGAATGCGCGTGGTCGACATAAGGAACTCCTTTGCTATAAGAAACACTCGCGGCAACTTCCGTCGCCGCGAGTGTGATCAGAACACGGCGACGGCCGCGATGTTCTTGTGTGGCGAGTCGGGATATCTACGGGAAAACATCTCGCAAATCGCCTTGGCGTGATCATGCGGCGTAGGACCCGGGTAGCCCCAATCCTGGAAGACAATCGCTTCCTGCCGCGATATCGAAAAGCGAAGGCAGTTCGCCATATCAACAGCCTCTATGTTTGGTGACAGGTAGAACGAGCTATCGCCGACCGTGCTGACAAGGATGTACCGCACAGCCGGCCTGGTCGGCACGCCCGGCGCCGCCATCTGCTCACGGATCAACCATGTGTACACAACAGCAACTTGCTGGGATAACGAAAGCGACTCTGGGTTCGGCCCATAATGTGCGAACGCATCGGCATAGGCGCTGCCGCACGACGTAACCGATTCTATTGCTCGGTCAAGAAGCCGCTTGTCAATATTGTTGTGAAGCCCGCGCACCGAGAGATACGCGGACAGATCTGCGATAAATGCCGCACTCAATTGCTGCTTTGGCATGGTTTGCCCTTTCAAACGAGGAGGGGGTGCTCGGGACGGCAGCCGGGCGTAATAAGCGCTGAAGACGGCGACAGCTCCCGCTCCCGCTCCCGCCCGCCCCGCCACCCGGCGTGCGCCTAACGGCATCCTCTCTAGAGAACGCCGACAGTCACACGCCGGGCAGCGGCGGCCTTTACTTTCCGATGTGTGTGGCACCCTGTGCGATGACTTGCCATAACGGCACGATCTGCACCTTGTTGCCGGAGTCGCGGAAGTCCTGGGCGATCTTGCCCGCCTCCGCGAACGACTCGGCAACGTCCCACGTGTGAACCTTGTTGTCACCACCCCAATCGGCCACCATCACAACCATCGTGTCGTGCAAGAGCCGGAATTCGCTCGCAGTACCTGCTCCACCGCGGCCAACCCTGATGGCCTCTCTGAGCATCTTTGATAGCTCATAGAGACGGCCGCCCGGCTGGCAGTCAGTGTCTTCTGGGTTCTCTCCGTGTGTGTCAACAATATCGGCGATCTCTAGCGACGCGCGATCCAGAGCACGCAGCAAGGTCGGCATTGCGTTGTGTGCATGCACGATCGACTCGCCGTACTCAAGACTACAAACCGTGGCGATGATTTCGTCAGAACCAGGCTCTGCACCGCCACCCTGATTGTTGCGGATACAAAACTCGTTCTTGCCCTTGTCGACCGGATCAAGCCACCACCGCTTCTCACAATCACCGCGTGGCGCTTTGGGCGAATCGGACCCGCTCTCGGCGTTTGGTTGCAATCCCGAAAGATCGCAGATGGGGCAGCCGCTTCCGTTGCAGTTGTTGCATAACTGGCTCATGGCGACTCCTTTCAGAATGTGCGGACATATCCGCTGCGGATGGCTTGCCACTCGAGGTCTTCGAGCGCACAAACATGGTCGGGGTGAACGTCGCTGTCACCACAATCGAGCTCGTCGATCTCGGCGTCGATCGCGTGCAGCTCGCTGCTGATCTCGGCGGAAAACCGCTCCGCCTCGCCGATCTCGAAATCAGTGGGCATGCGCTCAACCAGCGGCTCGTCGAAGACAGAGGCATCGGTCCTGTTCAAACCAGTCATATTGCCGGACATAATGAGACTCCTGGGGCCGTGCCCCGGTTTGGTGTTCAGAACACACCGAGATCGGCTTTCACCGATCTGGTGTTGACGGCAACACGGCAGCTGGTGCGCCGCGCGGTCCGTCTGGGGGGTTCCCCTACCTATAGCCCCGGGCTCCGGGCTCCAAGGCTCCGGGCTCCAAGGCTCCGGGCCCCAAGGCTCCGGGCCCCAAGGCCCCGGGCTCCAAGGCCCCGGGCTCCAAGGCCGCATTCAAACTGCGGTTGCCGATGCAGGCACGTCGTCGGGGTGCAGCACGTCCACATCGCCGTCCTCGCACCGGACCCGCACGCCGCCGACGATCTTCTCGACCTTGCCTGTCTTGAGGCGATACACCATCGCGGCACACTCGAGCCTGCCGTCGATCCAGACTCGCCGGCCATCATCGAGCCGGATCGGTTCGCCGTCGCGAGCGTCGATCAGGTCGTCCGGCGGGAGATCGTTGCGGCGCCTGGCCTCGCGGATCTCCGGCGAATCGATCTGGAACTCAGCACCCTTGCAAGCCGCCCGGAAGGCCTTGACGTCGATGCCGCAGAGACGAAGCGCCTCTTCGACCGCCGACGGCACCGATCGTTGGTACGCCCGGGGATTCGCCTTGCGCACGGCCTTATTGTGATCCGCCTGGTAGCGGCGTGTGCGTTGCTCGGTGGTGAATCGCTTGCCCTGGCCCGGCGTGAGCGATGACGGGTCTCGCTTGTTGGCGATTCGCTTGCCCAGGGGCTGTTCGCGGCGGATGTCGGACATGACCTTGATGGCCCGTGCCTCGGTCTCTGCCGACTCGTCGACCTCTCGCTCGACCTGGCCGAGGTGGCCGCGGGTGTGCGCAGCCGGGGGCCTGATCTTGAAGTCGGACCCGCCGAATTGCTGGGCAAACTCGCCCCGGATTCGGCTGCCACCCCGGGCGACCGAGCCGCCTAGGTGGGTGTCTGCGGGGTCGTGCTCGGCCTGTCCGGGCTGGAGCCCGGTGCCACCGCAGCGCCCACAGACGCATGCGCCAGCCCGATCGGTCGATCCAGTGCCGCCGCAGGCGAGACACCGGAATCGGGCATCGTCGGCGGAGATCAGCGCCTTGCGTTGCGCACGGCGACCCATCTTGCGGGCCGGACCGTTGGCAGCGCGTGGGAATCGTTCACGGATCACGGTGTCGATGGCGAGCCGGATCTTCTTGGAAGACTCGTCGCCGAGCGCCTCCATGGCGGAGTAGGTGTCTCGGATGGCACGGAGCTCGGTTCGCGACTCGTTGCCGGTGAGGATTCGTTGGATATCCACGGCTCAGGCCTCCGGCGAAAGGGTGAAGGAGACCTGACGGATGCCGTTCTGGCCCGTGTGCATCATGAGAGCCAGCTCGAGGTCGTATCTGGCTTCCATGTCGTTCTGGTACGCGTTGCGCAGCGCGGTCACGCATTGGGACCGATCGCCAACCCGGATGACCCGGACGGGCTCGCCGGCGTCCTTGGTGGTCAGAACTGCGGCGTACTGCCCGTCCTTGAGGAACCGCCGGTGGTCATCGGTCGTGATGATCGGCAGATCTGCTCGTTTCTGTTCCATAGCGGCGTTCATCGGTCAATCTCCAATCGCTTGGCCATCATCGTCGTGCTCGCGACACGCGGCATCGGACGTCGGGTGCTTGGCCGTTGCAGCCCGAGAAAGCCCCCGCGGCGGTGTCCCGCGGCGGGGGTGGGGTTCATGCCGGCCTCTGGGCCAGGTAATCGATCGCGGCCTCTTCGATGGCGTCCCAGATGCTGTTCATCAGGTTGTCGGCACGACGCTTGACGATGTTGCCGACAAGACGACACTCGTCGTCTGTGAAATCCCGGAAACGACGCACGCCGTGCTCGTTCTCGACGCCGCGAATATCGCCCGGCGTGAAGACAAAGGCCACGGGGAAGTGCGAGACCGGCATATCGCTGAGCGATGGGGCGGTGTGCTCGGCGGCTTTGGGCTCTGGAAACTCTTCCTCGCCGTATCGCTCGAAGAGAGTCAGCTGATCGGCGTCGGTCGGCTCGTCTTCGACCGTTGTGCAGACGAAATGGCCCTCGCCCGAGCCGTTGTACGCCTCTCGGAGTATCTTGCCGACGTCCTCAACCTCGGTGTCTACCCGATCGTCTGGGACGGCGATTCTTGCGGTGATGATCTTCATGGCATAAGTCCTTGTGTGGCAATGGTTTAGTTTCGACGAACGCGATCCTTTGGGCTTCCGCCATCCTCGTGGACGCCCGGTGCCGGCGGGCTATCCATCGGCGACGGGTTCTCGGGGCGCGGCGAGATCCGAACGGTGTGCTCACCCTTGACGAAGTGGCCGATCTTGATGATGTCGTCGTTGGCGTCGGCGAGGGCCTGGACCAGTTTGCGGAGGCCCGGCAGTTCAGACCGCTTGGTGGCCATCAGGATCTTGGGATGGCCATCCTCGCCGCAGACCGCAATCGGCGCCATGATCGACGGCGAGCTTGGGATGCCGATCTCGTTGAAGGCCATCCAGATTTCGGACGGCATTTTGGGTTGCAGCTCGCTCATGCCGCACCGCCGATCGCCTGGGGCGCCTGGGAAACCCCGCAGCCGGCGCAGTCGTTGCAGGCCCCGCACCCGATCGGCTCATCGGTCGCGGCGACCTGCTCGAGCATGGCCGTTCCTCGGTTGACGAGGATGGCGTGTCGCGCCAGCGGGAGTCTTTGGCGCGATTCTTTGACCATGAGGCGGCACTCGTGGCGTGATCCCACGCCCAGGACGATCAGTGGCGTGCCACCATCGGAGGTGACGACCGCCACGTGCTGCCCGGGCTCGATCGGTCGCATCGTGCGCAGATCGTCGCGGATGAACACGGTGCCGTCGTCGTCGATTCGGTTTGGTTCAACCTGCATTGGCCACCCCCTTGACGCCGGCGCCGGCCTGTGCGCGGACCTTCTTGGCGTAGGGCAGGCCGTTGATCTCGTCAGCGAAGAACGTGTCCCAGCGGCGTCCCTGGACATACTGGAACGTCGAAACTGACTGTGTTTTGGCGACAACGACGTCGCGACCGCGGCTGATCGCGTCCTCGATCTGCGTCTTGAGCCACTTGGCGGCATCGTGCTGGGCGTTCTCGTTGTCGAAGGACTGGACCCGGACCTCAATATCCGCCGGGTGCTCGCCGTTGCTTCGCACGGTGGCGACGAACGGCTTGTGGATTGTGAACCGACCTGACATGGCGAAACTCCTTCCAGTTGGTGTGAACGGCGGATGTTCCACGTGGAACACTCGCAAATCGCCGCTCGAGCCCTTTCGGGCGCGATCGGCGTGATCGGGTCAGTCGCCGTCCGCATCCCGGACGAAATCGAGTCGCCGCGCCGCAAACGCGCGCCTGGCGATTGCCTCGAGATCAGCCATCCTGGCGTCCACGACGGCGACACCCATAACGACAATGCCGTGTTCCTCCGCCTCAGACTCGGCGTAGTTGCTCAAAATGTCATTGTTGATGCCGACGAAGACGCTCTGTACGTCATCGTCGCACTCGACCACGAACGCCAGTTCAACCAAACCCGCCGGATTGGCGGCACATTTGGGCATGGGACCAAGACGCCACCCGTCCTTTATCACCCATTGCAGAAAAGAACACTCGACCGGACAGAGCGGCATGTACTTGACCTCCCTGTCGGCTTCGTACGTGTTGAGCGCGGCCTCCCAAAGCGAATCAATGGCTTCCGGGACGCTGTATCCCTCTTTGACGGCGAATATGGCGAGCACGGTGTTCACGGCGAATCTCCTTGATCTGGGAACACGGCGAATGTTCCACGTGGAACACTCGCAAAACGCCGCTCGAGCCCTTTCGGGCGCGATCGGCGCGATCGGCGTGATCGTCGGGTCACATCACGGCACTTGCGTCGTTAGACCACTCGATGGCGACCTGGGCCATGAACCTCTCCATGGCTTGGCCGTAGTTGCACAGCCGATAGACCGCGAACTTCCACCATCCCTTATCCGGCGGGCAGACGGAGTAAACGGCGTATTCGGGACGGCCTTGGCGGTCGAGCCCGACCCCCAGGGCGAGGCCGGTGCCCGGATTCAGCGGATCGGCACATACGACGATCGTGCCGGCGGGCGCCTCTGGCAGGAAGCTGGTGTCGGACACGGCTGTGGTACTCACGGCAAGGCTCCTTCAATCTGCAAGGTGGCGAATTGGGTCAGCACACGCCGACCCGCCAGGTTGATGAAAAACGACAAGGGGGTGCTCGGGACGCTGCTCAGCCGGTAATACATGGCGGTGGAGCAACGGGGGGTCCGCGGGGGCTCGGCGGGGGTGGGCTGGTTTGCCGTCCCACCTGGGTCATCGCCTCTGATCGGGGTCTGATCTCCCGATCGGGGTCCATACGTGGCCCAAACAGGCCCGAATGCCGCGCGGCTAGCCAGGTACCAAACAGCGACCGAGCCGATTGATTCGGTTCGCGTGATGACCATCCGACCAATGGGCGCGGTTGAGCCTTTGCCGTCGGTCAGTGTTTGGCGCAAGCTGGGCGCAGCTGGGCCCGTCCGCCCTGTCCGCCTAGGGCAGTCTCTGACGGGCCCCCAAGGCCCCGGGCGAGTCTGAGCCCGACCGAGCAGGCCCGGGCCCCGCAGAGGCCCACACAGAGGCCCGCAGAGGCCCAGCTCGGATCTAGACCGAGCCCGGGCCCCGCAGAGGCCCGCAGAGGCCCCGGGCGAGTCTGAGCCCGACCGAGCGCCTGCCCGACCGACCGGGCGGGACAAAGCCTTCCCGCCCGATCGACCGAGCGCCAGACTGAGCGCCGGGCCCGCGACCGAACGACCGAGCGCCGAACCGAGCGCGCATTCTGGGCAGAGATCGACCGAGCGCCCGAATCCGAGCGCCGATCGATCAGCGCCGAACACGACCGATTTGGCGAAGTGGTCAGCCCCAAAAACAAACAAGGCCCCGAATCGGGGCAAGTTGGGCGAATTGTGGCAGGTTGGTCGGGGGACCATAAACCCGCGCCCGATCTTTCGACCGAGCGCGGGCGGGAGAGTTTGCGGGGGTTACTTGCTGGTGGCCTTAGCCTGCGCCTTGGACGATTCGCCCTTGGGTGTCGGTTCGACGATCCCAGCCTGAAGCGCCCGCAGCACGTCCGCGATACCCGACACGACGGGTGCGGGGGTATCCTTGGGCAGGCTTGCCCCGGTGAAGACTTCCACCAGCTCGGACACGTCGCCATCGTGTTCGACGAACTGACGCGCCATGGTCAGCGCTGGAGCAGCGCCCGTTCCGAGCGCGTCAACAAACAGGGTGGCCCGGGCCTGATAGCCCGCAGCACTGGGCCCGCGCTTCACAGTCTCAAGCGCCGATTTCAGGGTGGGCGGGACAGACGCTTGGGCCTTGGCGATTCTCTCAGCCTCAGCCTTGGCGCGGTCCGCCTCAGCCTTGACCAAATCGCACCCGCCAACCCGGGCGGAATCCAGCAAGGCAACCAGCAAGGGGACGAGATTCGCACGGGCCTTGCCGACGTCGGTAATGCCCAGCTCCGACAAGGGGACGGACACCCCAACACTATCGCCGTCGATCAGCGAATCCGGCGCACGTTCTGCGGTGGGCAGAGGGGGGGCCTTGCCTTCGCCCTTCTCGCTTGCTGACAGGGCGCGGGCAAGCCTCAGAGCAGGGGCCTTGTCATCACCCCCGACACCAACACCCACACCACCACTCGGTCGGTTGCGCCGCCACTCCCCGCAGTGACTGACGAAGCGCGGGGCCCGCACCACGAAAGACAGGGCGTCAGCATCGGGTAGCGTGAACCCGGTAGCGCCAAGGCCTTGCGGGGCCTTCTCCTGATCGGTGTTCTTGGTGTTGGTGGTATCGGTGTTCTTTGCGTCTTTCATGGTTGAGACTCCAATAGGCCCCGGGGTGAATCGGTGGGAGTGGGGCCCATACTCCCGGTCTGCGGGACGTCCCACAAACGTAGGCCCAGCCTACACCGGATCATCGGGCCCCGCTACCCTCTATCTCCATCATCCGAAAAAAAAATTTCAGCCCACCCCTATTTGGGCAAGCCCGGAATGCAAAGTGGCAGAGGCTAGCGCTAAACCGGGATCAGCAAGAATCACGCGGCAAGGCCCACTAGACCCGACACCCGGAAGGAACGACCATAACCCGGCGCTATCAATCGCATAGGCTCGGCTTATGGTCCCGATCAGCCTGCCCGATTCGCCACTCGCCCACCAACCGACCCGTCGGCGCGACCAACCGACCGGTCGACCGCGCGACCGAGCCCCGGGCCCCAAGCTCAGACCCCGGACCGTACGCCCAGAGGCCTTGGATCGGGCCTCGGACCGGACGGCTAGACCGATCGGCAAAGGGGACACTGGCAAGGTTGGGGTAGGGTGCCGTTAGCCTAACGCCACCCGACAAGACACTCTCCGAACGCCACCCGACCAGGTACTGGCACTCAGCGGCTTACCCAATTTGTGGCGGTATTTTCCAGCCCCTGTTTCGTTGTTTTTTTGGCTGGCGTTGTTCTTGGGGGTGTGGTCGTGTCGTGTTATTTTTGTGCGGGTATTTTTCTCGGGGAGTCGATCGGGGTTTGACATGGATCTCAGTTGTCGTCTACGGTGAAGTGGGGCCTGGTTTGTTGTGAGATCCCGCGGATCAGATGGGTTGGCGTAGTACCTGGGTCGGCGATTTTTTGGCGCGTTTTTTGGAGGCAGGAGATATGGATATTGCGTCTGTGGTTGCGGTGTCGAAGGGGCTTGAGCGGTTGGCGTTGGAGGTGGTGTTGTTTGAGCTCGAGCATTTGGATGGCGGCATGGCGAGACGTCGCGGTTTTTTGGTGTCGCGTGCGTGCAGGACTGTGATGGGCGAGTGCGGGGTCGCGAGCGAGCGTGCGGGGCTGGCGGCGGGCGTGCGGGAGGCGGTGGATGGGGCGATCGATGTCGCGATCCGGGAAGGGCTCGTGCGGGCGGATGATGGCCTGCTCACCTGGGTCGGGCCGGAGTTACCCATCGGGCGGGGCGAGAGGGCCGGCGACCGGGTCACGGATCTGGTCCAAGTCGCGGTGTTGGGTATGCTGCTCACCGCACTCGCCATGTTCTTTGTCCGACTCATCTTCTGATCGAGAGCAACCGACACGATCGGGTGGGGACCGTGTGTGGAGTGTGCGCTATTTCTGTCGATTCCATCGTCCGGGTATTGACAAGGTAGTGGGTGCGCTGTACCGTGCGGTTCTCCCCGGGGACATGAGAGATTTCGGGCCCGAGAAGGGCATCGATCAGCAGAATCGGGCCCGCTTTTTGGAGTCGCGATATGGATAACGAACGACCCGCCGCGAACCGCGTTGAGATTGGGCCCCGATTATGGCGATGGCCAGAGGCCGTAAAGGCGGTCTGCGAGGCCCTCTACACACACTCGACACCGCACGTCAGATCGATCGATCGCCAAGAGCTCGAGGAACTGGCCTTCCAGAAGATCATGAACGCGGGCGCCAACAGGCCCGCCGCCGTGGTCAGCCGAATGGTCATCCACTCGATCGATGAGTTGATCGAGCGACAGCACATCCGGGAGCTCGGGGGCGGAAAAAGCCTCTGCCTCACCCAGCTGGGCATCATGGAGTGCACGCCAACCCTCTATCTGACCCCCGAGCACTATGCGACCGGAACGCGGGCGAGTGCGCAGATCCCGGCGCCGCAGTGGCGACGGGCCACCTCCATCATCCGACTGGTCACCATGCTCGCAATGCCGGTTGTGCTCTACCTGGCGATCCAGGGCGCGAAGGTCGTGTTTGGAACGGGAGACTGATATGGGAACCATCATCGCGGGCCGGGAATGGGAGTCGCCAGAAGGCGCGTTGGCGGTGATCGACGCGATTTGCAAGGCGGGCTATGAAACCGCGGCGGATCTATCCGAGCCGGCGCGAGAATTACTGATCTCCGAGGCCGCCGATGCGCTGCTCGGATCCAGGGTCGGGCTCGAGCGGACATCGAGAACACGCGCCGCCGCCGGCTTCGAAGACCTGCTCAGGCTCGAGCTCATCATCAAACACGACGACCACTACCTCATCACCGGCCTCGTCGACGAGTGGTACCGGGTTCGATGCGCGTTGCGCTCGCACCTCCGAGCCGCGGCCGTCGAGGCCCAGGTCGCCACAAGGATGTCGGCGCGCGGGCCAGACCGCAAAGACGACCCCAGAAATTACATCGACGACGAAGTCGATTTTGTAGGGAGTAAACAGATGGGAGATCACAAAGCGAATTCGCCCCACAAAGGGGCGGAAGTCATCCGGGCTGTGCTGAAAAAATATGGGTGCGGCCCGACATCGGGCGGCATGAGCAAAGAAGGATTGCTGGCAAGAGCCGTGGACACATTGGAGGCACAGTGCTCCGAAAGGGGGCCGACCCTTCAAGCCATCGCAACGGAGGGCCTCGGTCTACTTCTCGAAAGCGGCGATGTCGAAAGCGTCGACGGCATTATTAGGCTGCGCGTTGCGACCGCCCCAAGCGGCATTCCAGCCGGCGGCGAAACCAACTGCGACCGGCTCGCCTCCGACAGGGCCGCGTGTCAAGCCGCTGTGTCACGGGCCGAGGGTGCTTCCGCCTACGCCAACAAGATCCTGCCATGGGTTCTCGGCCTCGCCATTGCGGTCCAGGTCTGCGCCCTGGTCATCGTGGTGCTGGCGGCGATGGCGATTGTTCGCATCATGGGCTGAGACTCACGATCGATTCACGGGAGGTCAGCATGGACGATCGAGAAGCACAGGCGGCCGAAGGCGGGGAACCGATGTTCTGGCGGTCGGCCGAGGGCGCGTACGCAGTCATCCAGGCGCTCAAGGGCAAGGACACCCTGCGCAGTGTGCACCACGACACGTTGATCCACTGCGCGGCGGAATCGATCGCGACCGAGACCGGCGAGAGCCCATGGTGGTCCCACCTCCAGGCGATGTTTGGGCTCGAGGACGCCGTACAAAACGGGGTCATCATCGAATCGTCGGGAAGGTATTACCACCTGGCCAACAACGGGGAAGTGCCCCACAGATTGCTCGTCGATCTCCGGGTCGCCCGCAATCAAGAGCAGGACGCCAGGGCGCTGGGGTCATCACCGACAAGGCGAGAAAGCATCGGCATCGGCGCTGCGGCGGCGCTCTACGTCATGACGTGGGTCGCCGCGGCGATTCTGTTGGCGGCATTGATCAACCACGTATGCAACACACTCCGGTCATGAAGGACGGGCGAACATGGAGAGGGTGATGACAGAGACAAAGGCAGTATGTCACGGGTGCAAAGCGGCTGGCGGTGACGGTAAAGACCCGGCAGCCGTGCGCACTGTGTCCACGAAGAGCCTCCTGCTGACACGCGGCCAGAGGGCAGAGACGATCGCTTGTGACGCGGCGCTCTCGGCGTACAAGAACGGGGTCTGGTTGTCGCAACCAGACTTTCGAGAGGAGGTTGTTGGGCAGATTATGGTCCACACTGCGGCCTGGAAGGCGTTTCTTACAGAGAACAAGGGCAAGGTTGTCGTGGTCGATGAGAAAGACGAATCCGGCGCGACGATCAGGGCGTCGGCGGCGATATCAGAGCTAATTCTGGCCGGCTATTTCGATATTCGCGACGATGACGAGGGACGCGCCACACTGAGGCTGAACAAGCGTGGTGCTCGCTACGCCAAGAAGGTTGTGCGAGGGTACGACCTCGTCGATTTCATCGGCGGGATCGTGCTGAACATAATCTTCTCGGCGATGTTCCTCGCGATCATAGGTTATTGGGTCAAGCCAATCTGACACTGAACAACAAGGACAATGGCCCACCGGGCCGAAGGAGACTCGCATGATTCTCGACTGGAAAACATCAAAAGAAGACACGCTCGTGATCACAAAGATCGCCCGCCGGGCGATAGATGACGGCGTCACCGATGACGACATGCTCACGGTCAGCATGGACCTGACGGCGGTGCATCTTTCGGTCGGCCTCGAGCTGGCCAACCTCCTGGCCGCGCCGGCCGACGAATTCCGGCACGACATCGAGGGGATCCAGGAGAACATCAACCGCAGAACCGGCGAGCTCGCCGGGTGCTTTGTGCCCAGATACGCGACACCGCAGGCCGAGAAGGGCGGCAAGTGATGCTCGGCGCGAGAGAGAACACTGAGTATCCGGCTCGCAACGATGCGCGCACACGCGCCGAGGGTAAGGGAGCGTAGTTATGACCGAGCAAGAGGCGTTTGTCGGGATCATGAATCTCAGCCGCGAACACAATCTGGGGCTTGAGCCGGACGGGTTCCACCTTGTGGACTACTCGAACCAAAATAAACCCATGTGGGAGATACGATCCCCAGGCTACGCCTGCTCGCTTAGCCAGGCTTCGAAGCGAGATATCCAGGCACTTACCGCGACGGCGTCGGCGTGGCTCGAGGAACGCAACATTTGGGTTGTGGGCAAGTGCCACATGCCCGTCATGGTCAGCATCACAATCCATGTTGATATAGGGCTGGAGCGGGGCGAGACGAAGTCGCGTTCGATCGAGAAGTGCATCGAAGAATACCAGGCGGACGTGTTCTCACACATGAGGCCGCTTCAAGTGCCGGCGTGTGTGCACGAGAACAAACTCGCCGGAATACACGCAGCGATCGAGGCCGTCGTCAACCGCGGAGACTGCGCCGACGATCCAGGCATCTACACCATGTTATTGTGAGCAAATGGATAGACAGGCGGCCGGGTGAGGTCGCCTCAGATCTACCCACGCGTCCAGTGACAGGGGCGTGCGGGTTTGCAGGGCCCGCTGCGGAACAGGCCGCAGCGAAGCCCGTAGCACAAGGCCGGCGTTCTCCGGGCCGAGCGGCCCGGCGTCGGTTTTGGGCAAGTCGTGAGTGCCCGGCAGTAAGCCGCCGACTGACTCAGGGAGGGAAACCTCTCTGCGGCGCAAAGTCAGCCCGTCCAGCCCAGCGGGTGCCGAACCACGAAGGGCTCTCCCCTGTCAACGAAAGGCGGCGGGCGGGATTGAAAGGAGCAACAGCATGAAGGTAGGCGACACAATATGGGTTGCAAGTTGGGATTCAGTAAACCAGAAAGGCGAAGACCCGACCGTTGAGCAAGCGGTCGTCTGCCAATACAGGACAGGTCATATATATCCGGTTAATGAAAGAAAAAGGTGGGGAATCATTGACCGGAAGACAATGACATCTGGCGAGTCGAGCCCATACAGAAACACTGCCTACGGGCACACAAAGGAAGAAGCAATCGAAAGACTTGCCATGATGTTTGAAGAGTCTCGACTCCGTCAACTGCAAGTAGCAGCGGACTGTATGAGCAGGGCTGAGATTGTTCGGTCTATGTCGAAAGACTTGAAAGGAGCAACAACATGAGCAAGATGAGTGTGGAAGAAGCAGTTGAGGTACTTCAAAGAAACAGAAAGCTGTCTGCTTCTGCGAGGGCCGGATTAGTCCTCGCCGACGCCCTCGAAGCCTCGAAGCGGCGGGTGCGGGTGTTGGAGGGGATCGTCGATCGTTTGCCCAAGACGGCCGACGGCGTGCCGATCACGCATGGGTGCGTGACATATTGCAACGATCGAAACCCATTTCCGCATGAATGGGCTATACGTCTTCGCAGCGGGGAGACGTTCGAGCAACATTGCAAGAGGGATAATGAGACACACTACTCCACCCGCGAAGCCGCCCTCGCCGCCCAACCAAGGGAGCACACCGATGTCTGTTGATGGAATGAAAGACCCGGAAGCCGTTGCTTTGTCTTCCAAGATCATCCAGTTCCGTGACGAAATGATCCGCCTTCGCAGGACGAGGACCGCCCAGGCATTGGATCACGCTATGGACTGCTACGCCGCCGACGTGAGCGAGAAGCACAAAACGTCGCTCATTCTTGTGTCTCGGAAAACGAGGAGGCGGCCATGACCACCGCACAAGGCTTCACCGACGCCGACCTCGTCTTCTGCATCGAGAACATAACCGACGACGCGAGAGCGAGGCTGAACATCATGCAGTATGAACACGGCCTTTGGTGTATCGAGCGCGGCGAAGATTTCGGATTTGTTGACGAGTTCACCTACGCCGACCACGCCGCCGTGCTCGCGGAGGTGGAGATGGAATTGAGGACGAAGCACGGAACGCTGATAGTCCCGATCGCATTTGGGGGCGACATATACTTTGTCCCGTCGCAAATCACAAACATCGCCGGAGATACCGTCGAACTCAAGATGGGCGACAAGGTCGGAGACACTCCGGACATCTTCACTGCCGCCCACGACGCACTCGCGCAGGTCAAGGAGGTGGGCGATGCCAACTGACGCCGACCGAGCCGCCCTCGTCGCGCCTTGTAAAGAGGCTGGGAAGTGAGCCCCAACCAAATATCACACTGGCGGTCCGTTCTGTTTGAAAAGTACAGACTATTCCTTGGAGGAATCAAGGAAGAAACAGTCTCTTACCACGCTGGGAAGCTCCTGACTCGGCGAGGATACGAGCGAGTGTACAGGACTGGTGTGTGGGTCTGGCGGCGTCCGCAAGATACGTCTCGGGGTGTCTCGTCAACAAGCGAACCGCACGCCTGCTACTTGGCGACGTGTAAAGAAGCTGGCGTCAAGCCGCAGAAGCGCAAGGAAGGCAGGTGAAGGACGTGTGTACTTCAAGTAACCCAGCCAAAGAACAGAAGAATACGCCAACTGGCGCCGACATCGAAGCGTTCAGTAGATTCATACGTGTGTGCGAATCACCCGCCAACAAGGCGAGAACCGGAACGCAGAGACTTCGGATGATCGATGGGTGGGAGAATCGTGATGGTCACGGCTGGGGACGATGCACGGCGTACCAAGGGAAAATACCACCCACACATCCCGAGCCGATCGACATCCAGGCCGTGCACGGCGCAATCGCCACCTTCTGTGAGAACAACAACAACCTGATCCAGACGTGGAAAATAAAGGACGGCGAGTGCATGTGTCAGATCGTCGTGGACATGCACCGTGCAATAGCCACTGGTTATGGGCCGACATACCTGGCCGCCCAAGTGGACGCGATTGAGAATCTGATATATTCGTGATCGTGCCGGCACCCAACAGGAAGGTGGCGTCGATGGAAGCGGATGACAAGATACAGGTTGCTCGCCGGGGCACCTTCCATAAATTCAGGGAGGGGAAGTAATGGGCAAAGAAATGACACCGGGCCGAGCAATTGTTGAGGGCCTGTCTGGGCTACTGAAAACGCTGCGCGATGGAGCAAAGCCGGAGGAACGCTACAGGTCCGCAACGGTTCGGAGAATCACCAACCCGAAGACCGGCGAGGAAATCATCACGCGGATCTCAACAGATCCAAAGGAGCAGAAGTGATCACCCCCGATCCCGCCCACATCACCGCATTGCTCGAGTATTTACCCGAAGACGCACTGAATCGGCTCGGGTGGAAACGCAACAAAGCGATTCGCGGTGGGTGGACCGTACACGACGGGAACACCACGCGATGGGTCGCGACTGCGACCTATACCAATCTCGCCGCCATCTGCCACGAGGTCTCAATATGGCTGAGGGACGAGCACGGCAAGATAGTGTCGCCGACCATCAGAAACATAGACGGCGTAAGGCGATGGGTCCTCGTGCATCTCGCCGAGAATGGGTGTGCACCACGGCTCGACTGTGCCGACAGCGAACCGGCCGCCCTCGTCGCGGCCTGCAAGGAGATAGGGAAGTGAGCATGACGAAAGAGGAAGCGATCCATCTCGTCAGCGAGGCCCGCAAGCGAGCCGCAGAGTTGGCCGAGCAGTCGGACTCCGTGAAATCTGAATACGGGCCGGGCCACAGCGACGGCGCGTGGGAGGACTCGGGCCTAATCTCGCGGCTCGCCGATGCCCTTGAAGCCAGTGAGCAAAAGGTGAAACAACAGGAGTTTGCGATCTCGGCGTTTTGGAACGAGCACGAGCGCCTGATGAGAGCCAAGTGCGGCATGCCGTCAATCGATCATCTGAGCAAAGAAGAGTTGGTCGTCGTCGAGACACCGAATGGTGACCAGTGGATTGTTCACAAGGACATTGGCGCAGCACTTGCCGCAGCGAACACCACACGGACCGCTCACGCGGGCGGCTCGCCGGGAGACCATAATGAGTGAACAAAAACAGAGACCGTCCCCGTCTCTTGCAGAAGCCGCGGTCGCACTAGACACATTGCGAGGCGAGTACGCGACCCGGGGTGCCGACGTGCATGTCGAAGTCACGCAGGGTTTCATATCCAAATGCGTGAGCGTGATGCACAGATCGGCCGACCACATAGAAGAGCTTGAAGCAGAGAAAGTACAACTCAAAGACAAGGCCGACGCATACGACATTCTGCAATGGCTGATCAGCGAGGGGCACCACGACTTCCGCTGGGACTACGACTGTGACACCGAGATCGTCACGCTTGAATCGTCAGGGCTGACGGTCGAGACCTCACTGCACGAACTCGGGCGCGACAGTGTCGCGACAACGCTTCGGATGCTCAAGGCACTCGCTGAACCAAGAAAGCGATCGGATGCGGCCGCCCACAAACAAGCATGAGGACGCGACGGGTGCTCTACACAGGTTCATGTTGCATGCGGCGTGCAATCCGGAGTTAGGCGGCATTTCTCTGCCCGAAACCATCGTGAAGTGTGTGATTAGCAACACAACCAGCAAGGGCCGCGGCGCCAGGGCGGTCTTATACAGAAACATGTATGTGGATACGCGCGATATCGGCATCATTGAGTATGGCATGATTGTGAACATAGTGACCTCTGTATTGATGAGCGAGGTTGACAGACTGCACAACCTGAGCGGGCGCGCCGGCGGCCAGGCGGCAAACATCATGACAAAGCAGAAGATGTCCACAGCAGCCGAGAGGATGGTGGTAGACGAAATAAGCAAACTCGAGAAGAAAGGAGATCTCGTAGTAGCGATGATCAATCCAACTGACGACACACTAGAGGTCTGGCTACGCCATAAAGATGTGTCGTTCCGTGAACCAGCGGGGCGGATGCCGCTATGACAATCGTCGACACGATCGATGGGTCGGACTACGTGGATGCCGCGTGCATCACGGCGGTGTCGCGTATAACAAGCGATGGTTATGTGCCAGAATACATAGCCGTGGTCGACATGGCCGCAGCCAGCCTCGGCGGCGGCCTGGTGCGAGGCAAGAGCGCGGCATCATCGGTCAAGCATTCGCTGGAACGTCTGGTTTCACAGGGGTACCTAGAGATCGATCAGATCACTGTCATAAAGGGCTCGCCCATCGGGGTCTTGTTGAAGCTCACTAAGAAGGGCGAGTCCTTACAGAAAACGGCGGCCGAAACGAGCAAGAGAGCGGAGCAATTTCTAGCAAGGTCGGCGGCCGAGGAGCGCTTTGAATGAACAACGTGTGGAAGCGACCAGAGGGTATGACGAAGCGGCGATGGGCCAGGTACATCAAGGCCATGGTCTATGTTCTCGAGCAACTTAACAAGTCCAGTGACATAACGAGAAGTAAACTCGTCGAAGTCGCGAGCAAAGCAAATGCCAACGACGGCGCCATCGTCAGTCAATTAATCGCAATCGGCTCTGTCAACCGGCTGGTCGACCACGGCATGGTTGTGTACGAGCGCAGTTGTGGCTGCAAAAACAACAGACTGATGTTTATCACTAACAGAGGCATTAGGGAGATGGCCAGAGCCAACAGGCGTGCCGGGCTAAGGAGAGTGTTGGCCGCGCTGGCCGTCGCTACGGCGTGTGGTGTGATAGCTTTTTTAATCGGATACTTGCAGTAGCCAGCGTCTAATGAAGTGGGCAAGGCCAGGCGAGAAGGAGAAGCCGATGCCTCAGACACCGAATGGACTCTCGGCGCCAGCGAAAGGGGATGTCTCGCGATGAAGACCGCGTGGCACATGTCGGGGTGGGTGGCGATCGCGACGGTTATGGCGACGGCCACGGCGGCCGCGAGCATCAGCATTGATGGATCCGTGACCAGGGCGGTTATGATGGCGGTGGTCGCGTTCAGCATCATCGGGATGTTTGAGTCGATGGTGAACAAGACCAGGTCCTACCCGGTTTATATGGCGATCGTCTGGTTCAACAACGCCAGGTTCGTCTCTGAGGTGGCTGGCGCCGGTCCGGTGTGGTCGGTCGTAATCGGCGCCGTGGCGCTCCTGCTGGCGGCGTGGTTCGGAGTGATGTATCTTTACGCCAGCAGGTCGCACACCGAAGGCGACGGCGGAGACCATCAATGCTCAGAATCACCGGACAGCTGGCCACAATCAGGTGCCCACAGTGTAATGGGGTCGGCCGGGTGCCGATGGACCAGACGTACACAGTCAGAACGGGAACACCCGGCACACCACTGAGCAATCCCGGCGCAGGGTCGCCGATACCATGCCCGACGTGCAGGGGCAAGAAGGAGATCCCCGCCGAAGAGGAGCGCCCCTGATGGCCAGTGACAGCGGAACACAAACACAGCCAGGCAGCGTGATACTGATCACCACCTACAGAGTCGCCGGGAACGGCAGGAAAGAGAAGGCTGGCGAGCAGAAGTGCCTTGTGGTTAAACGAGAAGAACTGGACGACACGATGCTGTGTATGCCCATAAACGTGTCGGGGGAGCTCGGACAACCCAGGTGGTACCACGCGCCGAGTACAGATTACAAACATGTTGCCTAATGGCACACAAAAAGGACCACAACCGCCGATACACGTGCGTCTAGTGTTGTGGCGGGGCGTCCGTCTACACCGATAACACCAACTCGTGCGGGACGGACTGATAATGTTTTGGGACTCACTCTTACAGCATTGGCAATCAGCGGCCCTTATCGCCGGCGCAATCGGGTTCTTCATCGCACTCAGGGGCTTTGGCGAGTTTGTCAGACAGTTCAGCATGACCCAGGTCGAGATGCTGCGGGCGATCGTCAAAAACGAGGCGGTCGAGATCAAGCAGCACGCCGAGCAGGCGGTTATCAGAACCAATGGCTACCCGGCTCTGTGCTTGCAGAATTCCCCCTTTCCATTCTGGTACAAGGAATACGTCGGCGGCGGCTTCGTGATGAAGAGCATCAACCCGGCGTACACCAAGCTGTTTGGCGTCACCCAAGAGGAGTACGTCGGCAAGTCCGACGATGCGCTGTGGCCGAAGGCCACCGCCGAGATGATGAGAACCAACGACCAGACGGTCTACGTGACCGGTCGACAGCTCAGAACGATCGAGAGCCTGCCGGACAACCCCGCAGACCCGAACTCGCCAATGACGCAATGGCTGGTTGTTAAATACCCGGTGCCATCATCTGAGGGCGGCATCAAGGGTGTAGCCGGCACCTGCTACCCGCTGGAAAAATTCGACAAGATCATCGTCTCGACCCTGCCCTCGATCATCTAGACCGCTGTTGACATACCAGTCCGAAACCAGTACGATCGAACGCTTCAATCACAAGCGCGGATCTGCTGCGTAACGGAGAAAGGTATGAAATCAACAGGCCTGATCGTCGACAACTTTGCTGGCGCCGGTGGCGCGAGCGTGGGCATCGAGAGCGCTATGGGAAGGAAGGTCGATTACGCGATCAACCACGACCCAGAGGCGATAGAGACCCACGTTGCGAATCACCCGAACACCAAGCACTTGATCGAGGATGTCTTCGATGTCGACCCGCGTGAGCTATGTGCTGGGCGACCGGTCGACCTAGCCTGGTTCAGCCCAGACTGCACACACCATTCACGAGCAAAAGGCGGCAAGCCACGCGACAACAAGCGGCGAGGTCTCGCGTGGGTTGTCATTCGGTGGGCCGCAACAGTTCGTCCCAAAGTCATCATGCTCGAGAATGTCCCGGAGTTCCAGACGTGGGGCCCGCTCAACAGCGACGGACAGCCGTGCAAACGCCGGACTGGAGAAACATTTAGGTCGTGGGTCGGCGAGCTGCGCCAACTCGGGTACGACGTGCAATGGCGAGAGCTCGTTGCCGCAGACTATGGCGCACCGACGATCCGCAAACGACTCTTTCTCGTCGCCAGGTGCGACGGCGAACCGATCCGGTGGCCGACGCCGACGCACGCGCCGCGCCACAAGGCGGTCGTTCTTGGCCTTGAGCCATGGAGGTCGGCGGCAGACTGCATTGACTGGTCGCTCCCGATGCTCTCGATCTTTGCCACGCCGGACGAGGCCAAAGAGTGGGCCAGGGCCAACGGGGTGTCGGCGCCAAGGCGTCCGCTCGCAGACGCAACGCTGCGTCGCATCGCCCGGGGCGTGATGCGGTTTGTTGTCGAGTCGGATGACCCGTTCGTAGTGACGTACGCGCAGCATGGTGGATCATCACGCAGCCCATCAGAGCCGATGCACACGATCACAGCCAGCGGCAAGGACCAGAACTGCATCGCAGTCCCAACCCTGATCCAGACCGGGCACGGCGAGAGAAAAGGTCAGAAGCCGCGCAGCCTCGACATACACGCCCCCCTCGGCACCTGTGTCGCCGGTGGGTGCAAGCACGGCCTGGTGTCGGCGATGTTGTCCAAGCACAACGGAAAGACCACGGGGCAGAGGGCGTCAGATCCGCTTCACACCATCGCCGGCAACATCAACAAAAGTCTTGTCGCCTGCTCTCTCGAGAAGATGCGTGGCACTGGCCGCGGCGGCAGCCTGCGAGAACCTGCGCCTACGCAGACCGCGGGAGGAAACCACGCCGGCCTCGTGTGCGCGTTCTTGCAGAAGTATTACGGCAGCACAAAAGATGGCGCCCCAATGGATTCTCCGATGCACACAGTGTCGTGCACCGATAGATTCGGACTGGTCACCGTGGCCGGGCATGACTACATGATCGGCGATATTTCAATGAGGATGCTACAACCGCACGAGCTGTTGAAGGCTCAGTTCGGACGATTCGCCAGTGGCTACACATTGCTCGGCACCAAACGCAGGCAGGTGTCGTCCGTGGGCAACAGCGTATGCCCAGAGGTTGCGTACGCACTCGTATCGGCGAACTTCTTGAGGAACAACGTGTCATCTCATGTCGGAATCCACGCAGATGCGAAGTCGCCCACGGCAAAGCAGGTGATCTCATGACCGAGATCAAGATCCCAGAGCACCTGTCGGGTAACAGGCGATATCGCGGGCTGCCGGTGCCGAGAGTTGTCGCGGCGTCAGCCCGCGGCAGAATCGTCCTGGCCCCATCAACATGGAACAACTACGACCTGATGACGATGTGGGAAGCCGAGGATGGACCGCCCGACTTCGGGAAATACGACGAAGAGCTCCAGCGCAGGAGTGTCGCCGAGTGTTGGTGTCACGTTTGCGGCAGGAAGGAGAAAGAACTCCTGATCTGCGCACCGAGTGATCCAAGCCAGATTACTGTTGCGGGGAGCGCCGTGTACGTGTGCGTTCAACCGTGGGTCTGTGCACCGTGTCTGGCGTTCTCGATCCTCGTCTGCGGTCCGATCAGGAAGGCGATCAAGGAGAACCGCGGCGCGGTGTTTGCCAACATCGATCACGCTGGGATTGTCCAGACCAGATGGAAGCCCGCATTGCCAGAAGATCCAGTGCCGCCCGAAGGCGCAAGAGTGCTGTCGGCCCACAAAATCATGCTGCGGGGCGAGAGAGGGAAGTACCCATGTGTTCAAACCCTGCCACTGTGGGCATCAACAGTGGCCAGGAGGTATCACCGAAAGTGGTCTCGCGACAGCGGCCTAGAGACGTTACAATCACCGTGACCAGTTGGCGGGCACACGAGGAGGGGAGTGTTATGATCACGGCTGCCAAAATGAGATCGATTGCTGGAAGGTGCGCGAGCGACAGGAGGTGCGAGCAGACCTTTGGTGATTGCCAGAACCGTTCGTGGTGGGTTGCCCGGGTCATGGCCAGGGGCAGGCGCGGTGTGCCAGGCAGGGTGGACTCGCCCAGGGGCAAGGCTGTGGCGGGGGAGCGCGAGACAAGCCTGTCACACACTTGACGAATACAGCACGGACGATTACAGTACGATAGACAGCGGGGTGGAGCAGTTCGGTAGCTTGCTGGGCTCATAACCCGGAGGTCGCGGGTTCAAATCCCGCCCCCGCTATTTCAGAGATACGCAGGAAGGCATGACAATCAAGCCACACCATTCGGTGAAGGGGTAAACAAGATGCTCAGCGAATTCGACATGAGTAAGCTTGGCGAGATCGACGAAGGTCGTCCGCTGATGATGATTCAGAAGGCGATCAAGTCGGCGACACAAGACTGTGTGAACAGACCTGGACTGTCGAAAACCCGCAAGATCAACATCACCCTCGAGCTCACTCCGATCTGCTCAGAAGACGGCGTGTGCGAAGAGGTTGACGTGGAGGTTGTTTCAAGCGCGTCAATCCCAAAGTCGAGATCCAAGCCGGTCAACATGAGGCCGCACGTGCGGGGCAGCCTCTTGTTCAATAACCAGTCTCAGGACGACGTGCATCAACACACCATCGACGAGCTCGGCAAGCAAGACTGAGAAACAGAAAGTTTGATCATCACTCAAGGGCAACACGCCAGTTGGAGATCACAATGTCAGCAAACGAAGATCAGGGTCACAACGTACGCGGGCTAACGGAGCCGGCAATCCGATCCATCGCCAGCCTTGTCGCCGGATCAATGAAGCCGACAACGTACAAATACCCTGGTGTAGACGAGCGGGTCGGCACCGTCGACAAAGAAGGTGTAATCACAGACCAAGTATGGGTGCCGCCAAGGCGATACATGGCCGAATCCGTCGACGGCCTTGTTTCCATGCTCGAAGACCTGTCGGATGTTCATGAGGACATCAGGATCTTTGTCGGCCCCGAAGAGGTTGTTGCCATCCTGGGCGAGCGGGGGCACAGGCAGGACCGGATCATCATGCCGCTTAAAACGTGTGAATCATACCATTTCATCAAGGACGGCGTGAGGGTCACGCAGCAGGAGTTTGTATTCAAACTCCGAACGCTGTACAGCGGCAATTACTCACCGGACACGCTGCTTCCGACCATCCGAAGCCTCAAGCTCAAGAAGACGGCGAGCGGCACCGCGAGGGTTGAGCATGGCAGCGAAACGGTTGACCACGAGATTGAGGCGATGATCCGTGGCGAAAACGGCGACATCCCGGACGAGATCACACTCAACACGCCGGTCTACAAACAGATCGCGATGGCTACGCCGAACGAGAAGCAGGTCATCCGGTGCGCGCTGCAACCGAATGTCGAAGACAAGACCTTCACGATCCAGCCTCTCGAGGGGGAGGTTATCCGAGCCGCGAAAGGCGCCAGAGACCGAATTGTGATGGCTCTGAAAAACGTGGGTCTCACGGGCGCGAAGATCTACGTCGACGCGAAGTACAACTAGCTTTGTTCGCGCGGGAGCGGGGCATGGTGTCCGGGGAGAGCCCGGAACGCACGTTGTAGAGGTGTTCATGAAACACCCCGCCGAAGCGCTTTGAAGAGGGAACACGCCTGACCTTCTTGGCCAGTTCGAAGCGAAAGCACCGTCATGGCCGGCGAAATGGCGCGACAGCCGGGAGAGACCGGCATTTGCCTCGGGGCGCATGGGTACGCGCCACGCACGGACGGCAGCGGGTGAGGGTTAACAACCCCCGCGTGAGGAAAGCCGATAGCCCCGTGTCTCATCACAGGTTCGAGTCCTGTCCGAGGCGTTATGTCGACACGCACCAGGCCTCACAGGTCGACTGGTGCTGATCCGGTAGCCACCCGCGAACGCCGCCTGCTTCTTTGTTGAGGCAGGCGGCGTTCTTGAGTGTGCCGCACAAGAACAGTACGATGCAGACGGTCGTCGAGAGGAGGATGTATGCAAAGGCACGTCACGTGGTTCTACGACACGGTACCGTTCTACAAAACAACGGTCGGCAACGCTCGGTGTGTCTATGGACTCCGTGCTGACGTCCGACACAGGACCGACCCGCTGAACCTCATGCATGACCAAAACGCGCTGATCTCGGCGATGGCGATGATCGCGCTCCTGCCAGACACAACCTTCTGTCTGCACACAGCACACCCGGACCGGCTTGAGGCCATGATGACCGCGGCCGATTTCCAGCACAAGCTTTTGGTCGCATCGAGTGCGCATGTAGAAAATGCACCGTGTCTGCTGCCGAGGCAGTGCCGTCTGATTGAACAACTATCGCACGGATCCACCTATCACGGTCTCCCAGGAAGCAGCCCAGACTCGGCCGTGCCCGGATTCTTGCCCCTCCCAAACCTGATGCTCGGCGTTGAAATCGATGACGACGAGGAAATGGGTGCGGCGAGAGTGAGCAGCCTGTGCCGTACTCCGGCGTCGTGCCGCTACTTGCTGGTTTACAAAGACACGGGGCCGCTCTGCCAGGCCAGGCGAGTCGGCGAAGAAACACTGGTTTCATACGCATTCACCGAAGGAACCGGCGGTTCGCTACCAAACCTGCACGCCGTCGGCGTGGTTGGCGGCGCAATGGACCTGGACAGATACAAGGCGTGGGAACAAGCCATGCGCAACACGGGCGCGGTCCTGCTGGACTGTGCAGAGCACGTTTTTGGAGAGCCGCACACCAGCGGCAGAGGGGAAACGAACAATGGAAAGACTCCCAAGACAGCTGCCGATGAGTCAGAGGCAGAAGTACGCAGAGATTGAGGAGCTCGTTCTCGAATACTTCGGCGTGAGCGCGGAGGTGTTCTCGAGCAGAACCCGCGGCAAGCGCGAGGTTGCGGCCAGGCGGATGGTCGCAGAACTCAGCCGCAAAAGAGCTAAAATTGCCTACCCCAAGCTTTCCAGTCTTATGTCCAGAAACCACTCGTCTGTGATCACCAGCAGGAACGCGTTGGCGGAACTGGTGAAAAAGAAGGCCAAAATGGACATAGGGCACGAGTCAGACGGATTGACGTGGCTGGAAGTGTACTTTGTCCTTGAGGCCGAGTATGAGAGGCGAACGGGTGATACAGATAAGTAGGCCGACGCCGAAAGCAGCGCACATGAAGGCAAGTCTCTCACAACAAGCGGTGAACACGTCCATCATGTCAATCGGCATAAGGTTAGGCAAATCACTCGGAGCCGCCGCGGCTAGGCATGTCGACTGCCACCTCATGCGCGAGCTCAACGTCCTCCCGAGATACAGAGACACCGAGGACGCACTAGACCTGCTTGCAAAGAAGATACTTCGGGATGAGTACGAGGCCGAGGTCATCCCCAGGATGTACGAGGCATCACACGAGACCGATGCGTACTCGAAGAAGACAATCGCAGGGACTATCACTTCCGAATCAGTGAGCGACAGAAAATCCCGGGAGGCGGCCAGGGAAGGCCTCCTGTCCGAGATCGCGATGTACAAACACTACGCGAGACAGAAAGATGAGACGATTCTGAAAAAGAAGATCCATGTCGTAAAAGCCAGAAAAGAGTTGTGGCGAACCTGTCCGAAGGTTCCGAAGCAGTTCCAATACGGCGGTGTGCCGGAGGTGTGCATGCCACTCAGGAGATCGGTCTAGGCCCGCGTCTAATATCGGTGACCCAAGACGGAGAGACCGAATGGCCAGCACCGGCGGAAAGACAATGCTCGGGTTCACCAGAAGCGGACTGGCGAGCCATCTCAATACCGGCTATGCCCGGGTCCTCTTCGTGGGCGACCAAACAACAGACCCGGACTTTGGCGATCTTTCGACCAACGGACAGGCTCACGGCCTGGCAAAGATGATCTGGAGCCGGTTTCGGCCCACCGAGGTGGTCGGCCACTGCTTCTGGCACAGCAGCGGCAACGTCGGCAGCGACGGAAATCTCATGATCACCGGATCGCCGCCATCATCGACAGCCACAATCAGAAGAGGAAACGGGTCGGATATCACTGGTCCGTACACGGCCAACGAGACCTTTAGCAAGGGCGGCAGGAGCTTTGCGCCTGGCAGCTTGTCGGATAGATGGATCAACGGGTCGGCCTTCACAAGCACGAACATGGGTGGGCCGGCGCTAGACGAGAGCTACCCGGCCACGATGGACAAGTCGTGGTTCGACCGTGTCGACGTGAATGTCAGCTTCGGTCTCTGGAGAGAAGCTGATGGCAGCCCCAACGTCGACATTCGGGCCGCGAGAAAGAACGACGCCCTGACGGCGACCTATGGGACCGTGCTGCTAGATGGGGCGAACCTGACCCAGAACCAGGGCCAGGTCCTCGTGACGCTGAACAAGACGATTCCTGGAGAGATCGGCACCTCTGATAAGAAGTGGCCATATCTCAACATGATCACGATCGGCGCGCAGGCACAAAAGAGTGTGATCATGACCGCCTGCCGGATGTGGAAGGCCGGCGCCATCACGTCTGGTATCGAAACCAGCTTCTTCGGCGGTCCGGGCTACCCACCAGAGTCGTTCCTTGACGAGACAGACCCAGCCAGGGAGCTTATGGGAGTTACCAACCCCATCACAGATGGGTACGCCCACTGCAACGACACACACCTCGCGCCGTTCCTGTCGGTGTACGGCTGGCCAACGGTTCTCTGGATCCGCTTGGGTCACAACTCGCCGAATGCGGCAAGATCAAAGGCCGCGGCACTCAAAGAGACCTACCAGCGGATCGTCGAGCGGTTCGCCGCGGCCTACCGGGCCAACGGCAAAGACATCCCGTGGTTCGTGCTCGAGACGCCATACGCCTGTCCCGCGCTGTCCATCGACCAGCACGATGCCTATCTCTCGGTGGTCGTCAACCTGCACAACAACGGGACGCCCGGCCACGATGCGCCGCCCGGCTCGCCATACTCCACATACCCACCTGTGCCATCGAGCAAGATCGCGATCATCAACCGGAGACAGATACTGGTTGATGATGGCGCGAGGCCTGGCGTCTGGGACGCCAACGGCGTCTTTATCGCGAACGGCAGCGGGGGAACCGGCCTGGTCAACACAACCCAGAACTCGCTGTCTGGGGCGGTAGCCCAAGAGGACCTTCTGATCAGCCTTCTCGAAAACCCGGTGGTAGACACAAAGCCGTTCACGGGTGTCGCTGACATCACTGATTCGCCAGAGGCCAAACACCGTCTGAATGTGACCGGCAAAAGGTAGTCCCGACGTGCCACCAAGAAGCGTCTATAGGCCCATTGTGAAGATACGGCTCGCCGGCCTGGTCGACGATGCCGACTCTGTCATTGAGAGCGAGATCACCGATGGCAGCGTGCTGCAACGGAGCGGCAACGCCATTGTAGGAGTGAACCCGAACACCCTCTACACGACGCCGTTGTATGACGACGGCGGCCTGGAGAGCGACGGCGGCGAAATACGACTGTCTGGGGCGGCGGACCTAAGCATCGTCACCGATGACGGCGTGTTCGAGTTCGCCGGCACAGACACAGGAAACGGCGTTGAGTGTGCCTACGCATTTGTTGGCAACGACGGGACCACGTCCGACACAGCGATCTTCGCCCAGGTCGACAACCAGGCAACGCCTGCGATCTCACAAGACGCCGACGGCCTCACCATCATCCAGTCGGCCAGCGGGGAGACGATTCATATCATCACCAGCGGCTCCGCCGGCATCCATATCGGGCAGACCGCATCACCGATCAGCCCGACAGGAGTTGGGTCGGTGGTAATCGGCGGCAAAGACGGAACCGGCGTGATTACAGCGAGTGGTGCGTACAGCCTTGTCATCGGCGCCGCCGTGTCGACCGGCGAACTGATCGCAGACGGCGTCTACGCGGCGTATGTGCGAGGGCTCGCCTTGGCCGGTGGTGTCATCCAGAGTTCGGGATATGGCAGCTCGGCATCCGGCTATGCGATCCTTGGCACCTCATCGATTACTGCGTCCGGGGCGGGCTCAGACTGCGGTGGCGTCGCGGGCTCAACGGCGCCATCGACAATGGTCACCTCGGGAGCGGGATCGTTTGCCAGGGGGGCGGGGCACAGTGTCGCCGGGGATTACGGCGCCGCTGTAGGGCTATCAAACACGATCAGTGCGGCCGGCGATTCGGGGTTCGCCGCCGGTTCAGGAAACAGCGTCACAGCAGACTCGGCAGCGGCGATCGGCAAAGAGGCGTCTGCCAGGCTCCCGGGCGCTGTCGCCGAGGCGTCTGGGTCAAACGCTGCGCCTGGAGACGCCCAGGGCCTGCGCGTCAGCCTACTCGCATCGACGACCGACGCGACTCCCACAGAAATGCTGATCGACGGAAGCGACCGAATCGCCATCCTTGCAAACAGCACGGTCGTGTTTAAGATCACAGTTGTCGCACAAGAGCAGGCCGGGGGCACTGAGAGGGCTGCCTACACACTCAAGGGGGCGATATACCGAGATGTCACGGCGGCAAGCACAACGATCGGCGGCAGCGTGGATAAAACGGTCGTCTTCGAGACAACCGCCGGGTTCGATGTCTCGGCGACGGCAGACACCACGAACGGTGCGCTGAAGATCGAGGTCACCGGGCTGGCGGCTACGGACGTGTATTGGGTCGCCAGAGTCGAACTTTCAGAGCTCGTGGCGCCCGCATAAAGCCCGACCGGGTCTCGCCGGGTTGACATAACCAGTATGGCGGCGGTATCAATTGTGCGTGAGACTCGGCAGCATCAACAGCGTGACCATGATGGGCAGGATTGCCAAGGACATCGCCACGCACACGCCGGGGGTCAATCGCCAGCTACTCGCCAAGTCCAGCATCGCGGTCAACACAAGAATCAAATCACCAGCCGGCGAGGAGCGGGTTGAGACATGCTTTCTTGAATTCGAGGCGTGGGGCGATCTTGCCAGGGCGCTGTACAACGGGTTCGAGAAGGGCGACCCAATTGTACTGATAGGACGTCTCAAGCAGTATCAATACGAAGACAAACGAACGTCGACCACTGCGACGAAGCACGTCTTGCGCGTGGAGTCGTTCCAGAATATCAAAGGCGCAGCCAATGAGCCGAACAACGGCGACACCGCTCCAGAAAGCTTATTTCAGATCCCAAGCGAGACTGAGGAGGAGGGCGAGGGTTGAGGCAAGACTCGGCGGCTGGCTGGTTGGCTGGACGATAATCACGGTCGCGGCGTACGCGGTATGGGTATTCGTGGACACGGTCGAGATGTACGTGCCACTCATCGCCAGCGCCTTTCACCTCATGCTGTATCTAGCTCTCCTGCTGACGAACCTGTTGAGGCACGCAGAGAGGCAAAGGCTGCGAGAACTCGACGCTCGCATATCCGAGGGCGACAATGGATAACGACAGGGCGACAACCGTCTACATGAGCCCGCACAAGTTGTGTGTGCACCCAAAGAACCCGAACGAGATGACCGACGAGGTCTATGAGAAGCTGCTCCGAAACATCAAAACAACAAAGCGGATGCCTCCGATAATCGCCAGAAGCCTCGAGTTGACCGAGGACTTCATTGAAGAACGCGACGCCGGTCTGATCCAAATACTCGACGGGGCACACCGACGGCGCGTGTCGATAGATATTGAAGAGGAAGAGGTCGAGGTCCGCGTGTGGTCCGGTGTGACTGATGTCCAGGCGTACCGGTATCTGTTGACACTCAACCACGGCGGCAAGGACAACCGAAAGAAGAGACACGAGCTTATCACCAGCTTGCTCGGTGTCGAGAACGATCCGAGCACTCTCGCCTTGACACTGCCTGAAACAGAAGCACAGATCGACGCGATTATCAGCGAGACCAATCGCGAGGACATCGAGGACGCTAGTGAGAGGGCCAGGGAGATCACCGAGCGAGAGCCGGTTACTTTCTTCATGCTGAAACACCAGTCTGCCACGCTGCGAAAGGCGATCAAGGCGGCGATGGCGTCGATGGACAGCGAGCACCAGGAGGTAGACTGTGAAGAAGGTGAGGCGCTTATGCGTATCGCCGGCGTCTATTTGGAGAGCACCGGAGACGATAGTTGACCGACAGCCTGCTGAACATCGAAGATGATACGGAGCAGCAGCGGGAGAAGTCCGCGCTTACCGATCGGGAGTGGTCGCTAATCAATAGCCTGAGCGAAGTCTGCATGATTCTCGCACAGGAGCCGACGATCGACAAGGCGATCGAGTCGGTCGAAGACGCGCTTGTGGTGTCGACTGCGGAGGCCCGCCGATGGATCGCCAAGGCCCAGGAGTACATGGCGACCGGCTGTGTGAACAATGTGGCACAAGCCAAGCAAATGTATCAGCTTAGGCTCGAGCACATCTACAGCGTGGCAATCAAAAACGCCGTCACAGACGACATTGAGGTCACGCAGAAGCCGGTCAAGATCGTTGACGACACGGCGGCTGGCGCAGGAAAGACCAAAGTCGTCTACCAGTCGATCACGAAGGTGAAAAAGAACACTCTCAACCCGGCAGCCCTATCGATCGCATTCAAGGTGCTTCGAGAGCAGGCCAGCCTCAATGGCCTGCGTCCAAAGGAGTCCCGCGGCCCGGTGCCAAGCGGCAACGTCAACGTCCAGATTAACCTCGGCGAAGAATCGGCAAGGGTGGTATCGATGTCCACCCAGGACCTGGCAAGCATGGTCGGCGCGGAGTACGTGGCAAACGAGGCACCAGGAGATGGCCAAGAACCCAGACCAGAAATACTTCCGAACGCCACTGGAGAAGAAGAAGGCACCAAAGCCGCTGAGCAAGGTGGGGAAGACCCAGAGACTCCAGATAGGTCGGGCGATGGCGCAGGCTGAGGAAGAGGTCAGCACGCCGGCCGGCAGCGAGATGGTCACCATTCAGATCAAGGGTGCCGACGGCAAGCCGGTCCGGGTCAAGATGCAGCGCCGCGAGCTCGTGCGCAGGGCGATGTCGACCCGTGTCGCGGAGCAGACGATCTATCTGGCCAAGCACGTCCACATCACAGAGAAGGGCAAGGGGATCAAGCTCGACGCGCAGTGGGCCAGGATCTACGCCGACCCGTCGACCGATATGCGCATCATCTCGCCCGCCCAGCGAGGGAAGACGACCTACCAGGTTGTCAAGACCATGGCCCAGCTCTCACTCGGCATGTCCGTCGGCTGGGTCATGCCCAAATACAACAAGATCCAGGAGTTGGTCAACGGCAAGATTAACCCGACCATCAGAAACACGCCGTTCTACGCGGAAATGCAGCGGGACTCGAGTGGTGTCGATCAGATTCAGTTCAAGACATTCGGCAAGTACGGCAGGCTCTATCTTGTGACCGCGAACTCAGAGGATGATCTGACCTCGTTCTCGGCCGATGCGATGCACGTCGACGAGAGAGACTTCTGCGACAGAAACCTATTGCCGATGTATACGTCGCGCATGAACGCGAGTGACTACAGGCTCGCCGACGAGATCTCGACACCAACCGTTCCCGGGGCCGAGCACATTCGGGGCCAGCGTGGCAACGACAACATCCATACCGAATTCCTCTGCGGCGATCAGCACAGATATTGGTCGAGGTGCCCCTATTGCCAGACCGAGCAAATCCTCGATTGGTATGAAAACGTGGTCAAGATCGAGACCGACGACTCGGGCCGGATCATCGATTTCGGCGTAAGGGACCAGGACTGGTCTCCGGGGGCGCAGAACGACGCCCGCGTGTGCTGCAAGAGTTGCGAGCGGCCGTTTGACCGTCTCCGGGAGGGCAGGTGGATCGCGCACAAGCCGGGAAGGCGGGTGCGAAGCTATTGGGTCGAGGCCCTGGCAACAGAGGTGGGCCCCAGCATAAGCGAGATGGTCGACCGATTCGGCAAGGCTCTTGGCAACCCCTCGAAGATGCAGCAGTTCCACAACATGGACCTGGGGCGGCCCTATGCGGGTGGCATGCTCGCATTCACAAGAGACATGTTCATCAGGTGCTCCGAGAATTCGCACTGGATGATGACAAGCTCAGACGGGCCGTGCACGATCGGCATCGATGTCAACATGCCGTGGCTAGACATCCAGATCAGCCGGTGGAAGGCCGGCAGGCAGATCAAGGCGTGGGCGGGCCGGATCCAGGGTGACGAGACCCAGATTCTCGCCCTCTGCAAGAAGTTTGGCGTGGTGGGCGGCATCATCGACAATCAGCCCGAGGCGAGGTTTGCCACCAAGACGCAGGAACTGCTTAGGGAGAACGGCATTTCGCTCGTGAGGTGCAAGTACGCCTCCAGCGACCAGCTGCGGATGGTGGTGGTGTCGGTTCCTGGTGAGAACCCAGCGATCGACCCGCCGCGTCTAATCACAGTGAACAGAACGAACGCCATCGATGACCTCTTCGAGTCCATGCTGAAAAAGGACGTGGTATGGTTCCGTGATTGGGAGAACACGCTCGACGGCGCGATGGTGCAGGAGTTCCTTGTCCCACAAAGGAAGCTACTTACCAGCGATGCCGGCAACGACCGGTATTCATGGGAGGGCAAGCCGGACCACCAGATGCACGCGGCGGTGTACGACCTGCTGGCCGGCAGCGTGCTTGAGATGGGCGTGGTCCGCGACTATTCGGGCGTTATGCCCGTAGTGGGAAGGCAACTAAGTGGTGGCGGCAGTATCATGCCGAAGGAGCCCGTCAACGAGAAGGGCAAGAATGTCCAGAAGAGCGACTCGGTGATGATCTTTAGGGGTTAAAAATGGCTGGCATATTGAGTTTTTCAGGGATCGCACAGATCACCCGCCAAATGGGTGACACGATTGCCTCTCGCCCTGGGATGCTGGTCGAAGCCAACCCAAGAATCATCAAGGAGGGCGAACCGGCTGGGACCGGCTTCGGCGGCGACCAGTTCTATCGAAAGTGGCTCGACTCGACCCGGGTGCCCGGCAAACGCGTCAACGAGATGAAGTATTACGACGCGCTCGAGACCGAGATCCCGGACGTCCGTAAAGCCCTCGACGCGTTCGCGACGATGGCGGTGACCGGGAACCTCGCCGGCGGCGGGCGATCTGGATACTCGATCCGACCAACACTCGAGGAATCGCATTACCCCGACGAGATCAAAGACAGGTTCACGCGCCTCGAGCTGCTGATGCGCAATGTCGGTTGGACATGCATCCGCGAGATGGTGAAGTACGGCTCCTACACGCCGGCGGTTGTTCCAGGCAGGATGAGCGACAACCGGATGGGCGTGAGCAAGATCAAGGCCATTCCCCCGGGGACCATGTTCCGCCACATCACCAGCGACGGCGGGGACGACCCGACCAAATACTGGTATCAGAAGTTGGACGGCGAGTACGCCAACCACAACATCGGAGCTTCGCGAGAGGTCGACAAGAAGACCATCCCCCAATGGCTGGTGCCGCACTTTGCGGTGTGGTCCAACGTGGTCGATGCGACCAGCACGCGGCTCTATGGCACATCGCTTTTGCAGCCATTCGGCGCCATCGGACTCAAACTCCACGGCACACTCGACTCAGTCGTGCTCGCAAGGCTCAGCAGGGCCGCGATGCGATACGTGTGGAAGGTCGACGTCACAGATATCAAGTCGAACCAGGGTGCGATCCAGAGCCGGCTCAACGCGTGGAGAAACACGATGAGCCGGGGCCAGACCTTCGGCGGCTCTCCTGCGCAGTCCGACGCCTACACAAGACCATCGACGATCGAGGACGACATCTTCGTACCGTCGGCGGACGGCCTGGCCTACGGCGTCGACACTGTCGACGGCGATACAAACCTGTCGAGGGTGCAGGACATCGAGATGTTGACCAGGTTCTATTTCGGCGCACTTGGCGTGCCCGCACAGTATCTCGGTCACGAGTCGTCTCAGGGCGGCCGATCGAACATGAGCCAGATCGACATCAACTTTGCCAGAACGTGCAGGCACATCCAGATGTTCGGCGCCGCCGGCTTCGCCCACATCGTCCTTGTTGATCTCATGCTCGGCGGCTACGACCCAGACAAATTCCCGTTCGAGATCGTGCCGCCCCGGATCGGGGCCAGAGACGACCTGCTCCAGGCACAGATCATGATGATCCAGAGCACAGTGATTTCCAACCTTCGCGCCGCCGGCATGAACATGGAGATCAACCCCAAATGGGTACTTCGCACATTCCTGAACCTCGACGAGGAGTTGGAAGAGCTCGGCGATGGAGAGATCGACGAACTCTTCCAGAACGCCGGCATTGAGGACCCGGGCAAGGACGAGCCATCGAAGCCCGACAGGAGGGCTATCGAGGCCGTGATCCAGAAAACCAGGGACACGATGCCCGAGGAAGTGTTGCAGAACATAAACCTTCTGGCGACCGGAAGAGACTCATTTGTTGAGCAGGGAATCGGCTTCCAGTCCACGTCGCTCAGTGATCTTGTGACCTCGTACAAGCTCACCAGCATAACGAACGGGCGGTAGGCGATGGCCGGCAACAAACCCTTGCGGCGAACACCAGACGCTCATCAGCAGAGGATCGACGCGGCCCACCGGACCATGCCAGACTCGGTCGGCCGTCGCGAGATCGCCCGACTTGTGAGCAGGCTCGAAAAGCGTCACGTTGAGACCTTGTTCAAGATCCGCAAAGACTATGTCGACCAGAATGTGGGCGGCACGCAAACCAAGATCGACGTCGTGGCCCACATGGCCGAGGTGGCCCGGATCGCGATGAGCCTCGGATACACAGCGGCCGGCACACCAAGGTGGGTCGAGACGGCTTCCCAGAAACGAGAGAGGATGTCGCTGGCCGAGACGGAGGCGAAATACTTCCTCTCCCTGCTTCTGGTCAAAGAAGCAATGGACCCAGCCAGGCGGATCCCGATGTATGGCGGGTTTGCGTGGTCCGGGTTCTGGCGAGGCTTCGCCTCAAACATGCCGACTGGATCGGTCATCCACTGGAGGCTCGGAATCGCGGAGCACTGCCGTGACTGTCTGAATCTGGCGTCGAAGAGCCCGTACACAAAGCCTGGCCCGCGAAAGGGGGCGTTGCCGACCGTGCCACGCAACGGCGACACGCGATGCCTCAACAACTGCCGGTGTCGCCTTGTGGTCAATGGTGCGATAGCCGCGGGCCTCTTCAACGAGATAGGGGTCGAGGTCATCGCGATCGGAATGCTTGCGGTGGACCCGACATCGCCGGCGGCACAGGCATCAGCTTCGGTGTACCAGAGCTACGCCGATCTTTACGCGTACCAGACGAGGAGGGCCCACATCGAGGGCGGGGCGTGGGCAGGTGCGGCCGCGGCCACGCACCAGAGAATGCTTGCCACCGGCAAATCGATGGGCCAGACGATCAGGATGGCGGCCAGTGATCAGGAGATCATCGAAGACGTCTCGGTTGCAGTCGAGCGAGGATACCGGCCTCTATTCGCTGTAAACGCGTCTGACGAGATCATTGGTGCTGCTGCGGTAGTTGTGGCGGCAGACTCTTTGGTCCGCGGTACGATCGCCCAGGTACACGACGGGTACATCGTGCTCGACGGGGACGAGTCGGAGCAGTACCATATAGGCGAGCGCACGGGAACGATTCTTTTTCTGGAGCCCTAAATGAAACGTCGCACAAGCATCATGTTGGTCATCGCGTCTCTCGTCACAGCATCATCGGTTGGGTGCGCACACTACAACAAGAAGACCAAGAGCGGGACGAGCAGGTATTACCACCGTGGGGGCCACGTCATCACGGTCGAGATCGAACGCAATCCGTACTCAAGATACACGTATTGAGATTCCTTGGGGGCATCAAGGAAACCAGGCATGAACCTTCAGCAAATCATCGCGAACTTCACGAAATCGCCCAAGACCACGTTCGGCGGGGTCCTGATCGGCCTCATGATTCTGATCCCACAGATCGGAAACTTCACCGGCCATCCTCTCCCGCAAATGGATCCACATGGCGAGGTCGTCAGGGACGAGAACGGCGACGTGGTAATGAACGAGCCGTCCGAGGTGAACTGGCCCAGCGTCGTGCTGGGGCTCGGCTTCATCTGGCTCGGGTCACAGGCCAGAGATAACGACAAGCCCAGCGAGAAGGCGATTCGATAATCGCGGCCGCTGGGCGCACACACGAAGGGAAGCACATGCAACCAAGCAGAATCGTTACCCTGATCGCACTTGCAGCCGTAGCCGCGATTGCCGGCTGCAACTCGATCAGTGAGCAGAGACAGTGGCAGTTGTCGAGCACGTCCTACCAGACTGCGACTGCGGCCGTCACGAACGCCAGCGCGTTCGATCTGATCTCGCTCGAGGACCTCGAGAGGTTCGCGATCGTCGAGGGCCAGGCTTATCAGCTGCTCGATGAGTGGCGCATGGCGATTATCGCCGGGGAGCCCTTCGGGGCAAAGCAGGCATTAAGCCGGCTGCTCGACACATTGATCTTGTATCAAATGCAATCGCAGAAAAGTAGGACCAATGGCGGCGATAACAATAGCGGAAGCTCTGATTCTGGCCAAGACGGCCGTGGAGGTGGGCTCGAAGCTCATCGACGCGATCTCGGAGGCTCAACAGAACGGTCAGACGGAACTGAGCGACAAACAGATCGAACAGATCGGCAAGGACACCGATCAGGTGCACGCGGGGTTCCTCGCGGAACTGCGCAGGCGGCGTGAGCAGGCCAAGGAATCGGGCACCGGCTAAACACCGAACCGTCCCGGTAAGCCGGGGCGGTTTGTTTTTGTAATCGCAACTATCGAGCGCTGGCGTCTAATAGCTCATGCCAAGCCGCCAAGAGATAACTCGCGCGTTTGAATCCAGCACCATGCTCGCCGGGGGCGAGTCCGCCGTCGAGACCTTCAACATTCAGGCGGACTACCAATCCGCCGACGCGCTCGAGTCCGCCGGCAAAAAGAAGAAGGGGCGCCTCGGCCGGCTGACATGGACATTCAAAACAGCCGACCGTCTCAACAACAATCGCAGAATCTATCCCAGCTCTGCGTTTAAGGTTGCTCTCGAAGATCTCCAGACCAGGGTCGCCACGAACACTGTCTATGGCCGACTCGATCACCCGGAGATGTACAGGGACTCTGACTATCTTGTCACGATCAACGATGCGGCAGTCAAGATCCACGAAGTCACCATGGCCAACGAGACCGACGTCACGGTCGTTGCCGACATCATGGATAACGAGTATGGCAGGCAGCTTGTGTCGGTCCTGGAAGTCGGCGGCAATCCGGGCGTGAGCCAGCGTGCGCTCGCCCGGTGGCGAGAGGCCACGCCCGAAGAACGGACTGCATATCAGATCCCAGAAGACGTCTTCGTCAGTGTTGCGGAATCCATGCGTCTAATTACCTACGACGTAGTTGGGCAGCCGGGGTTTAGCGATGCCACAGGCGCCAAGGCAACCGAGGCGAATCACACTCAAGGAGCAGAAAAGATGACACTCGAAGAATTCAAGGCAAAGCACCCCGACCTGTATGCCAGCATCACCAACGAGGCCAAGGCCGAGGGCAAGAGGGAGGCCGAGAAGAACGCCAACGAGGCCAGCCAAACCGCCGTCGCCGAGAAGGACGCCGAGATCAAGGCGTTGACCGAGGCCGCCAACGAGGCCAAAGAGAACGCGAAGGCAGCCATCGACGCGCTCGCCGCGGTCAAGCCGGCAATGGAATCGCTCGGCATCGTCAACGAGAAGATCACCGACGCGGAGGCCGCCGCACAGATTGCGACCTCCAAGGCCGCCCTCGAGGCCGCAAACCAGCAACTCGAGGCCACGAAGGCCGAGCTCAAGAAGGCCAATGAGCAGGTCGAGTCGGCCAATCGGAGCCGCAAGATCCGGACAGCACTCGAGGCCGTCGCTTCGCAGTACGACAAGAGTCCTGCCCGGGACGCGATTCTCAAGCTGGTGGCCAAGGGCAACCACGAAGACCAGGCCAAGGCACTCGAGGCCGCGGCCGAGATTGCCGAAACTCTCGGCGACCTCACGGTCCCCAAGGCGCAACCCGCCAGCGAGGGCGTCAGCGGCAGTGACATCCTCAAAGACCTTCTGAGGAGCAACCCGCAGAACCCGGAGGGCAAGGAAAGCGGCGGTGGTACCCCGGGCAACGAAAGCCTGACCCGCGGCATCTTCGAAGATGGTGCGTTCGTCTAAGTCACGAACGTTCAAGCAGTAAGGTCATCGCAGAATCACACAAACGGTAGCGTGAAACCGGCAAAAACACGAGGTATACAAAAATGAGCAACCTGAACCCATACGCAATGCCGGTTCCCGCCAACGGAAACAGCCGGCTTTCCAGACAGCGCAAGATGCTTGAGCCGATCATCAGCCAGCACATGGAGGGCTTTGGCGAAGCACTCGAAGGCGTGACGAGCAAGATCACGCCCGAGCGAACCCGAGCTCACACACTCATGCGCATCGCGCAGTGTGCCGGCCACCAGGCGAGCCACGTGGCCAGGAGCTTGGTCAGCAAGGGCAACCCGTTCGCTGCGAACGAGGCCACGCTCGCGTCGTCGACGCTCCAGGCCAATGTCACCAACTTCGTGACGCAGATGATCCACACGAACCTCGAGGTTTACCCGAGGCTCATCGCGCCACGACTGATGTCGGTCCAGCCGTTCACACAGCCGTCGGGCTACATCTTTTTCCTCAAGCGAATCGCCAAGAACAACGGCGCCGGCGGCGGAGGTGCCGGTCGGTCGCTGGCCGATCTGGACACGTTCGACTCGACCTACGGCGATCACACCAACGAAGGCGACCAAGTCAACGCGGTTGGTGTGCAGCTGACCAAGACCCTCGTTGAGGTCGAGTACATGGCGCTTATGCACCAGGGCTCGCACGAGGTCGAGGTGGCTCTTCGCAGCCAGTACGGCCTGGATCTTTCGGATCTTGGCAACCTGTTCACCGCCGAAGAGCTCGCATGGGAAGTCGACCGAAAGCTGGTCAGCGGCCTCTACGCCTTCGCGGCAACCAACCCTCGCGGCGACCTCACCTTCGACACGACCAAGGGCGGCACCTACGCCTCCCTCACGCCATCGGAGCAGAAGGCCTACAACCAGTCCTTCGTCACCGACATCCTCAACCAGGGCGCGGTCGAGATGGGCCACGACATCTTCCGCAGCCCGAACTTCTATGCCTGCGGCACGAATGTGGCGTCCCTGCTTGCCAAGACGCCCAACGCGATGGCTGAGAAGACTGGCGACACTGGCTACTTCGACCAGGCGCTCGTGCAGGGGTCGATCATCCAGTCTGGCCGGATGCGAGACGGCACTGTGGTTCTCCATGACCCGCAGATGAACCCCAACCACATGGTCATGGGCCACTACGACAACATGAACCCGTTCATGGCGGGCTACATCATGTCGCCATTCGGCATGGCATCGCTGCTCACCGCCGCCTTCCAGGACCCCGACACGCTGCTGCGTAAGCAGGCGCGTGCACTGGCGTTCGCCCAGGTCGGCGTCAACCCGAAGCAGTACCGCCGCATCCGCCTGACGACCTCCTAATCGTCGGACCGACAACCAGAGATCCCAACGGGGCGGCCCGCGAAGGCCGCCCCGCTTTGTTTTTCGGCGGCTATGTCGGTAGTATGTCGCCATGCTATGGGGCTTCTTCGACGGCATGCCCGTCAATCATTTCAACGGGACGATGCACTCCTACCGGCCCGGATGGCTGTACAGCGGCAAGCCGGACTCCTGGGTCAGAAATGAGCGCAACGTGTCAAAATACTCGTCGGTCGCCGACGCGTGCAGGAGGCGAGGCGCCAAAACCGTGTGCCTGGTCAGGACCTACGCGCTCGGCGACGTTCTGATGCTGCTGCCGGTCGCTCGCGCGATGAAGCAAAGCCTTGGGCTAACCCACCTGGCGATCGCGACGTCGGACGAGTATTACCAGCAGCTACGGGGCTGGAAAAACGAGACCGGGATCATCTTCTTGCCCGCGTGGAGGATGGACAACCAGTTCGGGGCCGATCTGTCGTTTGATCTCGATTCGTGCCTCGAGGCCGATCATTGGGGCGGAGAGGAAAGCCACAAGCACAGGTGTGTTCTGTACGGCGAGGCTGTTGGTTTGGAGGTCTCATGCGCTCATTGAATCTTGAGAGGCTGGTGTATATCGGCGATCGCGACTCTGTCGAGATCCGCGAAACGGGCCGTCGCTGGCTCTTTAAGTACGGCAAGCCCGTCTCGGTCCCTGCCGACATGGCCGGGAGGATGCTCAGGAATCCCGATTACCAGCGGGAGGCGGTGTTTGGCCGGCCCATCGACGAGATCTGCCCAGACGGCGGCAGAGTCCTTCTGAGGCGTTACGGCGCTCTCGGGGACGTCATCATGCTCAGAGCTGCCGCCTCGTGCTTTCTGAGGCACAGAGGCGGCTCGTACGAGTTCTCAGTCAAGACGCAGTCCAGGCACGCCGACGTCTTCGACGCAGACACCATGTGGAGGTCCGTGATGGCCATTGGGGAACCAGCACCAGCTGTTGAACACGATCATGTCGCCGCGATGGGACAGGTGGCCGAGGCCGATCACCGCGGAGACTGGCGCCACCGCGTCGACCTCTTCCTCGGGGCGTTCACGAAGGAAAAACTCACCATCGGACCCGAGGATTGGCAGATCCCCGTCCCGGAGGAGACACAATCGTGGGTCGATACGTGGCTCCACGATCGCAAGCTGCTGGCGGAGCAGCGGTCTCGGCCGTTGGTGGGAATTCAGCTGCGAGGGTCTGGGCGGATGAAGACCCTGCCCCCAGAAGCGATGAATATGCTCATTGAACGCGTTGTCGCGGCCGGCCACGACGTGATCCTGATCGAGAACGACCCAAGAGTCACCGAGAAGTACGAGGCGATCGATGGTGTGTATTCGATGGCAGGCCGCGACCCGCTGCACTGCATCGCGATGATGAAGCGAACCGATGCGTGCGTGACGATGGACTCCGGGGCCCTGTGGATGGCCCACATCGCGGCATGCCCGGTGGCTGTGATCCTTGGGCCAACCAAGCCTGAGCAGCGTATCACCTATCACCCGCTCTACCGCGAAGGACGCGCCAGGGCGGCGTGCCTGAACGACATCATTGGTTGCCCGGCATGCTTCGAAGCGGCCAAGGCGTGCGGCATGAAATACTCCTGCATCAGGGAGCAGCCCGATTGGGGCGTGGCTGTTGAGGCGGTTTACAGCGAGCTCAAGTCGGTTCTCGAAGGAGGCCGTGTCCAGCTCCAGACAGAATCGTCTAATTAACCATGGCCATAAACATCGCAGACCTTATCACAGAGCTCAAGATCAACGCCCCCTCCGGCGTCGAGATCCCGCGGACCGACCTCAACGCCGAGGCGACGTCCGTGATGACCCGGTGGGCCGAGGACGCCGCGCAGAAGATCAACGAACGCCGCGGTGTCACAACGATGCTCGAGACGATCATCACGCTCGTGGCCGATACCACGGATTACAGCCTGCCCGCGGCGTGCCAGACGGTCCACTCCATCCAGCGCGAGCGGTCCGAGTCACCCCGCATCGAGGTGCTTGGGATACCGGTCAGTGCGGACAGCATCATGGGACCGATCCCCAACGGGTTCCTGCCCAACGGGCAGAGCGTCACACCATCGATCGACAGGATCCGCAGAACAAACCTCCAGCACATCGTGCGCGAAGACCAATTCGAGATGATCGGCGGCAAGATTCGGTTCCTCTTTGACATCGTCGCCGGCGAGGATGTCAAGGTGAAATACTCGGCGATCGACCGATCTCTGGCCAACCTGGGCGATGACCGATTCACAATGATCCTGAACTACATGATCGTCGAGAACATCGACTACTTCATCGGCAGGTATGGCGCATCGATCAGTGTCGACGGGGACCACTTCGGCGCAGATACGATACCGGCCTTGTACCGGCTCAGGGCCGAGCGGCACGGCAAGTGGATCTCGGAACTGAACAGCATTGCCCCAGAGGCTCAGACGTGATCACCATCCAGACCAAGATCGACGGTGCGGCCGAGATTGTTCGAGCCATGGACGCCATCGAGGGGGCCATCGACACGGCGGTGTCGGGATCGCTCGGGCGCCGGGTGGGCAAAGAGGGCGTCCGGATCGTCAAGAAGCTCACGCCGCGCCAGCGCAGCAGGTCCAGGACTGGATCGACAAAGCGAGGGTTTCCGCCGCTGCACTCGCAGTGGGAGTTGATCGAGCGCGTGGCCACGGGCAACAAGTACGAGGCATCGATCAGGAACCGGGCAGCGTCGAACCCAGAGGGGCTGGCAATTCTGGCCTCACTCGAGTTCGGTGCCAAGGCTCACGACATCTTGCCGGGCGGCCCCTACCCGCTCAAATGGAAAGACACGTCCAAAACCAGATTCGTCGGCCGCACATCGATTCTCGACAGCGGTCGCGTTGATGAGGTCAGGATCGGCCGGGTGCCGGGCGCCGAAGTGTTCGCTCGAAAGGTGCGCCACCCAGGCAACGCCCCGTTCCACATGGTCGCCGATGCTCGCGAAGAAATGAAGCTGATCGCCGACGCGGTGCTCATAAACTTCCAACAGGAGATCGAACGGACTTTTGGTTCGCTCACAATCCGCGTAAGGTAGGCCAATGCCCCCGACACTCACCGATCCCGACTACCTCGTCATGGAGGCCCAGCAGGCCAACATCGCCCGCATTGACAGCGGCGTAGTCTTACTCGGCACAGACGGCAACGGCGATCAGATCGAACTCTTTGGCCCCACCCCGGATCTCATCCTGATGTGGGACGAGCCGATCCGGCTGATCGAAGACTCCGTCCTCCAGGGGTGGGAGCGGATTATCACGATCAGGCCGTCCACAAACAACATCGTCGGCGCCAATACAGCAAGAACCGACCGTGTGTTCTTGTACACCGTGTTCTTTTTGGTTCGCCTGAACCAGCAGGAGATCTCGGCCGACCGCGCCAAGGTGGTCACTGACGGCGTCAGGGCCCGCAACTCGCTCGCCCAGAAGGTGCACAAGCTGAAGCAAGACTTCCACCATGTGTTCTACGACAACCTCAACCTGATCACAGACGACTGCCCATCCGGCGTCGTCAACCACGCACAGTACAACCTCCGGTACAGCCAGGATCTCAGCTACCCACAGGCCTTGTTCATGGCAGATATCAGCTGCGAAATAAACGCGGGTTAGCGCGGTCCTCCGGCGTCTAATTACCCTGCGAGGGGTCGGATTTGTCCGTACTCACGCAAGGAGCACGCCACATGACCTGTCGCCCGAATCGCGCCACCGGCAGTCGAACCCAGCTTTCGGTCCAAGAAGAGACATGCTGGGGCACCCTTGGGGAAAATTCCGACCCCGTTGCCGCCCAGAACCCGATCGGTTTCGACTTTGAGACCGAGAGCCTGTCCAACCAAATCAACTCGATCGACTCGGCCTTGCAGCGAGAGGACCGCATGCGATCGGCCCCCCAGCTGGGCAACCAGCGGCCGGGCGGCACGATCAGTGGCGAGTTGCAGCCCAACGGCGCCTGGCCCCTGATCATGAAGCACGCCCTGGGCGGCAGCGTGACCACCAATGGTTCGGGTCCCTATGTCCACGAGATGGAGGGGGATGTGACCCTCCCAGAGGGCCTGTCGATCCAAAAGAAGTTCAGCTACCCCAGCGGGGCAGTGAAATACTTCCACTACCTTGGGTCCCGTGTGCAGCAGGTCGAGATCACGGCGGCCAACGAGGGCATCATCAAGGCCGCGGCCGAGATTCTGGCCAAATCGGAAACCACGCCGATTATCCCGTTCGACACGCTGCCGGCCTATCCGGCCAGTAATGAGCCGTTCAACTCGTTCCACGGCGCGATCATGCTCGATTCGAACGCCGACGGCACAAGGACGCCGATCTCGACACTCAGCCGCCTGGTGCTCCGCGTCAATAACAGCATCGATGGCGACCAGTTTGCCCTCGACGGGTCTCCCTATCGCGCCGACCTCCCGGAGGATCAGCGCATCGTCAGCGGCGAGGTCGACGCGTTCTTCACACAGGACAACTTCGCGCTGTACGAGCGGACGATCGCAAACGACACTGTCAGCATGGAGTTCACGATCAGCCGCGGCGCCCTCTCTTGGCAGTTCACGCTCCCGGCCCTCAAGTTGCGTCTCCAGACGCCACAGGCCGGCGGCAGGGGCCCCCTGACACTGACCAGCACATTCGAGGGCTTCCGAGACCCGGTTCTCGGCACAGACATCATGCTGGCCATCACCAACAACGACCCGTCGATCTCGACCGCTGCATAAAGCGCG